TCAGACCACATTATGTTGGTCTATGTATTTTTCAAACAGTGTGCGCTTAATCTGCGCTTTGCGGCCGATCCATAAAAGATAGTCGGCATTCGGATTATCGGCGACAATTTTGCGCAGGGTGTTTCTGCCGATGCGAAAATACTGCGCCGCTTCATCAATGCTGAGCGTGTATTGCTCCCACAACGGGATGCGATCGTATAATTCCATGAAATACCCCCATACATATAAATAGAGAAGCCGCCCTTGCGGGCGGCTGTAAGATTAAATTCCCGTGGAGCCGAAGCCGCCACGATTTGCATTGCTGAGCGCCGGGACTTCCTCGAATTCAATTTCTGGCTGATTCTTCTGAATTCGGAACTGACAGATGCGGTCGCCCTTATGGACGACGGTCATCTCGGTTGCGTATGCCGGGAACATCCACTCGTCATTGTCGCCGCAGTAAGAGTGGTCAATGACGCCGATGGAGTTCGCCTGTAGAATGTGATATTTCTTATATGTAGAGCTGCGCGGAGCTACAATTGCCTCATAGCCCTCCGGAAGCTCCATCGCCACGCCAAGACGGATCATGGCAAGCTCGCCGGCCGGGATGTAATAGGTCTCGGCGGCGCGAAGATCGATCCAGTCGCCTTGCGAGATCCTGGCGATCCGCTCAAGATCAGGATCGAAATATTTGATTTTAATTTTTTCCATTCTGTACCTCCCCATTGCCGCCGCACGTCATGGCAACACCGTCGGAATGCGGGCCGTCGGTCTTGGTGCCAGTGTAGTAAACATCCTGCCACCACGGCTTTGCAGGTGTCGTATCACCGGGCGTACACGGCACTTGGTACGGAACCTGAAGCGGCGTATCTTCGCTGTATTCATTTTCCTCGACGATCCGCCTTGTCAGGTCGCCGGTGGAATTGAATTCTTCTGTTGTAATGGTCTGTTTCTTGAGCATGGATTACTCCTTTCTGGTCGTAAGCGATGATTTGAAATAACTGCCGATCACGGAGAGTGTGCCGCAGGCAATAGGAATGACATCCGGCGTGAAGCTGCTTGTATGAAAAAGCAAATTCATACCAGACGCGATCATATCGCCGAAAGCCCACCGCAGGATCGCACCGCCGACCCAGCCAATGCCAAACACGAGGATCGGTCCGAGCAGACCGACCGCAGCGAGAAGGAGAATAGCGGTCAAACAGCCTGAGTCTTTCATGAAAACCTCCTATGTATTATGTAATCTTGATGCGTTCCGCGCTTTGTGGTATGATGTGGCGAGAAAAACGAATGGAGCGCACTATGTATTACACAGAATATGAAACTGTTATTTTAGACGGCTTTTTGAGTGAATTTTTCGTCAATGGAAGCGTAAATCCGCAGGTAAGCGACCATTTTCGGTCGATTTTAGGGCGAATTTCACAGAAAATTCTGAGCGCTTCCGACCTCCGCAATATCTGCGAGGCTCTGGAACTGATTCTGCAGAACGTCCAGCTCAATCACGAGTCGTATCGGGAAGTTCTGGGCTTGATCGCAAAGACCCGGCAGATGATGCAGAGATAAGTACAGCCCGCCATTTCTGGCGGGCTATTTTTTACGTCATTCGATGCCGAAAGAAATCAGCGAATTACCATCCGTGACTTTCGGGAGCTTGCCATCCCACGATTTGACCTTTTCATACTCGATCAGTGCGTCGGTCACACTCTCGGCCAGCTTGCGGTTGGCTTCTGCCTGCGCATCGGCAACGGCTTTGATCGCGTCCGCTTCCGCCTGCGCGGCAATCCTCGCCTGCTCAGCATCGGCCTCTGCCGTGATGCGCTTTTTATCCGCTTCGGCGTTCGCTTCGATCACCTTCTTCTCGGCTTCTGCCTGTGCTGCGGCAACGGAACGTTCATTTTCGATCTGCTGCTGTTCGTAGTTCATCTGAGAGATCTGTTTCTGGGCGATTGCCTGATTGTAGGAGTCCTCAAAATCCATATCGTCGATATTGACATTGATGATCGTAATGACGGGTTCGCCGTTATACTTCTCGTCGATGGCTGCTTGGAGATTCTGTACGGCAAGAGGCTCGATCTTGGCGCGGTTCGTCACATCATTGGATGGCAGCGCCACCATGGAAGCCTTCATTGCCGAAGCGACCAGCGTTCGCGGCAGAGCGTTCTGCTTGTAGTTATCGACGTTGGCATAGATCCATGCGGAATACTCGGGGTTGATGCGATAGGTGACGGTCACACCGGCCATGTAGACAACGGTGCGCTCGGAGCTTTCGCCCCAGACCTGATCCTTGAATTCGATCTCCTGCTGCTTGTTGTTTACCTTGCGGACGCCCTGCACAAACGGAACCTTGAAGTGAAAACCACTGCCCATAACGTGCGGATCGACCTGACCAAACTGCGTGCTGACGCCGGTGAAACCGGACGGAATGATCACAGTGCTGCTCAGAAGCGTGATCAGCAGGAACAGTGCGAGGATTGCCGTCAACACAACCCGGTGCTTGATGACGGTCTTTTTTGTGTACTTATCGCCGTAGCGATCTACACGTTCTTCTGTTTTTGTGAAAAAGTTCATACGTAGATCCTTTCATTCAAAAGAAGCCGCCCGGATGGGCGGCTTTTCATTATTGGTCACATTTATCGTAGCCGCAAGCCTTGCAGATGTTGCATCCACCTTCTGCGACGAGTTCTGCGCCACACACCGGACATTTGTTTACAGGCTCGTCTGTATGCTTCGTGCCGTTCTTTATATCCTGCAGCTCTGGTTCTCGCATATCTTCACCATTCTCAGCCGCAAGCTCTTTCAAAAGGTCTGATAAGACATTAGCGATAGCACTTGCACAGGACTTGCCTGCACTCAGCTTCTTGCCCTTGCCTCTTGCATACTGGAAGCTCGGGCATGTGCCGGCCTTCTGCAGCTGCTCAATCGCGTATTCGATTGGAACACCGCCGCGCACACACGCGGATAAAAGCCGACTGACAGCCTGCGTATTGACGGTGCATCCGCCGACGCCATCTGTATTTGTGAAGAAGTCGTAGATCGTGCCGGTTGTGTCGTCGATACCGACAAACAGATAGAGCTTGCCGCAGCCGGTGGAGAGCTTGTACTTCCGATATGTAAGATCGTCCGGAACGTCCATAATCATGCCGCGCTGGATCTTCCCCGGCGTCTTATGCGTTTCAGGATGTTCATCGGTCTTTTTTGCATCGGCGTTCAAAATCCCGGCTCGTTTACATCCGGCACGGTATACTGTAATGCCTTTCAGATGGCGCTCCCATGCGTACATGTACAGCTGCTTGACATCCTCGACAGTCGCCTCATATGGAAGATTGACCGTTGAACTGATGCTGGCGTCAATATGGCTTTGCCACACAGCCTGCATGTTGATACGGTCTTTGATTGGGATTGTTGCCGAGGTTACAAAGAACTCCGGCAGAGCGGAATCATCGACAAGGTGGTGTTCGTCCATGTATGACTTAACGATCGGCGTATAAACCTTATAAACCTCGTCATGGCCGTGAAGTGATTTGGTCGTCCGCTCATAGCTGTTTGCGAAAATCGGTTCGATGCCGCCCGACACGCCGAGCATGGTGCTGATACTGCCAGTCGGCGCGATCGTGAGAAGCTGACTGTTTGCAAGCCCGTATCTCTCTACGAGCTGGAGCAGCACTGCGTCGTCCTCCTTAACATGGCTGACGAAGAAAGGAGATTGCATGACACGCTCCGAATCGCACATCCGGTACGCGCTCCCAGTCTTGCTGGCGAGTTCTGCGCTGGCGCGGATCGCTGTGTTTGCCATGACATAGCCGATGGCATCGCAGATCTCAATAGACTCCTTGGAACCATACGGGATGTGCATTTGAATAAGCATATCCGCAAGTCCCATGATGCCAAGACCGATCTGCCGCCAGTCACGCACAGTATGCCTCTGCTCCTGTAGTGGATGCTTTTCAAGACCTTCATCCAGCACCTTGTTCAGAGCGTTGACGGCTGTGCGTACCGCCGCCATAAAATCGTCCCATGCGAAGTTGCCGCCCTTAACGAATTCCGCAAGGTTGATCGCGCCAAGAAGGCAGGACCCACCAGCGGGAAGCGGTTCTTCCGCGCAGGGATTCACACCAGCATACTCGAATTCCGGATCGTTGCTGAGAAGATTCCAGTTTGCAATGCGGTCCCAGTACAAAATTCCGGGTTCCGCATAATCCCAGTTGTTCTTGCAAAGCAAGTCGAAAATATCTCTGGCTTTTACTGTGCGCTTGATCTCTTCGCCCGTAGCATCACGCCGGAAGGAAAGCTCCCAATCCTCGTCGTTGCGGACGGCGACCATAAATTTATCTGTGACTCTGACGGAGATGTTGGCAGAAGTCACCTTGCCGAGATCGGACTTCACGGTGATAAATTTTTCAAGATCTGGATGCGTGCAGCTGATGCTGATCATCAATGCTCCCCTGCGCCCATTCTGTCCGATCTGCTCTGTAACCTGGCTGAATGTGTCCATAAAGGAGACCGCGCCAGAGGTGGATTTTGCCTGATTATTTACCTTCGCTCCAGCCGGAGCGAGCTTGCTGATGTCGATTCCGCAGCCGCCGCCAAAACTATAGGTTCGGGCGAGTTTTTTGGCTGTGTCGTAAATGGATTCGATATTATCTTCCGGCGGAGCAATGACATAACAGTTCGAATATGTGACCTTCTCCCCGGTGACACCGCGGTTGCTGAGGATACGCCCGCCGAAGAGAAACTTTCTCTCCAGAATAAGCTTTGCGGTATCAGGGTCTCCCCCGCTGACACGGTTGACCCATGCGTCAAATGACTCATTGCCTCGCTGATACTTTTTCTTCCAGATGTCGATGCCGAGTTGGTTATCGGCTCCAAGCCATTGTTCAATCGTCAATATGCATCACTCCTGTTCGATAAGATACTGATAGAGGGCGTCGGCTGTACGGGTAGAATCCACATTGGTCAGGTAGAGATCCGCGTCCTTGATTGGAAAAATCTTCGCATCGAGCTGGATACGCTGCTCAACGGCACAGTGTCCGTCGCCGCGGATCAGCATACGCTCACGGCGCTTCTCTTCGTCCACGATTAGTTCAGCGACCACGACCTTCTTGGAGCCGTGATATGCCTGGCGGAAAAAATCAACGCCTGCCGGGTCGATCACATAAACATCATGCGTCTCGGCCTGCGCCGCCGTCGCGCAATAACGATTGCCGTTGTAATTCGTATAGCCGACGAGATCCGTAAGCTGGTCAAACTCCTCGTCCGTCACAAAGGTGTGACCTCCCTCCCCGCAATAACGGGGAGGTCTGGTCGTATAGGAGTCGATCTGCTTCAGCCCATATTTCCGGCATAATTTGTTTGCCACAGTGGTTTTGCCGGAGCCTGATGCTCCGACCAAAAGCAAAATTGTTTTCACGATTTCCTCCTTAGTCCAAAAGATCTGCCATTGCAGCAGTCTCGCTGCGCTCCGTTTTCTGGAGCTTGACGTACCCGAATCTCGGATGTCCCTGAAGCTTGTCGATCGCAATCTTGAGGCCGCTGTTCTGGCGGAAAACCTCTGCATCGGTCTGCTTGAAATCGCCGTTCAGCCAGAGAGACGAGCCTTCGCCAACACGTCCGATCAGGAGCTGAATATGTTCCCTCGTCATGTTCTCCGCCTCAGAGCAGAGGATGATCGAATTCCTGAAATCGCGGCCGCGGATGAAGCCAAGGTGGACGACCTCGATGGCGCGCTTATCCATCCACATCTGGAGGCTTTCCACGCCGCCGAGGTGATCGCACAGAGGCATTGCAAACGGGAGCATCTTCTCATTGTAAGTTCCCGGAAGATGGCCGATCGGGTTGGAATTCTTGACCTCGACATTGTTGCGGACATACACGATCTTTTCGTATTTGCCGCGCTCGATCATATCAATTGCCGCCGCAGACATCAGAAAATCCTTGCCCGCTCCGAAACGGCCCGTAATCACCTTGATGGTCACATCCGGGTTATACAGCATGTCGATCGCAAGAAGCTGCTGCGGATTGCGCGGCTTGACCGTGCCGCAGAACTTGCCGTTGATCTTCTTGTACGCCACACGGACAAACGCGGAGCCGTCCCAGCGGAAATGATCGACGATATCCTTGCCGTCGGTCAGCAGGAGATATTCATTCGTCAAAACCCCGAGCGGATTGGCGCTCGGTTCTTCATAAATGCTCGGGATCTCCGTGATGTTCGCAATGCGGTATCCAAGATATTCGTCCATAACACACCTCACACAACTGTGTCGATATCACAGTCTACGCCGATGATCTGGTCGATGAAACCTTTCTCCTTGGCCTCGTCGGCAAAGAGATACCATTCCACGCGCTGCTTCTTGTCGTATTCCTTGGAGGTCAGCGTGCTGTGGTCGAGTATGTATTGCTTCACGCGGGCTTCCACGCGGCGGTTGAAATCTGCCTGATCCTGCGCCTTGGAGCCGGAGGTCCAGATGAAATTCGAGCCGTCGTGCATCAGGAAGGTCGCATTCGGCATTGCAAACCGCTTCTTCCCGGCAAGCCCAATCAAAAAGCCCATCGAATACCAATAGCCGGTATTGATCGTATAGACCGGAGTCTTGCTCGTCTGAATGGCGTCGATCAGCGCGAAACCTGCGTCCACGCTGCCGCCGTTAGAGGCGACATACAGGAGAATCGGCTTACGCTCCTCGACGGGGAGGTCTGCGTCCTCGCGGTTGTACTGGTAAATGTTGTGGATCGCGCCGCTGACCGTCTCAATGTCAATCTCGTCATGCAGCCAGATCTTGCGCTGCTGCATGTCCTTGACCATCATGACTTCCTCAAGGGAAGAACGGTCGGTTACAAGCAATGCTTCATACTCTGCGTCGATGTCGAAATAGCCTCTTGTGTTTTTCATGCGTACCTCGCTTTCTTTCGGTCACATTTTGACCTGCATCAAAAAATCCTTCGTGATCAGCGGCTGGAACTCCGTGAGCTGCGCGACCTGCGCCTCGGCGCAAAGCTTCACCTCCGGGTTTGCGGTGCCATGCGCACCGCGCTGCTTGATGACATGCGCGTAATTCGCAAGGTCACACTTAAAGATGAAGTTGCTCGGGATACACAGGCGATAAAGCCCGCGAAGAACATCCTTGTTGTCCTTCATTTCTTCCAGAACGTAGCCGTTGGGCGTCCAGACATACTGCTGCCCTTCATAGAAAAGCCGCGCCGGCATTTTCATGTCGAGCGCGGTGAGAGCGACCTCCGTCGGGACGATCTTGCCCTTGTAGTAATCAGAAAGCTCAACGCCGAATGTGGACAATCTGGTCGAGCTTCGAATGATGCGGTTGTTGTAGCGTTTAGCGTGGCTGTCCCAATCGTCCATCCCCGCACGGTGCAAACCTTCGACGGTGAACGACAGGTCGATGAACTCCAGCATGGTGGTGTGGTTGACGCCCCATTTCAGAAGCTTCGTCATCCAGTCGTTGTATTCCCGGAAGGCTGCCGCTGTTTCCTCATCAAATGGATTCATATGTCCGTGGCGGTCCATAACAAAATCGCACACCTCCCGGATGTGCGATTCCATTTCTCTTGTCCACGAACGCTTGCTGAAATACATGGTGGTGATGGCATCTGCGATGCCGGTCACTTCATTGAGATAAACCTTCAAATTATTCCTCCTGCATGGCAGTAATTTTTCTGGCAAATACTTCCGGCATCAGCCCGCTGCGCACTGCGGCTCTCGTAGGAATCACCACATCTGCATCGTCTGGCTGGATGTTTCCCCCGTACAGATAGGCGATATACTGCCCGAAGGCGTCAGCAACAAAGGAACGTCCGACGCCTCGCCCAGAGCTTACACTGAGTCCATCGCAAAAAGCCTTCAGCATTACTTCCTGATACGGAAAAAGCTGGATGCCGAGCTTGTCTTTAATGAACTGCGAAGCTTCATCATAGTTCACTTTCATATGGAAGCCTCTCAGGAATAGCGAACTTTTCTGGTGACGCGGACGATCACCGGCTTGCGCGGCTCTTTCTCGGTTTCCTCCGGAGTGCCCTCGCAGTCGCAGTGCTCACGCTCGCAGGTGTCACAGCGGCATTCCTCTTCGCATTCGTCTTCCTCGTCGGCCATATATGCGAAAACCGAGAAGATATCCTCGACGGCGGCGTTCAGCTCTTCGACGTTTTTCTGAAGGGCGCGGATCTGCTTGCGCATGACGCGGATCTGGGCGGCGTTATCCGTCTCAGTCTCGCGTCTGTATGTATGCTCTCTTACCATAAAAATCCTCCTCAATAGATATGTGTGTAGGAATCCAACTGGAAATACGGTCCGTCCTTTGCGTAATGCTTACACAAAATCAGGTCGTTTTTCTGAATCGGATCTTTATCAAAAACACGGTTGAAAACCGTGAATCTGGACTCTTTGCCGCTTCCGAGCGACTGTGTGATGATACTGTAGCCAAACTGCCTGTTGTCGCTCTTGCGGCAGACGGGGTAGACTTCCTTGACGAAAAGCTTTGGGCGGTCCTCTTCCCTACCAGTCGCAAGGAATACGAAACCGAGATACTCGTTTTGATAAGCGGCCTGCATCTTCGCCGAAAAATCCTGAATATCACACCGCTTCATATGATCCTCGATGGAATTCAGAATGCCGTCGATATCCAGAATCGTGAACTGCTTAAGCTCCACACCCTTCGCGTTTCGGTCGCTAGAATATTTTTGAATGACTTCATACAGAAAATCAGAGCTGTCGAGCTTATCCTTCTTGATCTTGCTTCTTGCGCCGAACTTGAAAAGCTCCAGAAAGTCAAAAACCCTGAGAAGCTGCTTGGCGTTGCCATACTCGGAGAAAAAGTTGAGCTGTATTAAAATTCTTATTTTAGATTTGTCAAGACCGGCTTCAACCATCTGTTTTGCCAGCATCCAGAAGTATGGTTCGGCGGAATCCCGGAATTGATAGACCACATCGGCACATGCGGCGTTGCAATCGCGGATCAGCGGGATCGCATACAAGATCCTGCCGTCCTTTACACTGCATTTTCTATGGTCGTCACGGAAGGAAAACGGTGCCAGCCGCACCTTATGCCTCGACACATCTGCCATGATCTCCGCCGCATTCTCCTTGACAAAATCACTTGCGCCAAGATAGGAATTGCACAGGCCGGCAAAAAACTCGGCTGGATAATACGCCTTTTGCTTGGCGGTCATGTAAGCAATGATCGCATACGCTGAGCTGTGCGCCTTGTTGAACGAATACTTTGCAAAATCCAGCATGTCCGCCCACAGCTGATCGAACTGCTCCTGTGACCAGCCTCTGGCCTTCAGCTTTTCTTCAAGCTCCGGCTTGATCTCCGCCAAAAGCTTTGGATTCTTTTTGCCGGTCGCCTTTCGGAGAAGATCCGGATTGTGAAGCCCGGCCATTCTGCCGATCTCGATCAGCTGCTCCTGAAAAACGATGATGCCATATGTATTTTTCAGGATCGGTTCCAAGTCTGGATGCAGATATTCAAAGGTCTCTTCGCCCTTTTTGCGGCGGCAGTAGTTGTCGATATACTGCATGCTGCCTGGACGGAATAATGCGTTGGCGACCGATAAATCTTCAATACCGCTGACATTCATTTTCTTGAGCGTCTGCTTCATACCAGGCGACGCCATCTGGAAGATACCGAGCGTATCGCCATTGCGGAAGATGTCCAAAACCTTCGGGTCGGTATAGCGCTGGCGCGGGTCAAGGAAGGCCATGTCCTGATTAGACATTTCCAGCGTGTCATACTCCTGATCGAGCGTTCGAAGACCGAGCAGGTCAATCTTGACCAACCCAACATCTTCAACGGCATGCATGTCTCCCTGTAAAAAACGGACGCCATCGTCGTCATAACAAGACGGCAGGAAGTAGTCGAGCTCGCGCGTGGAGATGATCTTTCCGCAGGCATGGAGGCCGAAGGACTTCGGCAGACCATTGAGCTTCCGGACATACTCAAAAAGCTCGGGGTATTTCTCTGTGTATTTGATGGCCGCTTTTGCGGAGCTGCTGACCGGGATAGCCCCGGAGATCATTTGGTCGATTTCGTCGATCTCGAAGTTCTCAAACGATTTTGCGATCGCGTCTGCGGTGCTAAGGTCGATCTCAAGAACCTTGCACAGATCGCGGATAGAACCTTTCGTTTTGTTGGTCCCGAACTTTCCGATGCTCGCAACCTTGTCCGCCCCGTATGTGTTATACAAGAACATCAGGACGTCCTTACAGGACTCGCCGGAGAAGTCCAAGTCGATATCCGGGATCTTCAATTCCTTGGCAGTGATCTCACCGGAAGCAAGCCTGTCAAGGGCGCCGACATCAATAAACCTCTCGAAGTACAGGCCGTGCTCGATCGGGTCGATGTTAGTGATATTGGTGAGATAATTGATCAGGCTCCCGCCGCCGCTGCCTCTCGCAATGCCGCGTCGCTTGCCGACGTTCGCGTAGCTGTATACAAGCAGGATGTAATCGACAAACCCCATTTTAACCAATGCGTTCAGCTCATAGTGATAACGGTCGATATACTTTTCGATCTGCTCACTGGTCAGCTGGTATTCCTCTACGCCGATCTCTTCGCCGTCTTCGTCCAGAACAGAACGGTGCAGCATTCTGGACGCATCTACGATCGTATGCGTGTCAAGGTCGATATTCAGCTTGGATGCAAACCCGCGTTTGCACAAAACCTCCAGCCACTCGGCGTTGGAATGATACTCCGGTGGCGTCTGAACTCTGGGCATGATCGGCGCGGACAACGGTATCTCCGCCTGACATTTTGCCGCAACCAGCTCTGTATTTTGGATTAGAGAGTCAACCACTTCCGGTGAAAGATACGGAAGATTTCTCCGAACATCTTGTTCGCTTTGCAGATAGCAATCCATATATGCTTCTCCGTCCTCCTTGTAAGAGCCATTGAAAGCATATTTGTTTTGATATTTCCGATCCTCCAGACGCGCATAGTGCGCATCCGTGGTCACGACACACGGGATATGAAGCTGATCGGCGATTTGAAGAATCTGCGAATTGACAACGATCTGATCCGCGTCCATGTGTGACTGGACCTCCAGATAATAATCCTCGCCCATAAGCGTCTGATATTTCCGGGCGATCTCCACCGCATGATCGTAGTCGCCACTCAGGATTGCCTTGCTGACTTCGCCCGCAAGACAGGCGCTCATAATGATCAGCCCGTCCTTGTGCTGCGACAAAAGCTCGAAGTCAATTCTTGGTTTGAAGTATTTACGGCTCGGATGCTCCGACATGGAGATCAGTGTATTCAGATTGACGCGGCCAGTTTCATTTTTACACAACGCAATCAGATGACAATATTTGTTGTTCTTATCCCTGACCGACGTATCGTCGCAGATGTAAAATTCACAGCCGTGAATATAGCGGATGCCACTGGCTTTCAGGGTCTGATAAAGCGTGACGCCGCCGAGAGAACCTCCGTGATCTGTGATTGCAACGGCGTTTTGCCCGATCTCCTGAAGTCTTTCGACAAAATCCTCCGGGCGAATGATGCTGTCGCGCAGAGAGAACATCGAGTGTGTATGTAGATTTACCATTCTGCCGCGTCACCTCAATTCAATTGGATTCGTTTATGATAAAGTGTTTCCCAGATCTCCTTGCCGCGATCGACGGGTGCTTCTTTGTCGGCAAGCAGGCCGTCGCGGTTGATGACTGCTTCGACAGGCACATATCTGCAAAGACGCAGGATGTTTTTATCTGCGCAAACCTTCACGTCGGAATCCAGCGCAAACACGCACGGCCGGCCGAGCCTCACCAGAAGCCGAAACTGGTTTTCGTTCAGGTGGGAGGTGCAGAGCGCGCCGCAATCGCCGTATTTCTGGCGGTCATAATACACCGCCTTCATGCAGCTCTTGGCGCCCTCGAACAAAATCACCGGCTTGGTCTGCGGACGGGACTGCCCCCAGAAGCGGTCAAAACCATAGATCACATCCAGAGAGTTGATGGACTGGAAATAGGTATACTTCCGAAGCCCCTTGCGCTTGAAGTCCGGGTCGGTCGTTCTGCCGCAGATGCTGATGATATTCCCCTGCAGATCACGGATCGGAAACACGATTCTCTGGCTGAACGGATCATAGCGAACACCGAACTCGCGCAAAATCTTCAGCGGGATCCCCTCACTGACCCAGAGCTGAAGCGCCTGTTCGTTCCATTCATAACGGTCCATATAATCAGCCGGAAGCGGCTTCGCGGTACAGGACCGAAGCGTTGTGGGCTTCGCCCGATACCGTCGGGAAACCGCAGTTGCGGAAAGAGCCCGCGCTCTCGGCGCGGGCTCGGAGTCTACGATATTACCAAACTTTTTGATATCGGCGATGGCTTCATGGAAGCTGAAATGGCGAAAATCCATGACAAAATTCAGAAGGTCTCCATGCTTGCCGGAGGAAAAGTCATAATAAACCCCCGGATGCTCGTCGTCGCCGGGACGGATGGAAAACGATGGCGTTCTTTCCGATGGATTGAAAAGGGATGTCAGCCAATACTCGCCGTCACGAAAAACCATGTCGTCGGCGTACTGCGCGATGTATTTTTCGATCGGGACTTGCAGAAGAATGTCTCGAACTTCCATATTGTCACGTCCTTTCAGTATGGCTTTACAATTTGATGCTGTTTTGCCTCGGTGTACAAAACCCTGTCGCCGATGAAGCGCAGGTCTATGTATTCATCGTCGCGCATCTGGTCGCCGTTGCGGTTGAACTTGACGATGAGCTTCTTGTTGCCGCAGTCGTAGCCGTCGGCCTCCATTTCCTCCGGCGTTTTATCCAGAAGGAGGACGATGGTCGAGGCGTTGCGGGCGATCTTCGCGGAATCGGCGATCTTGCCGGATGAGGTTGCCTGACAGGCGCCGATCGCCGCGATATTGAGATCGCCGGCGATCTTGTTTTTGACCAAATCTACCAGCGCGCCGAGCTTCGCATAGTTCGCATAAGCATCGGATTCATCGCTGGCGGATTTGAAATAATCTATGATGACCACTTGGAGGCCGCCCTGCGTATGCATGACGCGCTTGACTGTGGTGTAAATGGTTGTTGGATCAAACATCGGGATGTACTTATGCGTAAACCTCTGAGTCTTGATCCATTCGATGGCCTGGCGGATGCGCTGAGCTTCCTCCGGTGTGTATTCGCCGGACTTCACACGGCGGAACTCAATGCCCGTCAGGTGCGAGATCAGGCGGCAGGTGAACATTCTGGAGCTCAGCTCAGAGTCGATATACAAGACCGACAAGCCCTTATGCAGAAGATCGACCGCTTCATTGAGAAGCAGCATACTCTTGCCGGCTTTCTGCTCGGCGGCAAAAACCACCAGCTCACCCGGCTCGATGGTCACATACTGGTTGAGGCTCGGGAATTTGAACGGATAGCCCGAGATCCCGGAACCCTGATGCGCCTCGATCTCACCCCAAAGATCGTCAACCACGTCCTTGAACTGGGGTGTTTCAGCGACTGTGGAGTAGTTCATCATGACTTCATCGAGCGATTGATAGATCTTCTGCTCGATTTCCTTTTCGGAGGCGTCGAAGCACATCTCCTGACAGGAAACCAGACGGTTATAGGTATCGCGCCGGAAGGCACAATCCATCACGCAGTCCACCATGACGCCGTAATCTCCCGGCTCTTCCTTGGCAATCAGCTTGCCGACATCGGTCAGCTCCTGAAGTCTGTCAACCGTGAGGGATTCCGTGCGTTCACGCATGGCTGCGTTGCTGTTGAGAATGTTGGTGATCGAAAAAGCATCGACCTTTGTGGCGCCGCGCTTGGCAAGCGTGCTGACCGCCCAGTAGATCGATGCGTTGTCGATATCGGTAAACATGTTCGGCGTGAGGCTTTCGCTGAGGAAAACCAGCTCCGGCTTCTGGATGATGGACGCAATAACACCTGCCTCGGCAGTGATGTTCCGAATATCCTGGACGTTTCTCATTTGCCACGACCTTTCTTCAGCTTACTGCGCAGACAGTCGAATCGAACGTTGCAAAGCCACGAGCAGAAAAAATCCGCGTACTTGTAGTCGCGGAGCTTTTTCCCCTTCCTGGCATATTCGATTTTGATCTTATCCAAAAACTTTTCATCCTTATAGATCGCGCGGATGGTATCCAGCATCCACCAGAACGCTTTGTCGTAATCCTCCGGGACGAATGGAATCTCCACCGTCTGGCCGGCGCGGAACATGTTGAAAACCAACAGCTTCGGCCATACCTGATAGGTATCGAAAATATACTTGGAATACAGATACATCTGAATGGCGTAATGCTCCTGCTCGGCAGCATCCTTGAACATCGCCTTGGACTTGTGGTCCTCAATGATGATCCCGCCGTCGCGCTTATCCCGAAGGATCAGGTCGATGTAGCCGAGGAATGGATAGCCTCCGAACTCCGTCTGGAATTTCTGTTCCACGCCCAAAACCTCCAGATACTCCGGAAGATTCTGGATATTGGAGAAGTAATTCTCGCCGGATTCGCGGTAGGATTCGTTGAGATCCTTGTACGCATTTGGAGGAAACCTTTCAGTGACATATTCGTCATATTTATCTCTGTATTCATCCAGAAGCTCGAACACGAAAAGCTCACCCTTGAAAAACCGTTCCAGGCAGTGGTGGCAGAGACTGCCCCACTGCGCAAAAGCGTTCTGGACCTGCGGCTCATAGTGATCGAGATACTGTTTCTTGAACATCTTTGGACAGGCATGGTATGTGTTGAGTCTGGAAAAACTCCAGACCATCTTGTCGAGCTGCTCTTTATATTGCGATATAAGCAGCACCTCCCATCAAGAAGTCCGGATCAATACGGCATATCTTCGCTGCCGCCGCCATCTACAGGGTTGCTCTGAACCTCGCCGCCCTCCTTGGAGGTGACGTCGCTGATGGAGAAAATGCGGAATTCCATAAAGGAACGGAGCTTGCCGTCCGGCATTTTCTTCGACAGGTTGGAAACCTTGCCGTTCACGATCTTGAAGCGGTCGCCCGCCTGCATATGCTTGAACTGCTCGGCAAGATCACCCCAAACGCGCGGGAACCATGTGCTGTTGACATAATTCCCTTCCTTGTCCTTCTCGGAGGTCGTGATGCGGAGGTCGGCATAATTGTCGCCCGCAGTCACGTTCCAAAGCTTTGCCCACTGATCCTTGAAAAACACACTCATTTTGAAACCTTCTCCTTTTTCAGCTGTTCCAGCGCGGCGATGATCTGCTCGCACACGCCGCTTGATGTGATGGCGTTGGAATTCGGGCTGCCGTTGTTGAATTCCGCGATGGTCTTTTCGACAGCCGTGCGGTCAACGCCCTCTTTGATCTTCTTTCGGGCAAGCTGCGCGACCTTTGCCTTGGATTCCTTCAGGTCTTCGCTGATATCCTCGCCGGCGTAGATGTACAGGCCGACACCATGACGTGCGGCAGCTTTGGTCAGGCTTCTCTGGATCGCCTTGTTGACATCCATCGAAGTGACATTTTCCAGCGTCAGGGACTTGTTGCTGAGGTTCATGACGGGCAGTCGCTCGACGTGCTCCAGCTGCGTGCCGTCGTCAAAAACCACCGTGACGCCGGTCTTGACCCAGCAGGTCTTGCCGTCGGTGAAGTAGCACCAGCCGTCCGGATTTTCATAAACGGTATAAAAAGACCGCGGGAATCGCTTCTTGATCTCAGACCACGCGATCGCCCACGGCAGATACGTCATACCGTTTTTGGTTGCTGTCTGCCCGGTAAAATCCAGGGCATTCAGCTCTGTGAAATAGTTTCTTTCCAATATGTATCCTCCTTTAGGTCCTCTGGAAATATGAGTATATAAACAGCGACGGGATGATCCTCGCCGAAGTCTAACTCCTGAATGCTGCTCGGGCGCGGGAAGGGTTCGCCGGTCTTTTGAAGGCCGCGAAGCATCGTGGAGATGTAAACCTTCGCATAATCCATCGCGCCGCTGAGGTCAAAAAATTCCGGCATGGGCATATCCGGCTCCGGAAAATCCGGAAAGCGGATCTGATACAGGCCGTTCTCCTGCCGGACTGCCAGAATGGGATAGGAAATTGTCATAAAAACCTCCGGTCACACCGTCTTTTCATCGTAAAAGCTTGCGAGGCAGTCTGCGACATGCAGCGCATAGGCAAGCGGGTACTTCTGGTAGACGTCTTGCAGGGAATAATCTGTCGTCGGGCGGTCATGGGCGCCCATATGGCAGGCGATTGCCGCGACCTCTTCGTCTGTCAGCTTCATGTGGCGCTGGATGAGGAAAACACTGGCCGGGCCGTGGTATCCGAATGGAAGCGTGTCTACGAATTTGTAGAACGGCTTCTGCACCCAGCCGGCTTCCGTCTTGACGTTGCGAAGCTCGACCTTATACTTGCCGATCTTGCACAGGTCGTGCAGCAGAGAAACGATAGCGATCGTTTCGTCGCTGACATCCGAAAGGCCGAAAACCTCCCGCAGATTGCACAAGCGGCTATAGACGTTGACGCTGTGCTCGATCAGACCGCCCGCGTAATTCCCATGAAATTTCGTGGAGGACGGGTCGGTGTCGAACGTCGAAGCCTCCAGCCACTGGCGAAGCTCCTCGCTGCCGGGACGGGTGATATATGTCTCATACAGCAAATAAAATCTGTTTTTGAAGTCCATTTACTGTTCACCTCCTTGATCATAAATGTATTTATCTTCCAAAAGCAGCGGTGATTTTCCGGAGCCAAGCCTCTTATAGGAATCTCCGTCTGCCTTGTAGATATAAAACGGGCCGTGCGTATCCTTCTTGGTCGTGATGAAATACAACAAAAGACCGTCGGAATCATATCCGGCGGTCCATACGCGCTCGCCTTTTGGCGGCTTGATCTTATCCATTGAAAAGCTCCTTTAAGACACGCGGTGTATAAACCTGCGTATCAATGTCGTGCATGGTCTTTTGAAGCCTGCCGCTGGCAGTCTCAACGGCGCCGGTCTCGACAACGGCGCTTACGCGGCGCAGCTCGTCCTTCAAAAACCTTCGGTTGATGCGGCAGGCACGGATCATGCGATAGAGCCGGTAGCCCTTGGCGGCATCGAATTTGAAAAACTCGCAGGCGTGCTCGCAGTCGCAAAGCTCCGATTCGACACGGACAAGTGCATCCTGAAGCTCCGCGCGATAGGCGAAAATATCGCTGTAGATCTGCTGAAGCGTATCGGAAACCTCCGGCCAGGACACAACGTGCCGCAAAGAGCCTCGAACGCTGGCCTCCATATCGGAGCATCGGACCGCCTGCTCGGGGTCTGGTTTGGCAGCTTCCCGCGGAAGCTCAACAACCTGCCAATCCGGACGCTGGCTTTTGGGGTAGCAATGCATCAGGACGTTGTAAGCCTTGCCGGAATCTTCGAAGCTCTCGGCCTTGCGGACGTTGCTGGTCGCGGAAAGCCTGTGGTTCAGGTCGTAGCACATATAGGAGCCGCTGCGGGTATTTTGGATCACATAGGGCAACTCATGAATCACCTCCCGATATAAAAAATCGGACGATGAAAAATCACCGTCCGTAAAAAGTCTGCAGCCATTGCAGATATTCTCTTTTGAAAATAAGCTGGCGTTCCCGTTCGCCCGGCTTCCACTTCGACGCACCGTCGGTCAGCGCCATGTAAAGCTGATAGCCGCTGCCGTCAAAGTCGATCTCCTTCTTCTCTGGGTCCGCGGTCTCCGCAAAAACCCTGTAAAAGATACCGGAGGTCTGCGCGGCATAGTACGTCGGGATGTTCAGCTCCCGCTCCGTATAATACGCCTGAAGGTCCTTGGGACGCAAAACCTTGCTGCGCATACTGCGAAAGAGAAAGTCATTATCCGCGCGTTTGCGGAACTGCGGCTTTCCATCCGCGTTATAAAACGAGGAACGCATTTTTGTCTCGCAAACACATTTGCGAAGGGCATCCTGCCCCAGCCATTCGATGCGGTAATATTTCTGGCCGCTGCGGATGGTCGCTGTCTCGATGCTGATGTCGCTCGTCAAAATCTCCGGGAGCTCCTTTTCCGGGATGCCGGCAAATGCGCACCAGCAGTAAAGCCTCAGAAGCGTATCCACACTCATTTCGGATTCATCCGAAAGCGACTGATCGAGGCTCCTTTGCAGGTCGCCCGGAGAGCTGACCATAAAGGACGCAGTACGGCAGATATCCGCCGGCTTGATGCGAAGCGCGCTGAGCGTCGTGGAAAACCCATGCTCCTGACACCATGCCTGGTATTTTCGGAAAAATCTCAGCCGGACCGCCGCTGCGCTGAGCTTCGTCAGGCGAAACTTACGAAGGGCTGTGGTGAGCTGCTCGGCGGAAAACTCCGCAATATCTATCTCTGCTTGCAGCTCATTCGGCGCGACCGCCTGAAAAACCGCGCGGCTGGCGGAATCGCGCTGCTCGGATGTGGAAATTGTGCGAAGAAACTGCTCTTTTCTCTCTTCGTTGTACATGGACAAAACCTCGGGGAGTTGATATGTATATTATATCCTGTACAACTTCTGCGGTCAACAGGGTCCAAACAGCTTCTTTTCTTCGTCGGTCAGGAGGACGATATCGGACAGGTAGTCAAGCTCTTCTCCGTATCGCACCGAATAGTCCAATTCCGCGCCGATCACCGCGTCGCCGGTATCCTCAAAAACCTCGATCGACAAATCGTGCGCGGCAACATAGAAATGATCTTGAAATGCTTGCAGGATACCCTCATGATGCACATAGAGCGTATCGCCATCCAATACTGTGTTCTGCCGGTTCAACAAAAATTCTTTATTCGACCACCGAAACTTCATTCCCAAATTCCCTCTCTTACGGAGGCGGTTTCATTCCCTCCAGCTTCTCTCTGGCGATCTCCGCCGCCAAAACCTCGATCTCAGACAGATCCTTCTTGGCGACAAAGCGCTCTGTGATCTGGCCGCTGTGACAGCGCATGCACTGATGCAGGCGTTTCCTGGAAAGCTCCAGATACACATAGCCGCATTGGTCGCAGTAGTAATAATGTGACACGAACGAACGAATTCCTTTCAGGCTGACCATATTGTACCATTTATACTGTCCGATAAATCGGACTAATTCGCACAAATGTTCTATTTTATTATTTTAGTTTTGCGAGTTCAAGGATGCGCTGCATCTCGACCGGCGTATAATCCCAGCGCTCGACACAGACACAGGCAGTGTTTTTCGTGATCGTCTGGTACATTTCCGTGCTGTGGACGTGGCCGTAAAGGTAGAAGTACGGCGTGGCGGGATTGAAATACGAAGGCGGCTCGTGCGACAGGACGAGAAATTCATCCAGAATGATCGGGTATTTGGAAACCTCGTCGAAACCGCAGTCCATCCATCTCTGGACGGTGCGCCCGCGGTCATGGTTGCCCATAACGAGGATCTTGCGCCCGTTGAGCTGCGTGACGTATTCCCTGAGCTTCTCCATTTTGTAAAAGCCTACGTCCCCGAGGACAAAAACCTTGTCCTGCTTGGAGACCGTCTGATTCCAGTTGCGGATCAATGCCGCGTCCATCTGTTCGATGCTCTGGAACGGGCGGTTTTCGTAGACGATGACGTTGCTGTGGCCGAAATGCAGGTCTGCGGTGACAAATACTTTTTGCATGATCCCTCCTTACGATGCGGCCATCTGCACGGAATTCAGGCTGACGCTCGCGCGCCATGCGTCCAAAACCTCGGATTGAGAGAGGTAGGAAATCACCGAGGTGGCAAGAATGCTGGCTCGCGCAATGCGCTTCATGTCGGCTTCGCTGAGTGTTGTTATGTAAAACCCGAGCTTGTCCTTGGAAAGACGCTCCGGACCCTCACACAGCGCAACACTGTCTTTGCGGAGACCGTACCTGCTCGCCCGAATCAGAACGTGCGACGGCATATTCAACTTTTTGATAGAAGAAGTCAGCGGAATTGCAATGATATTTGGGCTTTTTTCATTTCCTACATTATTTTGGAATACGATTCCCGGTCGGAAGCCGCTCTGTTCATGTGCGCTTCCACTGAACTTCATCATGTAAATTTCGCCAATTTTTGGATTTCTTGTGTTCAATACCACTGCCCACCTTTATTATATTATGTATTATGTCAATTGTACAGTGGGCTTGCTCCATTTTATTGGAGAAATTCTATAAAACTGTTATCTCTGTATTTTTGCACCGGAGCAAGATAATTATGGAATGTTCCGCTCCAGAAAATATCTCCGCGCTGCGCTTCGCCGCGATAAATCGTCAGCGACAGTGCATCGACACCACTGATATATGGCATCTTATGCTCCAGATAAAAGACAAGATCCGATGCTTCGGTCTTGGTCATTTTCGCCTGCAAATAGATGCCGAGCTGCCCACTTGGTTCAAGCGATCGCTCAAAGGTTTCTTTCTCTCGTTTGCAGAAAACCTTCGGGCGAAGGGTATAATATGTTCTCTCTCTCACTTTCTCACCTCCCAGTTTGGTTTGCGCCAGGGATGAAGAAACGACCATGATAGAAATCATGGTCGCTGATCGCTAATCAACTTGAAAAGACTTAAGCCCAAAATCCAAAACAGCGTGTGTGCTGTATATGCCTTTTGCCCACTCCGGAACGTCGCCGAATAACTTCTCCTTGAGCGGCCCGCATGGATATGGTTCTGCAGCGGGATCGCTGTATACAAGCCCGGTGGTTTCATTGTAATGCAGATGTAGAATTGTATCGCAGAAGTTGTGATACCCAAATTTCTCCGCAACCTCATCAAGATCGCGGATATCTGTTTGATAGTCGGAATTCTCTACAGAATGCGTGCTGTGATGTACCCATGGGGGCATCGGCCACTCCGCGCGAACCGTATACTGATGGCGTTCCGGGTATTTCCATGGATCATAGGACGGGGAATACTCCTTCTGGTACGGGTCGGATGGCAGATAACCTTCTGCGATGACCCGTTCGCGCGCCTTACAAACTGCGATGCTTTCAAGGTCATACGTCCAATGATTGACCGTTAAAACCTCGGCCCTCCAGCGTTTCGCAATTTCCAAAGCCCTCGGGTCTGGTACCAGTGTCTTCTTATTGTCCAGAGGCGGATATTGCTTAAACTCCTGAAAAACCGGGAGCAGCTTCTTGAGCAGCTCCAGGAAGTAGAACTGCGCATAGTAATATTCCCGCGACGTTTTTTTACGCTGACGGGATTTATACTCTTCGTACTGTTTGTCTTTTTTGTGCTGCTGCGTGGATGAAGCCGCGAAAATGATCGCAAAAAGTACGATCGCAACGACTAAATACATCGTTCTACCTCCTGGCTGAATTTGGTTTCTCTCAGTATATCACATTGTTTTTTGGATTGCTAGGTTTCGGAAGGAATTCGTCCTCGATCACAACAACATTGACAATGCCGGACGCGGCGGTGCAGCCGTCGATGGCGAGGACCCCGTTTGCGTAGAAAGGCGAAAAATCTGCGCCGTATCCGAACTCCGGTTTGTCCTCCATCTTCGCATGACCGTAACTGCAATGCCAATGGCCGCAGACAACGGTTTTATCGATCGTCAAACCACGAAGCGCACAGTCGATGCCGTTACGCCATCTTGCTTGGTCCCATTCATAGGCAAATGCGTGGGGATATACGACAACGTCGTCTCGCATCGGCAGCCAGCCGTGGACAAATACATAGTTCTGCGTTTCGAAGAAGTCCACCATCTGGGAGGTGAAGCGCAAAACCATCGGCTCGATCTCTGCACAGGCTTCCTGAAAATAGCGTGGTTTGTGCGGCAGCGTGGAAAGGTCGAACACCGTATCACTCGTCCGATTGCGCTTGTCGTAGTCCATGGGGTAGCAGCGATCGATCAACTGCTCCAGAAGATCTTCGTGGTTGCCGCGGATCAAGACCTTGTGCTCCAAGGAATTCAGGAAGCGCAGAACTTCTTTCGGCTTAGAGCCGCGGTCGAAATGATCACCACAGGAGATCAGCCAGTGTTCCGGGTTATCCGTGTCGAATCCGGCGGTGTCGAGTGCCGACTTGAATTCGTCATAGAAACCATGGATGTCGGAGACGCAAAAAAGCTTAGGCATCGGTCTTACTCCTTTTCATATGGATCGCTCTCACACTTGGCGCCGCACGTTTCACAGGAATAACAATCAATCTGCATATACTTTAGGCGAAAAAGACCTTTTGCCCATGACTTGCAGGTCAGCCCTCCGAGGATGCCCTTGTGAAGAACGCCGTCATTGAAATACTCCATCACTGTTTTTGTTTCACCACAACACGGGCATACATTGCACCCGCGATTTGCGATTGCTTTGCGTGTCATACGATCCTCATAATCCTGTGGCGTTCTTGTTACTTTCATAAAAACCTCCGTTTGTCAGGCGCCACGATAGTCGATCAGCTCGATCTCGTCCCAGAACGGTGGGACGAACCAGTTGAGCCACGGGCTGCGGCGGCAGTATTGCTTCGAGCGAACCTTGTCGTTGAAATCCTTGATCTGCGTGTACAGCAGTTCATCAACGCCGATGCGCGACTGCTTGAGAAAATCCTTCTGATTTTCCATCTGATACACAATGATCTCACGCTCTGCCTCGACCTTCTCCCTTTGCAGTCCAGACGCTGCACGCTCGGAGCCTAAAGCTGCGAGCGCAAACAGCATAAAGCCACAGAGCAGCCATGCAGCAATCTGGGCATTGACGTGGCACTCGCTATACTTGTTTGAGAACAGAAAAATCACCACGGCAATGACGAGCAATACCGCAATGACGGCAAAAATCAACATAGGATAACCTCCCTTAACATTCGGCCGCAAACGGCTTACCTTCGTCAGATTCCGTGAACATTTTACGCAGCGAGCAGATATCGCGCGGGACGCCCTCGCTGCCGCCCGGTATGAACTGCGTCTTGATCCATGCGTAATAATGATTTGCAAGCGGCGTCGTGAAGCTGGAAAGACGCTTCTTATCGACGTATCCTCTGCGTAAAACCTCGGCAGAAATGCCGCGCATGAATTTCCAGAAGTTGTAGTACGCAAGCTTGAGCTTAATCATGTAGCCCGCTGCATCCTCGACAACAAAGCCTTCAATGTGGCGGCCACGATAGAGGTAATCCTCGCCCATGACCTTATAGTACCAGTCGAAGAAATCCTGCCAGTTTTCGATCACGAACGCCTTTTCCTTTGGCGTGATCCCGATTTCCGATGCGTACTGAGTGAGCTGCTCATACGGCTGCTTCTGGAACTTCATATCGTTCTTCACGATATCCAGAAGGAAAAGCCTGCTGCCGGAATACTCGATCACGTGCGGATCGTGGACCATATCGACACATTCAAAGACAAACGTGCTGTCGAGCTCTTTGGCGAGAACCTTCAAGCGGTCGAGCTGGTTTTCGGAGAGCGTTGTGGTGAGGAGATTCTTGAACCATATGGCGAAATCTCCATCTGGCGAGCTCTTGGTCGTGATGAACAAATCATCAGTCTGTTCATTATAAGAAACCAGCCCGAGGAAGCCGTTCTCCTTAACGTAAGCCGTGACTGGGAACTGAAGCTTATACTGGAGAATATCCAGCTTCGTCTCCGGACGTTCATTCACACGGAAGAACTTGTCATACGCACGAGCAACAACCTTTTGTTTTGGAATGTTGATGTACAAACCTCTGGCGCGGATCGTCAGATCATTCCAGACGCGATCCTCAAAAGCTGTGCGGGTGAAGTTGAAGGAGGAGATGTCGCCGTACTGCCGCTCTGAAACGAACTTACAGTTGCGCAGCTTCATGATCGTATCGCCGACGTTCTCTTCGTCGGCTAGCTTTTCCGGTTCGGTCAAAACCTCCGGCTCCTTAAAGATATGATTCACCAGAGCGAAGAATTTCAGCTCGCCGCTCGGAAGAAGCTGTGCGCAGCGAAGATGCCGGCCAAACTCGACGCCGCCCTCCAGATTGACTACATTGTCATACGTCTGGAATGGCAAAACCTTGGTGTTGCGATGGGCGTGGATCTGCAAAACCTCCGGGGATGTTTTGTGGAAGCGGTCGGCGATGTAATCGCAATCATTGTAATTGCCGGCGCCGTGGATGAGCTGCCGTGTGGAGATCATGGTGAGATTTCCCGGCATACGGCTGAGACCGCCGTGCGTGACGAGGACGGTCTTGCCGTGATATGTATAATAGGCACACTGTGCAAACTTTCGATAGAGCTTGCGGATGTCGCGCTTGTCGATGTCGGAAGCGTCGAGCTGTGGACGGGTGCCAAGCTCGAATTCCTTCGATTTGGCCGTGGCGTCGTTCGCCCACGTCCAGAGCCAGCGTTCGTGATTACCCTCCAGAAGAAGGACATTCGGCTTCTGGTAGATCTCCAGAAGATACTTCAGAACCTCGACATTCTCGATGCCGCGGTCGATGTAATCGCCGAGGAAGATATAAAATTCATCGTCCCGAATGCCGCCGTTGCCGTCGATATATTCCTTGAGGACGGTTGCACATCCGTGAATATCGCCGATGTGATGGATCTTTTTGTACTGCGAGAGGTCGATGGGATGCATCCAGATCCTGTCCAGCTCGTCCGGCCTCAAAACCGTGATTCCGGTCGGGATCTTCTGCGTCGCAAACCTTGCGTACATTTTGTCGATGGCTTCCTCCGGGACACGCTTGATCGGTTCGCGTTGGACGTTGCGAGCCTTGCAAACCTCGATGGGAAGGTCAGTCATGTCGATACAGTAGATGCGGTATTTGTATGTATTGCAGAGCTCTTTATATTTGTTCATCTCCGAAGTCTTGGAGTTTGTCGCATCGATCACGGTGAATTCGCCGTTCTCCATGCGTTTTTCGAGCATCTGCATGAGCATCCGCCAGACAAATGTGTCATTGTCCTGATTGAAGGTCATGTTGCCGTGCCGCGTCATGAGCGGCGACGAAACAAGCAGCCGGATATCATCGGCAGAAAGCGTATACGGCTTGAGGCCGTGCTGCTCGATGAAGGTGGATTTGCCGCAGCCCGGCGCGCCGCGGAATAAAAGTAGTGTTCGCATAAAACCTCCGTATGTATTGTATTAGATCAGGCCGTCAAGGGTCGTGATGTGGATGGATTCAGCCTGATGAACCTCACTCATGCGAGCGGAAATGTTTCGCAATGCGTCGGAGATCAGTCTGTCGCAATGCGCGACTTCCTCGCTCCAGTCGATGTGGATTGGTTGCAGCTGCACCCCAGTATTGCTGGGCGCAACCTGCTCCATGATCCACTTCCAATCATCCGTTGAGGACGTAGTCGAAACGGCTCTGAAACTCATGCCAACCCTCCTTTCGCGGCCCGATGGAAATCTCCTTGGACAAAAAATCGATCCCGCAGGGTTTCCCCTCGGAATCGTAGGAAACATGTGTAATTTCTCCGCGCACGAGCAACTCCCGGTCCGGGAAGCTGGCAACGACAGAATTGTTTTCGTGGGTGTCGATCATATCAAACCCTCAAGCGTACTGATATTGACCGGTTGTTCTTCTACGCCAAAAAGCATGAGATTTATATCGCCGGAAACGGTGATACTCAGGCTTGGATCTGGACGATGCAGATAGGCTTCTCCAAATGAGGTCGCTGCCTTCCGCGAAAACCTATCTGAAATCTCCATATCTACCGAGGTCCCCCGAAGCTCAACCCTAGAGCCGTTGTCAAAATAGATGCACACTCGTTCTGGAGAGCCGAGTTGTGTTTTGCTTCCGATATGGATCACCCTTTCATAGATTTGATGTGGCAGGGGTAGTGCGGATCGAACGCACGAATATGGGAGTCAAAGTCCCATGCCTTAACCACTTGGCTATACCCCTATATGGTGGCTGATTCCGGACTCGAACCGGAACGCCTTACAGCACCGCATTTTGAGGGCGGGGTGTCTTCCAATTCCACCAATCAGCCATGGTGCGGGATAGGGTACTCGAAACCCTACGCCTTGCGGCATCCGAGCTTAAATCAGATGTGTCTGCCAGTTCCACCAATCCCGCATATGAAAAACCGCCGGAATTTCCGGCGGCTGTAATGGGAGACTCATCCGGTTCGGTGAGCCTTACACCTTTCCCGGCAAGCAGAACCGATTGCTTCGATTTCGCGTTCGGTTCTTCGAAGGACTTATCTCCCGTGTCCTTTACCTTGGCGGCGGCGATGGCTTTACTGACTACGCCAGAGATGCCAACGAACTTGCGCGTCTCATTGTATGACCCGCCGCATTCATAAAATTTTCAGCAGCTTAACGGACTGCCCTGAAAACCTTCCGGTTTCCCGGCGACTGGCTTGTGCGGCCGCACATCATCGCTACGCTCTTTTTTCATCCGCCGCGAACGTTAGGATGCCCCGCGCACGAGCAGTGCTGGGGTTGTTGCGCGTCTCTACTCACAACAGTGACGACCCGCCCGATCTTTCGAGGCGCACATTCCATGATGGCTGTTCATCAAACTCCACTTAGCTACAGCGTTGCGATTAACCTTCCGAATCTTCAAATCGGGGTCTCGGTCTGTCGTAGCACCATCATAAAAGCAAACTTTCAAAAGCCTGGGTCGGTTTCGATATAAACAGCTGCGACCCTCGGCGGACTTGCTGTGGATGTCGGGATGCTCTCTTCCCTGCCGACAAACATATCAAAAATCTCACAGACCACTGTGTATTCGCTGACTACGCGAATCCTTCCGATCGGCGTGCTGCCGACAAGAACGGGAGCGTTGATGGCGTATTCGTTAAACGCGCCGTCGTTCCTAAAAGAAATCTCCATAAGCACCTGCTATTCTGTTCGTGCGAGATCCACATGGAAAACCTCATGGTCGCCGAAAGTAATATCGCGGAAGTCTACAAAATGCTGCGCTTCACACCACCGATCAATCATCTCTTTGTATTGCCACGGTGAAACCGAGTTAAGTTCCTCTTCGATCTGGCGCTGGAGCTGCGACACGCACTCAAGAGGCCGCGGCATTGACATACTCATCGCTTCAGATAATACTGCGGCATTGGCAGAAGCTTATGGACATTTGCAAGGTGCATTCGGTGAATGCATGCGTCCAAAGCTTCGTCTCCGGAGGTCCCTTTTTCAAGGAAGTCATCAAGCTGCCGATATGTCATGCCAAGATTGTCCTCGTCGGTCTTTCCGCACAAACCATCGGACGGCGTTTTGTCAACTAGCCGCGTCGGAAGCGGGAGCTCGTAACCGATCTGGCGGACCTCATGGACGGTCAGGCTGGCAAGCGGACTAAAATCTCCGGCGCTGTCACCAAATTTTGTGGAATATCCGACGTAATCCTCGGAATAATTACAGGTATTTGCAACACGACCTCCATGCGGCAGCGACTGTGCGACAGCATACAGAGTCGCCATGCGGATACGCGGCGGCATATTGATCTCCGCCTGACGGCTTGAAAGCGCACTGCGCATCAGCTGTTCTGTAAGCGCGGAGCACGTTGCACCGATGTTGACCGTTACCGAACAAATACCAAGTGTCTGGCAAACCTCCACGGAGTCCGAAATATCGAGCTGCAAACCATTGGGCATCAGGACGCCGATAACGCGATTCCTGCCAAGAGCTTCAACACAAAGTGCGGCGACAATGCTGCTATCCTTGCCGCCAGAGATCCCAACAACTGCGCTGCATTCCGGGCCGTTCTTTTCGAAATAATTCTGAATCCAATGCACAATGTCATTCTTCGTTTTTACTGCGTCTTTCAGCATGTTCTCATTCCTTTCGCCATAATTCCACAATGAAACGGTCGCCCAAAACCGTGGAGATCAAACCTTCGATCACGCTCCAGTCGCCTCCGCCGAGACCGCAGCCGATCTTATAGGGCATTGCGATCGTATCGCCGGACGGAACATATATCGCAAGCTCGATCAGACACATACGGAAAGCCTCGTAGTCCGTATAGCACGCGCCGTCATAGCCATATGTGTTCTGCGCGAACATGTTGCAGATGATCTTGCCATCGTCTGCCTGGACAGGCAGGTTGGAACCGAGCAGATCCCTGGGATTTCCCTGCTCGTCAAAGAGGTTGCACTCCAGACGATAGGCGCTGTAAACCTCCGGATACCTCTCGCGGATCTGCTTGGCAACACCGCTGCCCATTTTGCCCTTGCAGTTGACCTGATGGCAAATGTACTTGGCCGTGGTCTCAAACAGGTCGCCATTGATAATGTGAATGCTCATAAAAAAGTTCCTCCGTGCAGGTTGTTTCTGACTTCATCAAGCCGGAAAACCTTTGTAAATCTGCCATCCTTAAAAACGGTTTGCAATTCATTATCCTGCTGTGCTTCCGCCCACGTCAGACCGTCCTGATAGCCGTAGCCATCCTCTGTTTTGAAAACCCTGCAGCAACCGCGCTGAGACTTCTTGAAGTGGCCGCTGTCTGTCTTGGGGTCCTTAAAAATCATAATCGGTTCGCCGTTTTTACCTTCGGCGTAAGTTGCCTTGACGGCGATGCCAAAGGTGTCGCGGGTGTATGGGCTATACTCCGTCGCGCCGGCCTTAATCGTTTCCAGACACTGCATGGAGAAAGAGCCGACGCCAAGCGCGACATTGTTGATCGCAAAACCATACTGCTCCAGAATACTGTAGATGGCTTCACATCGCTGCGGCGTGATGCTGTCGCCGTAGATTGCTTTGATATGCGGGTTCAAAACCTTGTAGCCCTTGGAATTCGTTGTGCCGCCGAAAATCTCCCAGAGTCTGAAAACCGTCTGGGTGACGACCTGTACAGGGTCTCCGCTGTCGCCGCGAATCATCAGACAGCCGTCATGTTCAAGGATCTCGTCTTTGATCTGCGGCAGGATTTCCTTAACCAGATGCCAATAATCGTAGCTGTCGCTGACCATGGAAAAGCTCTGATGCGGATAAACCTCCGTCAGCAGGCGGCGGATCTGGGTGATCTCGTCGCCATCCACCGCAAAGCTGGAGCACATGACGCTGTGTTCCGTGGAGATGCCGCCATATGCGACCGGCTCATAGGCGCAGTTGCAGTCGTAATTCTTTTCCAGCCAGAGAATTGCGGGGACGGTCGCTGTATTCAAAAAGCTCAGGCAGAATGCTGCTGAACTCTTTGTCGCGCTTTCAACGCTCTCCTGTCCTCGCATGGAAAAATCTCCAAGGAGCTTTGCACGGCACACGCTGTTGTCGCAGGTACGCTCAGCGTATGCATTGACGATCTGGCGATAACGGTAGCCGACCTCGGCCGAAACCTGCGTATGCCACATGGAACACGAAAGCATGGTCTCAATGCTGTTGACGAGCCAGACAAAATCCGGATGGGTATTGGAGATCTCGATCTGTGGGACATGGATGTTCGTTCTTGTACCCTCCGGCACAGCGCGGATCTCCAACGGAAGGTAGCCAAGCTCATGGAGCTTACGGAGACGTGTTGCGCCAATGCCAGAGGTCCCGATCGTTGCTTTCAAAACCCTCAGATAATTGCTAAGTGCATCATCAACTGGAAGGTGGAAGAAATATCTATTGAACGCCTCCACAAGATACTCCCGAATAAACGCCTGAAGCCCGAACAGCGTGACCTTATCTACGTCGGCAAGACGGCTCATGCGCGGGGTGTAATACGAAACCAGCTTTGTCAATTCCTTCGGATACTGGTCGCAATGGCAGGTCTTATAAAAATCAAGGCACAGCAGCGGATCATAATTGATCAAGTGAATTCCTCCTTAACCGTTCAATACAACGACCTTGGGAGAAGCGCCAACATAGATGCTGTTGGTCGTAAAAACCTTCTCGATCAGGCCGTCCGTCAAAACGGAGCCTTTGTAAATTGTCGGCTCGCAATGCGTCACATACAGATAGATCTCGTCTGCGCCGGCGGCCTTCAAAGCCTTGGCGGTATGGGTGAACGTGCCGCCCTTGGAGCAGATGTCGTCGATAATCAGGATGTTCCGGTCTTTGACCTTCTCCGGGCTGGTCAATTCCAAGCGTTCAATGGCTCCAGTGCGCCAGTCCCTGTGCTTGATGCAGAACACATAATCGTGCTTGAGTTCAGACGCATAGCGCTTGGCAGAACCTTCGTCTGGATAGCACAGAAGAATGTTTTTACCGGAAAGCCGTGACGCTGCAGCGGCAATATATTCTCTGGGGAAAATTGCAAGAGCGTGGTTGATCAGCGCCGTGCAGACATCGGAGTGCGGGTCCAGCATGTGGACCTTATCAAAGCCCATTGCGTTGATAAATTCCGCAAACCATTTGAGCGTGAAAACCTCGTCACTGTTCTTCACACGATCCATTCTGGCGTTCGGCAAATAGGGAACCTCCAAAATCTGCCGTCTCTCCGGGAAGCGATCCCGCAGATGCTTCGCAAGATACCACAGGCGGATGCATTCCTCTTCGCACGCATAGTGCCAAGTGATCACGATGCTCTCGCAATACTCAAGGTCAAACCACGAACAGCGGAACGATGACGTTCCGTCCGGAAAGGTCATTTGATCGATAACGTGTCCGTTAACCAGGATCATTCTGCCACCTCGTTTTCGATAAAAATCTGACAAGCCTTCATGGCTTCCAGTGCGTTCCTGTGGCGCTCCGGCGTCACACCGGCACAGCAGGAGGCATCGACCGTGATCTTGGCCTCCGGGAGAAAAGCCTTGAGCAGCAGCGCATTGGAAATCACACAGATGTCTGTGCAAAGACCGACGAGAATAATTTCCTCGATACCGTTACCAAATACGGCGTCTGGGTACAACCGACCAGCAAGTCCCAAAGATCCAAAGGTTTTTTTATCAAAGGCATGCAGCAGGTCATCCACAAAACCCTTACCACGAATTGCTGTCTCGACTAAGCTATTGAGCTTCCAGCCGTTGCTCGTAACAATACAGTGTTTGACGGGTAGGAGTCTCCCTTCCTGTGTTTCAAGGTAGTTATCAGAATGAGAGTCTTGCGTCCATAAAACCTCTCCATCAAACTCTTCAATTTTCTTGACGACCTTCGGAACGATTGCCTGCGCCTCTGGAGTTCCGAGGGCGCCGTCGATAAAGTCGTTCTGCATATCAACGACAACCAGATATCTCATAAAAAACCTCCTGCATATTTGTGTTAATATTTGACTGGCGGCCAGACTTCTTCACCCATATTGATGCGACTCACAAGCTCGACATCATTGAAGAAAACCACGCCGCCACAACATGTGTAAATGATTCCGTCTTCTGAGCAAGCCGGAACGTCGTTTCCCGTGTTGGTTGGGACGCCATCGCGCTCCAACACTTCAGCAAGTTGTTTATATTGTGTCATCCACTTTCGAGCATACTGCGGGAGATTATCACGTTGCGCCATATACCGCAGATACGCTCTCAGGTGCGTTACGGACGGTTCAATGTCCGCATCCGTCATACGGCGAACCTTGATCCAGGTATCTCCCACGGTATAAGCATCTTTCCATTCAGTCATCACAAGTCACCCCGAACACATACTGATGTGCTCCGCAGCAAGGGCAGATGAATGTATAGTCATAAGCGGTTTCATTGTCGAAAGTGGTGTCTTGCAACTTATCGAAAGCCTCGTCATACTTTGCGACAAAAGATGTGTTGCAGTGGTCGCACAAAATGAAGCGCTCACCATGCTGCACCTTGAGCCTTTTCGTTACAATTTTCATTGCACCCCTCCAAGCAAACAGTCATCGCACTCTGAGAAACGGCACTCAACATTCTTATCTACGGCCATCAAATTATTTTCATTCATACGCATATGCTGTTATACCACACGAAGGGCATTTGCATTCCGCAACAATTCCATCGTGCATATATGCAATTTGAGAGGCCGTTTTATATTCAGAGAAACTCGCTTCAAACTCGCATCCGCATCGTTCGCAGCAAAAATACTTTGGTTTGACAGATGCTTCATAGTTTCCAGGCTTAATAATCTTCATGTTGTCACCAAATTAACCTTTCATATCTTCTGAGTGAATCACAAGATATCCCCACCAAATGCATTTATTCATGGAGCCGGTGCCAACAAGCGAAAGGCACGATGCCTTACTTTTGCATTGATGACACGCTGGTTTCAAAACCTCGCTGACATCTTCAAAATCACATACGAACCAAGACTCATCTGAATCAAGTGTTATAAAGATTGAGTAGCCACCATCGTGTTTCTGATACAATTCCATTGTCCAAATATCGTTCTGTAGCGCAACCGTATCCGAGCTGCCGATAAAACCGATGCGCTCACGAGTAGCCAGCCACTCATTACGCTCGTCCCATTTTGTTATCCCATGCATAAAATCAGCCTTTCATGTTCTCCAACATTCCTGTTCTTTGTCCCACCGCTCAATTATTCTCGGCCCGCCAATACTGTAGGTTACTCTCAACAGGTAATTGCGGCTGCCGCTACGATACGCCTGAAACGCCTCATTCTCATCAGTAGTGGTGATAACGCTGGAGAATGAAGAGCCAGAGCCAAGGATTTCCGGCGTTTCAATGCCGGTTTCATAATAGGTTCTACCTGTCATCGTCATTGCTATCTTCTTCATCATCTGTGAAACGATTAAAGATTTCATCGTATGCACTATTGACAGGGCGGAAGTCGCAGCAGTCTGGCGCGCAGTGTCCTCTAATGTACTGGTCAAGTCCCATATGATTCATCCTCCTGTGTATTGTTTTGTGTGATGGTCAGCGTGACGCCAAGGCTTCGCATATAGTCGATCAGGTCGCCAAGAGAAAGAAGACTTACCAGCGTGGAGAAACGCAAAGTCACCGGATTTGGAACCGGCTCGAAGACAGTTTTGATCTGGAATGGACGAAACCTCCGGCGTGTCAGGCGAACGTCGTACATACGCGGCACCGTAGTGAGATCAATGCACTCATTGCCGAAAATGGTGCGTCTGATCGTGGCGTTTGGAATGCATGAGTTAAGGACAAATGTGCGTGCGTCATCGTATGTATGGATCGTGCAGGAATCCTCTTTGGCACACTCTGGATAGCGATATTCCCAGTTCTTCAAAAGCTGCGTGTCCTCCCACGTCTTGCCGTTGTCGAAGGAAAGATAGATACGATGGTCAAAAATCTCTTTCATATTTCCCTCCTATACTTCACAGGAGCGGATGCGTGCATTGAGCAGGATCCGCGTCAGCTCACTGGTGGTTTCTGCGTTGCGCAAAGCTTCGACAACCTCTTCACCGTAGCAAAAATCCTGCGCGGCTTCGATCGCTTTGCGCCGCTCCGTTTTTACGCCTGCCTGCTTTTCGCACCGTGCGATACCCGTGCAGCGAAGCACATAATCCCGCGAACAGGTCAGCATTGTGCCGCTGCCAAAATGTCTGCCGGAACCAAGTGTCCCGCCCCATGTGCTCATAAAAAACCTCCGTAAATGAAAAAAATCACCAGCCGTTTGGCTGGTAAAAACTTGTCGTGATTTTGCCATGCACTTTCAATCATTCAGGTCGTAATGGTGGGCAAAAATCGGATCGTCGCGTCCAATGTCGTATGCTGTGGTCAGCATCGTTTCGTCACCACTGTCGTATTCCACACAGGCGAGCATCTATGGATCGCGGCCACTGCGAACGAGGTCTACATACACGCCGGGGTAGTCAGCGGGCGAATCTACAACGCCATGCTTTGCATAGACGTGCAGGGTGCCAAGCGGAGTGTCTACGCAAAAATCTCTCTCCATTGTCAAATTCCTTTCTCCCGAATGGGTGTTTTTAATACCAGCAGCGCGTCTACCTATTCCGCCACCGCATCATAGTGACATTTTGTCACGTCGATTTGCCTCGCACTGACTGCCAGATGTCGCAAAGGCTGCAGCTCTTTTCATCGCACGCGCCGCAGTAAACACTGTCGGGCGAATAGCCTCTGCCGTCAATATGCGTGCCTCCTATTTCGTCGATGAAAAAACCATCAGAGTCCGTCGGGTAAAACTGCACAATGCAGTCTTCCACTTCAATTGTGTCACCACATTCATTGATGGCGAAGCGTCCGTTTGGCTCCAGAACAAAATCCGCGCCGTCGGTGACATATTTGCGCTTGACCGTATCGTAAACCTTGTATCGCATATTCAATCACTCCTCGCCCTGCTTATTTCCGTCGGACGTTTTCTTACGAATGACGCCGCTGACATGCCCAACCTTGACGAAACCCTCCGGCTCGTCCAGATCAATCGTATATCCGTCGTTGATTTTAACAAACGCTGCGCCATCCACAACCCATAGATCGCCAAACCATGGATTCAAATAGATGTCGCCGTCCTGATAATCGACACGCTTATGCTCGTTATATTCTGTCACGACTACACCTCCAACGCTCAAACGTCACATTGGTCAGCCACGCAGGCGTTCCTTTTCGTCACACACATCAGAGAGGCGGTCGCTCAGGAAATTCTCGACGTGGCATAAACAGTCTTCGTAATCATATGGAGCACAAGCTAAGCCAAAGCACTCGTCGTATTCGTCGAGATAGTCTTTCATATCGTCAATGCAGCGCAAAAACCTTCGCAAGAGCGCCTCTTCGCGCTCTCTGCTTTTATATGTATACTCAAACATTTAGTTACTCCTATCCCATTGCGGCGGATCCACCGGATTGAACTTGGCATCAAACCATTCGATACCGGCGTTGTCTCTGGTGAGCATCCACCGTACAACGCGATCGAAAAAGCCTTGACCGATACCTACATTGCAGTAAATTTTCCACGCTCTTCTGCCGCGCGTTGACTCATTCCATGGAACCCAGTAAATATATGCACCGTCCTCCAACCAAGTCACGAGCCGAAGCTTCGCTGCAACGGGACTTGGCTGCTGGTTGACGATATACGGCACGATCACGTCGTTGAACATGGCTATTGGATAGCCGATCACTGCGATGATGCGATTCATGTGGAAACCTCAACGTGATCGTAGATTTCTCCGATTTTGAATTGATAATCTTCGATGCGCGTGCGCTTGTAAAAATCTGCGTAAAGCCTGCCGTCGTCGGCGATCACATACTCGATGCCCTTGGCATGCTCGGAGGTATCGAGGACGCCTTCCAGAAAGAACACGCGGAAGCGGTCAAACCTCCGGAGCCGACACCAATGGGAATCCGGAGTCTGCTCATGGACCAAACCCTCAAACTGCGCATCTGCGATCGATTCCTGCATATATTGCTCAAAAAAGCTTTTGTCTTTCAGAAAAGCATCGCAGCGGAAGCGCAGGCCGATGAAGCCGATCTCTTCACACCATGCGATGAATTGATCGCGCCACATTTTGAAATTCGGGATGGGCTGATAAAGTACGCTGATCGCGGAAGCCGTGATGCCATGCTTGGCGAGCGCGTTGACCCGCAAAAGATACTGCGCATCGGACAGGCCGCTCCAACCCATGATTTCCCTGCGGTCCTGATGTCGAAAATCATGGACGGAAATGTTTACATAATTCACAACGCCCGCCAAATCAGGGACAACTTGCAGAAGATTCAGACCGTTGGTCGTCATGGTGACGCGGCAGACCTTCTTGGAGATCTCAAAATCGCGGAGCTTTCGCAAAACCTCCCGCAGAAGATCCACATCGTAGGTCGGCTCATTGCCGGTGATATCCAAAGAGACGGGATTCTGGCTGCCGATCTCGCGCAGGATGTATTCCAAAGACGGAATCATGTGATCGAGAAAAGCTTGACGGTCGTACTGCATGCACATTTTCGGGTCGTGCATATAACAAAAAATACAGTGGGCATTGCATCCGCTCGGGATCACAAGCTTCACTGTGATGACTTTGTTATAATTCTCGCGTTTCTGCCAGATCACCGGCATTGCCGTCGGCCTCCTCTCTGAATTCAATGTACTGAATGTCCCAAAACCTTCGGAACCATGTCCACGGGCGATACCAGATCACCTTCCTGTACCGCCGGAGCGGCAGAAAAATGTGGTGAGAATTGTTATGACACAGGGCTTCGAGAACGTGTCTATCTTCGATGGTAAAAATATCTCCGCTGCGAAGTTCATAGGCGCGGAGAGGCTGCAAAATCTCCGCGCGCTTGCCTCGGGCAAATTTCGTGCGCTTGATATCAGACACCTCCCTGTTCAAATTCCGGGCAGATCTCATGGAGGTGTTTCTTGCAGTAGGTGACACGGCCGGCCTTTTCTTTGACGTACATGTATTCAAACAGGCGCTCTCCGAGCAGGTCGGCATCATCCGTGCCGATGTGCTGACAGTCCTTGCACCAAGGGCCGACCATGCAGTCTTTGACCTCTGCAGAAATCTGCTCTGCGAGGCGCTTTACTTCTTGTTCAAGCTTTTGGCGGATCTTGTCACTGTTGACGAGCCGCTCATATTCTTTTTGTCTGATGAACATCCAAAAAACCTCCAAAGCATTCTTTTATAAGAGATCGTCGATCGTGCCGATCTCGCACACAGGCTCAAGCATTTCGTTTGACCATTGATATTGTGTAGGTAAGCCCATTACTCTTTGGCACAGCTCTCCAGCCACTGATATGTCCCATACCTCTGTTACAATAAACTCCTGACCACAGTATTGTTTCATCCCACGAGTGAACAAAAGCGGAACATTAAGCCCAAGCCGGACGCTCCCTCCATATTCACGTTCCATATCGTCCCATTGGCGGACGCGGACACGATCGCCAGGCTGAAACCATTGGTGCTCCATCAGGAAACCACTCCCTTACTATGTATTGGTTGGAATGGGTCGAAGCCATCCACCTGTAAAAAACCTTCGCGGTATTCCGCGAGGTCGTCAACGTCCTCGACGTACAGCTCGTACTCCGAGAGTGTCCCGGCTCTCGACCTGCGGCAGATGTCCTCAAACGGCCGGAGGCTGGCATACCCCATCATTTTGGAGCACTGCTCCGGCGTGCCGCAGGCAAGCAGCGCATCATCGCGCTTGCGGTAGATCGCATAATAACGGCTCATCGCGTCATCCCAGTTCCGGAGACTGCACGGGCAGCTCGACAGCGATCTGCTCCGCGTACTCAATGACCGATTCGATACCAAGCACAAAATCCAGCTTGCCGTTCAATCTGTCGTAATGATTCAATCGAATCGGATAATCCTGAAGCGTAGAAAGCTTCACATATTTTTCAATCATGTAAACCCCTCCTGTGCTACTTTTTTTCTTCTTTGACGGGCACAATGCACGTGGCGATATATAGCGTCATTCCTCGTCGGAATCGTCGAGCTGCTCATAGTGATAATGCTCAAGGATCTTTTCGGCGGACTCCAGCTCGGCAGGATCATAGGGATCGTAGTTGATCACTGCGGGGCACTGCTGGGACTTACCGTTCCAATAGTGCGCGTTCCAGAGATCCTCGGCGTTTTCCCCTTCGCCGTGCAGATGGAAAACCATCGACGGGAAGCGCTTCGAAAGCAGGAGCATATCCTCCTCGGAGTAATACCAGCGCTGGTCAAGTGCGAACCACGTGGAATCGTCTTGGCGCCCCTGAAAAACGTTCATCTTGTCGAGCTCTTTATCAAGCTCGTCAAGAAGGTTCTCGTCCGTGATCTGGCCGATGGCCTTGCCGTTCTCGTCGGCTGCTTCAACGGTCAGCATGAAATTTGTATAGTATGCCATTTGAAAAACCTCCGTTATACCAATTCGTCAATGCTGTTGATCTTACAGGGAGATGCGCTCGGCGCCCATTCGCGGAATTCAATGGGCGGCTCGTAGCCTTGAGATCTCGCATAATTCAGGCAGTATTCTCTTGTGTTGTAAAGAGTGTCCATGTAGGTCACGTATAACCCATGGCTTGTATTCAACGATTTGAGAAACCACAATGCAAAATTGCTGGGAAAGGGTGTATCCTTGGCTGGATCAGTTCCGTCCGCCCAGCGGATACCTTCAGCGGAGAGCATCTGACCGAGCGCCCCGGCCTCCTCCTTCGAATAGAGGATGAAAACCATGTGGTCATGAAACATAAAAACCTCCGTCAGAGCAGATCGTCAATGCTGCTGGGTGCGCAGGGTACTGCGCTCGGCGCCCATTCGCGGAATTTGATGGGTGGATCGTAGCCGTTATTTCTTGCGTAGTTCAGGCAGCTTTCTTTTGTTTCATACTTTGTGGTCATATATGACACGACCGGATAAGCGCTGAACCCATCTTTGGCTAAGAACCAAAACGTACAATCGCCCTCGAAATATACCCTGTATGCCGGGTCGGGACCGCCACGCCAGAGGATGCCCTCGGCGGAGAGCATCTTGCCTAAAGCTTTAGCTTCCTCTTTCGTGTAGAGGATGAAAACCATTCCGTCATGAAACATAAAAACCTCCGTCAGAGCAGATCGTCCACCGTCGGAATCGAAACCCTCGTATGGAAGAGATCACAGAAACGGACCGGCGGCTCCAGCTTTCCATCCTTCACATACTGCTCGATCTCCCGCTTGTATCTGCCTTGAGCCTGATGCCACCATATATGCAAGGTGCGCGTTTTTGCGAAGCAGTAATACACTGCCGGCTCTTTGAACGTAACAAACTGGTTGGCAGACGCTCCCGAGATCCATGGGATACCGGCTTCGGTCAAAAGCTCACAAAGCCGGCGTGCTTCGTCCTCGCTTTCGACGAGGATGCACATTTTATCGTGAAAATCCAAACGCATCACCTCCGATGGCTAAAGCAAATCGCCGATATCCACAGACACCGGCGACAACAAATCTTCAAATTCAATAGGCGGACTGTACAGCTCCATGTCGCCATCGTTGATCGTACTGGAACCGCGCCGGAAGAAGGACCTGGCAGGCCAGTTTTCGTGGGTGCCGTCGCTGATGCAGATGAATGAGCTCCGTGATCGGTTGTATGGAGAGGTTTCCTCAAAAACCTCGCGTCCGGTACACCACAAATAGCCGGAATCTTCGAGCATTCTCAGCAGTTCATTCCACTGTTCGGCGTTGTGGCAGTGAATGACCATTCCAGAATAAAACATCAATTTTATTTCCTCCTTTTCACAAAAAAATCTTCCAGTGTGTGGATCTCAGGCAGCGGCTGCGATGGCAGAACCGTGAGATATTCAGCCTGAGAGATAAACGTACATGTTTGCTGATTATAATCAGAAAGCCTGAACGTGCTGGCTGGGGCGACTGCCTCGTCAAGCTGTACGACAACGCAGCCATCCGAGGCATGACGCGGACGCATGTCTACAACTGTTGCGATTGCGTCTCGCAGGTCGAAGCCATTACGGTCTTCCTTGTTAAAGACCACACGGGCGCCTTCGAAAAGCTCTGCATACTTTGCCATTTGCTCACCTCAAAGAAGGTCATTGATGTCGGGAATCGTGACTGGCGCGGCGGCACAATTGTAAAAAAAACCTCGGGCGTCGTCGATGGAATATTCGGGCCAATCATAATCTTTGCTCGATTTGCGTCCATATGTCACTTGGTTGGTAATCCGAACGCGATAATATGTACGTCGTGGAAAGCGGAGCAGTTTCGATGTCAGCCGGTCCCCGGAGCTCCACCTCAGTCCATCGTCCTCCAGCATCTGAAGAAGCTCCTTGACCTCGGCTTCGGTATCGCAGTAGAAATAACAATTTCTCGGAAAAATCATATTGCGTCGCACCTCCTAAATCAGGCCGTCAAGCGTCTCGATCTCGATCCTGCTCGTTGGAAGCAGCTCCAAACCCTCGCCGTTCGGGAAGGTACAGCACCAAGGATGGTTACGGATGCTTGGAAGGCTCAGATGCTGCATGGCTCCGTAAAACTTCTCGTCCATGGCGACAATCGGATGGCCGCCCTTGATAGAGATCCAGACGACGGTGCCGGTGGCGCCGAGCTTCATCGGATTTGCAAGACGTGTGACGAGACAGGTCGGAACCTTCGTGACAACAACACGATCGCCGACCTGAAAACCGGAGGTTGGCGGGTGCGGACTATTTCTATTGTAACTCATAAAACCTCCTAGATGAGATCATCAATGGTGTCGATGCGCAGTGGCTCGGCGTTGATCTTTTCGAGTTTATACGCCGCATCCAGGTAATACCAACCATGCTTATCAATACAATGATTCAAACAGGTATGCATTCGGTCAAAGAATGCGTCATGCTCGACGCCAACCTTGTCTCCTATGACATGGCACACCGTGCCTTCTGTGCCGATCACAGGATCAAGGTCGTCCTGTGAATGCAGAATGCGGACACGATCGCCGACTTGAAAATCATGCTTCATTGGAAAAACCCCCGCGCTGGATGAGGATCTGGACGGAAGCTTCGTCGCCGTCGGGCAGCATGTAGCGCAGCGTGTTCAGGATCTGCGTCAGGTCGATCCTGCCGTCGAAGCGGACGGAAAGCTCCGTCATCTGCATGGGATGCTCAGCCGAAGCCTGCGGCGCTGCTTCCGCTTCCACATCATCGTCAGATGCATGGTCTGTCGTGGTGCCGGCTTCCTCCGGAGTGTTGGTTTCATCGGCAAGGAACCAACGGAGCCACTGTTCATCTTCACGATGCATACGGCGGCCCTTCGGGAACAGATAGGCATAGCCGAGCTCGCGCATTTTGAGCGAGCAATACTTCGGAGAAATCCCGAAGATCCTTGCAACGGCGACCTGCGTGAGGTGATGCGTTTCCGTCAGGTCGGTCAGATAATCCCGCTGGAGATCGGCAGGCATTGCGCTGAAAACCTGCCACGACATCGGGCGGGAAAGATTATATGTATTCACAGGTCCGTTCTTCTCCTTCCATTGTTTGGGTGTGAGCGAATCGCTCGGAAGCTTTGCGGCGCGCTTGCTTTTGCTGCCGCAGATGCGGTTTCTGGCGGAATATCCGACGCTTTTCCGGTCTCGGATCTCGCTGCGGAATTCCTTCTGAATAAACGCGGAATCGGTCATGGGCATTCCTCCATTTTGAAAAAACCTTAATTGGATCATTGACACAGCAAACGATGAGACGCGACCGGAGCCGCGGCGAGAGCTGGCGATTCTGAAGCCTTGCTCAGAATCGCCGCGTGCGCTCGTCGGCGGAGGGAGGCATCCTGTGCTGACAGCGAGAAGGCTTTATTCATCGGGATAAAAGGATCTTTGATCCTGCGATCACGATGAATCGGCTTTTCGCTGCGCTGTCCGCAGCGAAAAGGGGGCGGTGTGGAAAGCCTTCGAGCTGAAAAACCTTGACTGCACTTCGCCCATTGGGTGAAGCTCTGCTATGTATTTGCAGAATATGCTTTGCTGTGACGTCGATTGCGAAGAACGACTGAAAGAAAACGGGCGGAATTAACTTGCTTGTTACTACGAGCGGTTAATGTCGTATTGATTTTTGTCCGAGTTTCTTTAATTGGGGTGGCTGTGACGGTGATGGCGGAAAACCCTGTGGCTACTGGGGTAGGTTCGGGCTTCGCTTGGTTGGTGCGGTTGTTCGGAGGCGTTGTCTTGAAGGATAAAACTACGCATGCATCGCTGCTTCAGATACCTGAGCGCAGCGCCCGTCGGCCATGCCGCCATTGCTTCCCTCCCACCGTTGGCAGGAGAGGCTTCGATTGCTCAAAACCTTATGTATGCTCGTTTCTTCGCTTGATTATTGTTTTCTTTTCTGGTCCTGCTTCAGGCAGTACCGGACGCTGGTTTTATATTTCTGATTGTAGATATCGAGGATGGAATTCAGCCACTGCTCGTCGATCATTTTATAATAGGAGATCGTGCCGCTAAGGCTGCGGACCTGCTCCAACGGCCAGAACCTACCCTGCGAACGCTCGTATAGATAGGTGTTGAGCGTGGAACGGAAAGCCTTGACATTCTTCCAGCCGACTGTGATATTGTTCTTGGAATTCAGCATCATGCCGAACATCCAGTTGGAGCCGGTGTTGTTGCCGTAGCTCGTTTTCTTGCGGTTCAGCTCCAGAGAAGCTTCCATCGTCTTGAGCGATGCGGCAATCTCGGCCTCAACCTTCTTATAATCGAACGGGCTTCTGGACGAGATGGAGATGTCGTCGGCGTAGCGGGTATAGACATAATTCTGTTCGCCAAAAGCCTCCAGATGATTGCTGAACTTGTGGTCGAACGGGATCATGAGAATGTTCGTCAGCATCGGAGAGATCGGCGTGCCCTGCGGCAAACCTCCGTTCAGAAAACAGAGGCTCAGCGCCTTTTCGAGTACCGCTTTGCCGCCCGCGCTCTGCATCACGGCGCTGAACGGATAGATCATGGAGAACATTTTGCTCAAAAACTCCGGCGTGACGCTGCCGAAGAAGTTATGGAAATCGTAATGCGCGAACCACTTACTCGCGTTCTGCTGGTGCTTTCGAACAAGTGTGACTGTGCTGCGCTTGTGAATGTAGGCGTGCGCCGTGGTGTGATAGAGCATATCCGCATGGAACATGGACTCAAAAATCCTCCGAAGCTCATAGAGCGCGTTCATCAGCTCCGGAAGAGGCTGATCGATGCGGCGGACGCCGCCGCCGGAACGCTTGGGGATGTAGAATGTGTGGTAAAGGGCTGTGCGGTCCGGCTCAAAAAGCTCCGAATGGGTCTCATTGAAGCTTTGCAGCGCACGGATCGCAAGCGGGATGTTGTATGCATCCAGCACGTTTCCCGGAATGTAATCACGAAACCTTGTGATGGTTTCCGTTTCGCACAAAGCGACATAGCTGGTGCGCGCTTCGTCCTCGAACAGGAATTCATCGACGGAAACCTGATGATAGCGCGGGGGCGCTTTCACAACGATGTATGGCATAGAGACTCCTTTCTTTCGTATTGGCATAGTCTGGGATAGGTATGAAGACTGATCTGGAGTAAGGTCTCTGGTCCGGTGGTCGTCTTGCAATCGGCGATTGTTCGGGGATTACAGGGCGGAGGCTGCTTTTCTTGCTCGCGTCCGCCAGGGTTGGAACCCTGGATGACGACAGGTCGAAAATCTGGTGCGAGATGAGACATCTGATGAGAGTCAGAATGTCCTGCTACGCCTTCGCGGGCGGCCGGCCTCTGCCCTCCTCGCCATGGACCATTGCTTTCCGCCCACCATTGGCTGGCGGCTTTCTTTGCAGAAATTTTTACACTATGCTGAAACACGAATTTTACGACGGATTTCCCGTCAAAATCTTACAAGTTTTTACTTAAATTGCATCGATCTCGAACGTAAATGCGTTCATTAAGATCATTTTCTTGAGCTTGGTGACGCCGCCCTTGACGTAATTGATGAAGTTGCTGCATCCGAGACTGCAGATCGTGCGAACCGTCGGTGTGACGCTGAGCGGAACCTTGCAGGCGGACATCGGCGTTTCTTCCTCAGCTTCCTCATGCGAAAAATCCATGGTGGAAAGGAAGCTCTTGACCATCGCAGGATCGTCCCACGCGGCGGCATAATGCTGCGCATCCTCCAGACGGGTGCGGAAGTCGAACATCGCCTTGATGTACGGATTGCTCTGATTATCGGATGCAATCTTCCGACGGAGGTCGATGTTGTCCACGCAGAGGAAAACATAGCCGTTCAGGCGCTGGCCTGTATATCCTTCGCTGAAAACCTTCACTTTGTTCCGGATCTCGGGGTTGATGCGGCAGAGCATCTCCAAGGTGCGCTCCGTTTTGAGCTTGTAGAGGTCCTCGGTGGTGAACATCTGATTTGCCAGATTATGCGGCTCGACAATATCAAAATCGTAAAGCCGGAAGTTCGTCAGCCCAAACCTTGCAAGGCACTCGGCAACCGTGGCGCCAACGGAGCCGCAGCCGATGATATGGATCGCGTCCTTGCATTTCTCCGGCTGGAAAAAATCATAGGATTTTTCGAGATTCATTCAAATTCCTCCATGCCCTCCGGCCATGCATCATACATATACCAGACACCATCGTCTCCAAAATAGCCGCTCGGTGTGAAGCGGTATTCGTCTGGATGTGCTTCCCGATACTCGTTGGCAGCATCGAAGCCCGTACTCTTTTTCTGCTTTGGCGCAGCACTCGCCGGGGGTTGATACGACCAGTGGTTCGACGGTGCGGACTGAAAGCGCGAAACCTCCGCTGGCGTCAGCTTCGAATGCACGGGATTTGCCGGAGCGTCGGGCTTCAGCTTCGCCTTGGCATCCGCGAGGAAGGCACTGTAGTCAAAACCACAGTCCGTCAGGCCGATCTGGATATCCGCCGTGTCAAAAACGACGTTGTTTTTCAGATCGACGATGCGCTGCCAGTGCTCGCCTCGCTTGTTCAAAATCATGAAGATTTGGAACATCTCCGGACCGAGCTGCTCGATCAAGCCGTTCTGATAGCCATCGTCCACGGAGGAGGAGAAAACCCCCATATTCACATGGCTGTGGCCGTGGAAGCGCATGGCGTTGAAGGTGTCGTCGTCGAAGGAATCCTGCCAGTCGTTGTATTCCTGCTGGTCGGGATTGATCGACGTCCCCGTTACCTTCTGCGGATAGACAAAAATATCCTCGACGATGAACGTCCGCTCGTCGGACTCCGCCCGATGGACGACGCCGTGCCAGCCGATCTCGGAGGATGTTTCGCGCACAAGCGCCGCCTGCTTCATGTAAGCCTTCGGCGTGAAGAGGATCGTGGCTTTGCCGCAATCCAGCGTCTTGCTGTACGTCAATGTGCCGTTTGTGATCGGATTCTTGACGAGAGCTTCGTAAAAATCCTGTAAGATCTGCTGTCTGTGTGCCTCGGTGATTTTATAAGGTCTGCTCAAAACCTTGCTCCTCCTTACTGTACATTTTCGGCGGCCCATTCCACTGCCTCCATCGGTGTGACGCAGCTGCCGTCCGGAAGCTCGACACAATGCTTGTCGAGATCGAAGAAATGCTCGCTCCAACTGGCCATGACGGTGCTGTCCGAGAAATTCAGGTTTCTCGCAGAAGCACAGCACTGCTCGACCGCGCTGACATAATTGCCGGCGTTGCACGCCTGATTGATGATCGACTTGTGACCGCCAAGGCAGGAATAATATTCCGTGTGCGGGTTCGGGCTGCAATCCCGCATCCAGTCCGGGTAGTCGTAGCTGCCGCGGGCTTCGCAGCCGCCGTAGCTGTAGATCCGGTAGGCCGCGCAAACCTTGATGCGGATCGTCTCATCCTGGAAACAAGCCTTGAAGAATTTCTTCGCCTTGGCTTTCTCTTCGCGCCCGCTGAAGTGGCGGTAAATTGCCGCGGAGGTCTTTTCGATCGCCAGATTCGCGGCGTCTTCATCCCACATGTCGATGTAATAGTCGCCGACCGCGAACTCAAACCAGTCGCTGCCGGTATCCATCAGCTCCAGATGCTTGTTCATCAGGAAATATTCCATCAGCTCGTTGCTGCCGCCGTTGGCGATGGAATCCTCCAGTGCATCCACCATCAAAAGCTTCTCGTGAAGCTCTCGGTTCTTCTGCGCGGCTGCTTCATAATACTCCGAGATGGATCGACGGAGCTGTTCGGCAGATTCCTTCGTGCGGCGAAGCGCATCCTCGTCGTACTTGCGCTCAAAACCTTCGAGCTGCTTACGGATGCCGGCGGAACGGAAGTCATATTTGCGCGCGGCTTCCGCCATCAGGCGGCGGAATTCATTCGCATTCTCCTGCATGACGATGGAGTTCAGTACCGCGATTACCTCTGGATCGTCACGGGGCGGACGCTCCACAAAAAACCACGGAAGAAGCTTGCACACCGATGCGGCCAGCAGATGCCACACGACGACCGACAGATTGGCGACGATGACCAAAACTGCCCGCGTCTGCGGATTGCGATAGATCTTCGCATCGGACTTCGCCTGCTGCTTGATGTAGGTGGCGCGGGTCGCATCCAGCTCAAAGCCCTTCGCAGTGAGCGCGGCATCGTCGAGCTTTCCGATCGTCTCCTCCGTTTTCTGGAAGGAGCACTGGAGGTTGACGACCGTAATGCGGTCGTGCGCATCTGCATCCACTCCGCTTGCGAAGATCGCAGAGAGAAGTGTCTCGCCGCTGCAATCCGCGTCATAGGAAGAAGAAGGCACATCTGTTACGGTCAGATGCAGACTATCCTCCTGTTTCATGCGCGGAACTACGATGGTGCGCAAAACCGCGAGGAATGTGGAGTCATTCCGGAAGGAATCTCCCGCGCAGTTCTTAAAAATTTCGTCCGCTGCCGGACTTGTCAGTTGAAGATTAGACACAATCTGACCAAACATTTGAACTCTCCTTTACTGTTTTTGGTAGGAAAAGCGCCCGCTGAATTGCTCAGCGGGCGCTTCGGAAATCAGCAGCCGCCGTCGGCCTTGACGACGGAAGCCAGCAGGGATTCCTCGCGGCAGTCGGGAAGCTGCGCAAACGGCGTGTCGATGTCGGCTGCACGCAGCGGCGTGCCGTTGAAGGTGACGTTGCCTGCGCTGTACTGAACATCCATCTGCTCAAAAGCCTGACGCGGGGTGGTGGTTTCGGACTCGAACGTGCCGGTCTTACGGGTGGTGGCATTGCGAACCTTGACTTCGATAATCATAGTATGTATCTCCTTTTATTCAGTAATTTTATGTTTTTGATTTGTTTGGGTTTGTGAAATGGAAAAGCCGCAGGTGAAAAAACCTGCGGCTTTACGGGATCACTCGACGGTGATGCTGGCGTTGACCTTATCGAGATCAGCCTCGATCTCCTTCGCAGCGGCTGCGAACTGTTCCTCGATCTTGCCGATCTTCAGAAGCGCGCCGCCGTAGGTCTCGGCAACATATGCCTTGGCATCCTTCACATCGTCCGGGATGTGGATGGTGATGGCTGCCTTCTTCTCGGGATCGGCCTGAGAACCATAGGTCGCGCCGAACTTGGAGATGGACCCCTCGCCGGTGCCGACCATGAGCTTATACAGCTCGTTCTTGTCCTCGTCCTTCAGAACCAGCGCGTTCGGGCGGTGCTTCGCAAGATTCTTCAGATCCTTCAGGGAGACGCTGGACTCGATGAATGCGACATTACGAATGATTTTAACGTTTGCCATAAATGGCTCCTTTCTGCTTCGGAGTGTGCCGAAGCGCACAAAATATGTATTTGAATCGCCTCTGGGCGCTCAAATCAGGGGAATAAAAAACCTCCGGATGTTTCCGGAGTCAGAGAAGATCGTCGATGGTTCCGATGGACGGCGGCCGCAAACACTGGTCGCAGAACTCCTCATAGGTGAAGCACGGCGTGTCTGGCCGAAACATCCAGCCGGTGATCCAGTTGTCATCATTCGCTCCGATGAAGTGATAACTGCTTGCGCAAGCCTTTGCAAGAGTTCGTGTGGAATACCCATTGCTAAAAACGAAGCCTTGTGCGTGCAGAAATTCGATCACGTCTTCCGCCTCTTCGCGGCTCGAAATCTCGACATGATAATGCCCGCCGCCAAAGTCATAAATTGCTTTTGACATAAGCCCTCCTAAACAAGATCGCTGAAATCATAGGGCGGATCGCTGCGCAGGATGCGTTTGCCGATCGCATCGGCGAGCTTCTTGAAGCCCGCGTCATCTCCGGAAGCAAGCAAGCTCAAAAGCTTTCGCTCATATCCGTCCTTTGGAAGAGAAACTTCCGGGAAATACCACGGAAGCAGACGGGAAATTGCAAATGTCATAATGCGATAACCTACCATCGGGCTGCTTGCGGCAGAGATAAAAACCACTGAGCGCGTCTTGCGATCCATCACTGCGCTTGCCGCATCACGATGCCTTTCGCAAAAATCTTCGACGGCGCTGACATGCTCATATCCCGGAAACAGGGAATCCGCCAGTCTGTTGACCCACGCTTTGCGATCTTCGTATGACCCGCACTTTTGCGTCCATTCAAAACTACAGGAGAGATACAGGAGCTGATTGCTTGCCGCGAGATCGCATGACTTTGCGGCGAGTTTTTTCTTCACCTGCTCGATCTCGTTGTTCTCCGGATATCTGGCTGAAACCTCCACCGGCTCAAAGCGGATGAAATCTTGTAAGCGCATACGCGGCCAGACGATTGCACGCAAAGCCGTGAGCATGGATGTATCTCCGAGAAAATTTCTTCCCTTACAGTTCGGGAATTTATCGACCGCTTCCGGGCCGACAAGAACAAAACCGCTGATTGGCTGCAACTTCATTTTCTTCTTCCTCCTAAATTAGATCGTCAATTGTTGGGATGCTGAAAGCCCTCGCGTCGGCAAAATCTACGAGCTGATAGCCTCGGTTTGCCCACCACGCCGGCCAGCAGAAGCCGAGGTGTTTGGCTGGATCGCATGCATAGGCAACACCGTACCACTTCATTGGGTCGTCCTTGACCTCTGACCACTGGCGTTCTGCCACGTCGCATGGATCGTCGATCCAGCCGGGGCGCATGTGGATATTCTGTTTGGCGGCTTCGCGCAGAAATGCTTCGCATTCCTCCGGAGAACGGCAAACCACCGCGATCTGCCAATCCAGCAGCGCCTGCCAGTCAATATTCATGGGACTCCCTCCTCAAATTTACTTTCATATCAGCTCGTCAATGGAGCCGACCTCGATGCGTTGCGCGAAAATATCGCAGAAATCTACGACCGTCGGATGGTCGTCGTCGCCGTGCTCGGAGTAATATTTGGATGTGTATTGCAACTCCCGCCCGTTTCGCATGATGTAGATCGCATCCTGTGCGACCTCCGGATCGCCATTATTGCCGTGTGATTTGTAATTCTCCGGCTCAGGCTCGTTGCCACGACCGTACATGTAAAAGCCGGCGTCAGTCAAAGCCTTGCACAGCTCTGTGAATTCCTCCTGATTTGCACAGCAGATCGCTGTATTCGGCTGAAAATATTCCTCCAAATGAGATCACCTCCATTGTAAATTTCTTCTGAGAGGAGTGGTGCGGCGGGGACTTTCCGCCGCACCGCAAGAGAAAGGAGACATTTGTCTGCACCGAAGGCCGTCTCAAACCTTCGGCGGTTGGTGGGTCCAGCAGGACTCGAACCTGCAATCTTGCCGTTATGAGCGGCGTGCTCTGCCAATTGTGCTATGGACCCGTGCGGGCGGCTTGCGCCGCCCTAAGAAAAAGAAAGGAAGGAAATGAAGCGGGTGGCGATGTGCGGAGGTGCCGACCCTCACAGCCTGCGCTGCGCACGGTTTTCAAGACCGGCTCCGGAGCCGTCCGGATTCACACACCATATGGCTTCAAAACCTTCACAAGAAATCGTCGATGGTTCCGATCTCGACCGGCGGACCGACGAACAGACTCGACGGCAGAATCTCCCGGCAGAAACCTCTCAGCGAATCTTCATAACGATTCGCCACTGTCCACAAAATATTGGATCTGTATACTTGATTCGCAACGATGGAGAGAACACCGAATCTCTTGTACTGTTCGCGGATGCTGAATTTGCAGAAACCTCCGAGAAGTTCGTCGAGTGCCTGCGCATCCGCAGAGGATTCAATGTTGATGCCGAAGCGCTCGTTCAGCATGCGGTCGTACAACTCTTGTCCGGTCAAACCCCTCACCTCCTACACAATTGCAATACAATGGCCCGTCGGCCAATCCGAACGCGGCATCCAGCGGAGCCACTCCGGATTGTTGAAGAAAAATCTCTGATCGTAATCGCTCTCAACAGAAACGAGGCACGTTTCCACGTCAAGCCTCGATGCAAGCCTCGCCAGCGCCTTCGTCGTTTCACGCAGAGTCTGATCAAATGTCCGGTCACGAAGATTGCCGCAAAGCGTGATCAGAACCTCCGATTGTGAATGGAACCAATCCCCACGTCTGCCTTCGCCAAGGTTACTGCACTGCCCAAACTCGTCGCAGCACATAGACATATTGTGGCCGCGTCGGCTCGTCACATAGAACTGAACAGGACCTTCAGAGCCAGTGATACGCGGCAGATGGTCAACCACGAGCTGCGCCTGATACAATGCCGCCGGGGTGTATCCGGCGTATGCGTCTGCGAGAATCATGCCGCGGACGTAAGTCCACATGGACATTCAAAATCACCTCTCAAATCTGCGATCTATATCAGATCATCAATTGTTTGAATTTTAATACCTGACGGCTGTGACAAAAGCTCCGAGATATTCGCCTCTCTTACCGCAAAGCCGTTCGCAACGTGCCATCCAAACTCAGGCATATAAGACACCCGCTGGCCATACTTACAAACCTCCAACTCATGCGATGATGATTTCTCTCACCATCCAACGACGTATTCACTCCCCGGAAGCTCCGCAAGTGTCTCGGCAATCAGAACCGCTTCTTCATGCGAGACTGCGTGGATGGCAAGGCCGCCATTCCAAAATTCCTCGCGGATCTCATTCTTCGTCATTGATGACATCTCAGATCACTCCTTCCCAGCTGGCACAAGATTACGGGACGTCACACCTTACGATGGACCTTCACGATGACTGGCTCTCTGCGCGGCGATTTGTGGTTCCGCTCTTCTTCGTGGTAAGCCTCGTTGAAAACCGCCTCACTCCCGTCCCAGAGCGGCTCGTCGCACTCAAACTTTTTCTGCCAATGCTTTTCCATGCGCTCTTTCCATTCATCGTTCTCGTCCCAGTAAAGGTATTGGAGATCCCGTTTTTCCAGCACCTTATTAGACGGAACCTCAATGCTTTTTCCCATAATCACAGAGTACACTTCTTGCGCGATCATGTTGGTGTGGGAAATAACCACCATGCTGAATGGCAGCCCTGCATACCAGCGTTTCGCATAGTCAATCATCTCATTCACGGGCATTTTGACTACGGAGTCCGTTATCGCCCACTTCAGCGGAGCAAAATCTTCCTCTTCATCAGAAACCAGCAGGAGTTCTGCTTTTCCGGGCTTTTCCGTGAGCGCTGCGATCACAATGCGGTTTACCTTTCTGACTGGCAGATATTTAATTGCTCCTATCAAAGTTGTGCCCATAAAAACCTCCGATCAAATAGCTGTTTCACAAAAGGCCGTCCAGCGTGTCGATCTGGACGCTCTTGCTTTGTATGTCTGCGTAACGCAAAACCTCGGTCACGCTTCCGCAGCCGAGCTGGCCGTTCCATTCGCTTTCGTAATCGCAGACGTAAAGCATGAGCGACATGTCAGCACACCGATATGCGAAGAAGTGGGTGAATTTTCTAAGGTTGGCTCGCTGGACTTTTGTTGAGATGCCATGTGCATCACACTCGTTAAGGAATTGCTCGGCGCCGGTGCGATCGCCGCAGTAGACCGAGATCTTTCCGGCAAAAAAGTCCTCCCAATTCATGAGGCGGCCTCCTTATGAAAAACCTCGACGATGCGCTGTTCAGCCGGCATGGTTATCCCTCCTCATATCCTCGATGAAATACCGGACGCGCTGATAGCACGCGATCCGGGTGATGGTGCTTGTGTCGGTAAAGCCCTCGTAAGCCTTGAGCTTCTCAAGGTGCTTCTGCTCCTGACGCAACACAAAATCGTAGATGCGCTGTACATCCGCGTCCATAAAAACCTTCCTTTCGTATGTATGTTTATACAAGACCTTCCAAGGTGGTGATACTGATCTGCGGATCTGACAGCCCGCACGAAGCCATGAAGTCCGCGAAGTACATCCAGCGCTCGACAAAATGATGGCGAACATGCCATTCCGGACCTGTTCCCGTATATTCAGCGCTTGGTGTACGATTGAGCGGCTCAACGCGAATCGACAATGCGCGGAATCCGTGTATCTTGCTTACATCCACTCCGTATTTCGACAGGAGATCGCGTAAGTGCAAAACCTCCGATGCATTTTGACACCAAACAGAAAGCTTGCCGTTCAGCAAATCTTCAAGATCGATCTCGCTCACCTCCGATCACATTTTTCCAACGAGTTTTGCTATGATTTTGCACATTTTCCCGATGAGTTTGCCGTCAGAAACTCCATGTAGTCGGTGTCGCTGGCGAAAAGCATGTAGCCGCCATCGACAAAGCCCATGAAGCCAGACGGACAGAAGTAGCCCTTCACAGAAGCACCACCTGAACCCCGATCAGAAACCCTGCGGCCAGAAGTGCAATGGAGATCGCAGCGGCCTTAACTGCAAACCTCCGGTGCTCTCTGCGGCGACGTTCCGCCTGAACCTTCGCGGCAGATTCCGCCTTCAAGCGGTCGTGATGCTTATTGACGATGCCGGAGAATACATCCTCCGGTGCATAAATTCGCAGGCTGGTGTTCATAAAATTCTTCCTTTCTGATAAAAATCCGGGCAGGTTGTTCGCCTGCCCGGCTGCCATCAATACTGAGAGCACACGGAATGACCGCCGTTATACCCTGTGGGGAAACCATATGTATTCAGAAAAGTATCGCGGCTGTCCATAAATTTCTGCCAGACCGCATTGACAGACTCCGTGACCGCCGTTTTGATCATGACCGTCAGGAGATCCGGCGTCATGTTGATGACGACCTTGGAATCGTCGGAAACCTTCGGCAGCTCCGGCTGAGGCTCGGGCTTCGGTTTCTCCTGCTCTGCCTTTTTTGCCTCGTTCTCGGCTGCGAGCTGATATGCCGCAAACATCATGTCGCGTCTGACCTTGTCACACAGCGGCCTCGCCTCCCGTCCTCGCTTCTGGAAATCAGATGCGCGAACCATCAGCATCAGGCACGCTCTCGGAGACCAGAGTATTTCCTTTCCCGGAAGATATGTCATAAGATAGCTGCTCTCTCCGGCGTTTATGACAAAACCTCCGCGTCCTCCGCCGATGACGACCGGGCTAAGCCCGACCTCCTGCTCAAGCTGCTCAAGCGTCATGATCTTTGTGTCATGGCAGCGGCGGAATTCCCTCCTGTACTCTGGCGTCATGCACTGGTTCGGATTGTAGAACTTGAGCACACGACGAATCTCACTCGTCGGGCACATATTAAGACGTGGGAAGAAGTGAATGTCCGTGATAGATTGCAGATATTCCATCGCAACCTGATTGTCGCAAGCCATAAATACGCCGACAAAATCCTCTGGCTTGAGCCTCCGCGGATCAAACTGGAAGCACCGCGTACATTCCCTTTCGCTGAGTCCCGGAGTTTTTTCATTGTTTTCCTTGCATCTTTGCAAAATCTGTGTTATGTTGTTCATAGCCGATTACAACCTTTCTGTAATTTGGTCAGAGCCCGCGAGGAAGTTGCACCTTCCTCGCGGGCTCGTCTTATTTTCAGGCAAATCTTGACAAATTATTCCTGATTTGGTAAGCTGGAACCACCGGAATCCTCCGGCCTGATTAAACGATACATAGGGTACCGTTTGTTCGGCGAAAAGACTTTCGATATTTCCTCTCCGTATCTTCCATCTTCAAATGTCTCCTTCGGAAGCTTCCGCCATCCGAGAAATTTTGCGCGAACTTTTTTCCGTTTCATCTAAAAACCTCCAATGGATGTGAATGATATGCTGACAACTTATCGCAGTAGATTTTACAAGGACTTTAATACATCTCGATTTAATGGTCAGATTTTGCTTACTCCGGAGAATGCCTGTTTCGTAGACTATCGCAACCTGAGCTTTGTTAATACAACAAGCATAATCGACCAGTTTTTGGCCGACAAGAAAGACTATATGCTATTGCGGCTAGGATATGCGTACAGAGGAGTGCTATACGCCATACTGGAGCGGAGACTTTCCGGATTGGCGCCAAAATCCGCATGCCCGATATCCTCGATCCTCCCGTATAGTGTTTGCTTGCACGAGGACAATACTTATTTCTCGTGGCCCGGAAGCCTTCCTCCCCGTGTTGCGCCGATCTTCTTAAACGCAATGAACTGCCTTCCCGCATCTGGGAAACGCGGAATTTACAACCTCCAAACCGCCTCGCTCCCCGTTGTGAAAGCACAATCAACTGATGATCGCGGCGGCTTTGGGAAAACCCACCTATTCAACAAACCATATGGGTATTGCAGCGAAGCTTTCACAATGGTTGGGGCTTACCTTGCGGATATGTAGCTGCATCCTTCACGTCTCACAGCATTCAGACCAAACCTTCAATGGTTTTGATCTCTGGCTGCTCGCAAAGCCTGCGGGCGGCTTCCTTCAAGAGCGATACGCCGTCGGAGCAGCTCGCGCTGTTGATTCCGTGGCTGCGATACAAAGCCCAAAGCCCGCCGCCAGTGGCGAAACAACCGCTGCAGCTGCACCAAAAACCTGCGGCTGCGTCCCACTTGCTCATGTCTGTGTTATTAAACCACGGGTCGCGCTTGAGCTTTTCACGGAGATACGGAATATCGAACGGGATGTAGGGCGCGACGGCCTCCAAACCTCCGAGAAAGTCAATGATGCGGCCGTAAACCTCCGAATGACTGAGCTTCTGCCCGGTCTTGACGTCAACGTCTACGCGGACGCCGACTGCTTCTTTAAGCGTCATGTTAAAAACCTCCGTCGCAATACTGCCGCAGCTCCTCTGTGGAAGCACTCACAAAATCGCGTACCCGCATAGAACCGCCAAGGAAGTTGGGCGAGGTGTCCTCCGTCAGATCGATTCTGTCTGCACCATCGAAATCAATAGGTTCCTTTGTAAGCACTGTGCCGCCGTGGTTGACCACAACAAGCGGTGCAATGTAGCAAAAATCTCCGGTGTCGCAGCTCTGGTAAAGGTCATATGTGTAGGAACCTTCCGGCACAGCCTCACGCGGAATTCTGCCGTTTGAGAAAAGTGCCGGGCGATCCAGCACTTCGATCAGATCCAGATCTTCATCTAAAAACCCCATAATTTGTAAGCCTCCTTTTATGCGTTCAAAGCCTTGCGGGGAATGCGGCGCTCCACGGGCTGCGCGAGGATGTCCAAAGCCGCCAGCTTCATCATATGTGCCTGCCGGATGCCGCAGTGCTCACACGGTGTGCGAAACCCATGCTGGCAGCAGAGCATACACGAATACTGAAAGCAGCGCTCCGCCTCCGCGCGGGTTGCGGAATCCTGCTGAAGCTCCGCGCCGATGCACTCAAACTTTGTCATGGTAAAAACCTCCGAAGTCATATTGATGTTCACATTGCCAGCAGATCAGCCGGCCTTCACACGGCAGTCTCGCGCCGCAGCATACACATGTTTCCATGGCGGCCTCACTGCTTTCCCGGAAGTACGGTGCGCAAAACCTCCCGGTTCAGCGCAAACCGGTTGTCCAGAAGATACTGCGCTCGGTCGCGCCGGAAGGGATCGTCCGCGTCGAAAGCATCCCGTTTGGCTTCGCGCAGAAAATCCCCGCGCAGCTTCGAAACCTCCCGCGCGGATCTCGTGAGCTCGAATTGGATATGCTCGTTGTAGCTCAGCTTCATTTTTCTCTCCCTCCCCCTCTCGTCAAAACCCTGTAGAGCCAACGCATAAACCGCGGATGAATGCGCTCCGCAAGCGCGACCGCTCCGCAGAAAACCGCGGCGTACAGACAGCAGACGCAAAAACCTTCAAACCATGTGGGCATTTTTCGTTGACTCCTTTCGTTGTACTAAGTGGTTAATACAGATTTTTGGGTATAAAAAATAAGCGCATGGAAAAACCATGCGCTTTTGTATATCAAAAGGACGGCTGAAAACCTTCAGCCGCCCGAATGACCGTATTCAGCTGCGCGGATAGAAAACCGCGCGGTATGCTTCGTAGACCGTCATGACGTCCTTGAAGCTCTTTTTGTTTGCGATGGACAAAACCTTGTCCTTGTTTTCCTTGGCGTAGAGATCGGCGCCGGAAAGCTCATATTGATAGAGGCGGTAAAAAACCCCGGACTTCGTGATCGTGGTATAGTTGAAGGTCGGGCGGATGTGCAGCTGCTCCTCGCAGCGATAGCAGAAATCCGTAATGTTCGCGGAAATCTGCGCCGGTGTGAATGGCTTGCCCTGTTTTTTGGAACTGCGCGGCAGCATTTTCTTTAGAAAAAACCCAAGGTCATCCGCGAAAACCGGGTATTCACCATTGACAAACCTTGTGGCCGTGCGCGTCTTGGAGTAGACCCGAAGCGGTTCGATAAATGCCTCCGGAATTTCGTTGGGGCAGATCGTGCCGTCAGGTAAAGTGAAAAGCCGGCGCTCAAAATCTACGGCGTCAGATTTCAGGCGGATACAGTCTGCGCTCGAAACCCCGAGCCATGCAAAGATCAGCGCGGGCAAAACCTCGTACCCCTCGTCGATGGGATACAGGCGCGTGACTGCCGAAACCAATGCCTCGGGTGATGGTAAGATGTACTTGCGGATGCCGACGGTGTAGTCTACGTCCGTGCGCTCGTCGAAAACCTCCAGCGCGTCCGTGAAGGCGAAAGGCTGAGAGGTGGAATGCGCCCAGCGATTGTATGTTTGCAAGGCATACAGGACAGGACGAGCCGCCCCGACATCAACGAATTCGAAAACCTCGAAGGCGTGACGCAACTCTTCGATCGACATTTCTGCCACGTCCCTGTTGCGCGGCTGCTCAATCAGGTCGGAAACCTGACTAAAAATCTGTGCGAGGCGCACACGCACATCTGGCTGGCGCGTACTCAGATACTGCTCCTTGATCTCCGCGTTGTACAAAAAAACCACCGCCATTTCGATAGTTACTTTATCCCCATTATAGAGGAAAAAGTATGTATCGTCAAGCAAATGACGGCAGTTTTGTTAATTCGCTGGAAAACCTTGGGGAATGGCTCCGTTTGATTTCGTCAGAATGACGGAATCAGTATGTGAAACCGATGAAAACCTTGGAACTTTTGTGAAGCGGGCCAGAGTCGCGGCTGATATCGTCCCAGCACGGCGCAAAGTACGCACGCATGGAACGGTCGTATTGCAAACCCTGATAGACTGCACTCTGGATCTTGCCGGAGCGCGAAACCTTGCGGAAGAACGCAGTTCGCCCGTCGCGCATCCGGAGAAGCTGTTCGACCGTGACGATATAGCCTTGCTCCCCGTCGGGCGCGGAGGTCAGATGGTCGCACGTCGCCCATGTGGAAATCGATGCGTCAGTCATGCGAAAAACCTTCCATTCCTAAAAAATCTCCACTCTGCGTTTTCCCGGCTTGTGACGGGCATGGAAAACCGCGGCTGCATTAGAGAAGCGAGGGCGAAAAACCCTCGCTTTTTTCGTTGTTTCAATTCTTTGATTAGTTTTCGGCAGACTCCGCCTCTACAGGAGCTTCGACCACCGTCAGGCCGACCTTTTCGGCCAGCTTGCGCACATCGTCCGCTGTGTACTCGACCTTGCCGTCCTTCTTGGAAGCTTTCAAAACCGCCTCTGCGGATTCATCGTCGTAGAGATAGCCGCCATCTGCCATGCGCGTCTTGATAACCGCGAAAAGCTTCTGCTCGAAGAAAGCTTCACGCTTGACGACGTTGGACGTGTCATGACCGGAGCCGACCTCGGGCATGATAGCCTTGGCGAGCTGTTTCGCGTCGGCCTTGTACATAACCTTGGGGCAAAGCTCCGCCGGAAGAATCGCCGCCGCAAGGGCAGAAAGCTGCGCAGTGATCGTGTTGATGGAAGCCTTGACGTCCCATCCGATTTCCTTGCGGTACGACATATCGTCCGGCGTCAGGGCGATATTGGACGACGCCTTGCCATTTTCGCGGACTTCGAGCGTGGCCATGTTGTAGCGCAAAATCCTGACCATCTTCTGCCACGCGCCGACCTGTGTGATTTTGCGCGTCGGGTTTGCCGCGTCCAGCGACTCGAACGGGACGTACTTGTTCACGTCCACAAGGGCATACAGACCCGTGTTCTTGTCCGGGCGCGCGCCCTTGCACTTTGCGAACGGATTCGGGATATACTCACGGTACAGGTCTACCACGTCGAGCGCGGAAAGCTCCGCGACGCGGTTGTTCATCAGGCGCTTGTTCAGCGCAGTAAGCGCCGTTTTCAGGTAGTTCAGCGTATCCGTCGGATCCTGTCCGTTCTGGACAGCCGCGTTGACACTTGCCAGTTCGCGCGCCACGTCTGCATAGAGCTGCTCCGTGGTCTTTGCTTCTTTCTGCTCAGAGGTACCCTCTCCGAGATTCTGCGTGATTTCAAGCGTCGGCTCTGTGTGCGTGGCGCTTGCGTTGACTTTTTTAGACATAGTTATACTCCCTTTCTCAGTTTGGTTTTGTTTTAAGTCCCACTCTGCGTTTTCCCGGCTTGTGACGGGCTATGGCCGCATTAAGACTTGCGCGGCGCGGGCGATTCAGCCCGCGATTCTGCAAAGACGGTCGAGCTTCGCGCGGATTGCGTCCGCTTCGCGGTACAGTTCGACGGCGTACTCATAGCCGTGCTTCGCTTCAATGTTCAGTGCAGTTTCGGTTTTCTGCATCCATGCGGATTCAGTACGGGCGATTGCGTTCTTGAAAATTCTTTTCATAGTTATGCTTCCTTTCTTTCGTGTTTTGCACTCATGCGAACGCTGGAGTTTTTGACGCTCCAGCGCTCAGTCAATGCAAAACGGTACTTTCGTACCGTGAATTTTACTCATTTTTTGCGCTTTTATTGCGCACCACCTACTACAGACTTTTTCACGGTCCGCTGACGCTTGCCTTTGCTAGAGGCTTTTTATCGCCGTCCAGAGCTGGACGTTTCGCGCCGTCTCGATGGTATTCGCCGCGCCGCCTTTGTTATAGCGTTTCGCGTCGGCGTTCTCATGTTTCAGGTGCGCGGGCTTCCACCGCTACCACCGTGTACACGATAAACACAAACTTGCTTTTCGTTCGTTTCAATTCGTTTCGCCGAAAAGAAACACTTTTCCCGCTACACTAGTACGGAGTTCACCCGTTGCGCGGTATCGCAAACTAGCTTGCCAGCTTCCAAAAAGTGCAAAGTGTAAACACTCCGCGCATTATAGCACACCCGTAAACGGGCAATGCTCAGTTCTTCCACTAACTGCTCTGTTCACTCGATTGTCAAAGTGCATAGTCTACGCGCGTTTGCGCGTTCCCGTCCGTTCCGGCGTTCCCGCCGTGCTGAGTTCATGCCGTCCGTGTGTCATGCGTCCGGCGCGTCTTTCGGCTTGCTTCCGTCCGCGCTCCGCAATGCTTTTTATAGTGGCTCACTTCCCACTTTCGCGGTCTGCGTTTCCGGTTCGCTTGCCTCTTGACACTCAAGAGCATATCACATTTTCGGCTGTTTGTCAAGAGGAATTTCGTTCGCTTCAATCCGTTCCCGAATCAAAACGCCGTCATTCACTTGACACTACGGATTATAGCACATTCGAAACTGTTTGTCAAGAACTTTTTTCGTGGCCGGAAAATTTCGTGCTTTCCGGTCGTTCCTCTTTACTGCACTGCGCCGCTATGCCTTGCCCCTATTGGTTTAGGTTGTGCGCACCTCTAACCGACGTTTCCGTCCGGCCTGTTACGCAAAGTGTCACGAATCCAATTCTGACGGCTCCCCGTCCGTGCTACGTCCAGTCAATGCCGTTCGGCGTTCCGTTGTCCCGCCGTCGTTTCATCGACTGTCTGCATGATACCATATGCCGCGCAATTTGTCAACAGGTATTTTTCGCTTTTTTGCATCATTTGATTTCCTGATCCGATTCAGTCCACTTTTCCGAACTTTTCGGTGTCGTTTTCTCTGCCTTATTTCATATATCAGTGCTTTTTCAGAACTATAATGATTTTTCAGCCAGAGGAAAGGAAAATGGCGATTTATCGTTTTTCGATATGCTAATGAACTTTTCTGTCTATTTACAGAATGTTTTTAGTGTTTTATATGTGTTATTTGAAACTTTTCAATGCTTTTCTGAAATTTTTGAAACAGGCCCGAACGATTATAGGAATGTTTCCTATTATGCTGTCAAGGTTTTCACCTTTACACCCTTAAAACAGCTTCCCGCGTTTTCGAACATATGTTTAATGTGCAAAATGAGCCTTTGCACCGTAGGGGGTACTTTCCATTATCTCCGACGTTTCAGACGCCGAGAATTGATAGGTTGTTTCAACTTTCTACCACACCATTATTTCCATCCTTTCCCCTTCTCCTGTCTCATTTTCCCCATTTTTTCAGCCAGAAGTAGAATTCAAACCAATCCTCGCCATTTTTATGTCAAGCAAAATATTCCACAATCCGCGTAGAAATTCGCGCTTGTTTTTTGTTAATTCCGCTAGTTAAAATCGTCACGGAGATCGTCAAATCATATGCTACAATAGTAGCGTCAAAAGACATAACCGTATTTATTCACTTGGAGGATTACCAATGAACAATATTATTTCAATCAACTCCACAGCCCCGCAGAGCTCCACCATCATGCTGGACCGCATCAGGGAGTCACGCAGCCTGCGATTCTCACAGATCGCTCCTGGGGACGCTGTAGCCCCGAGAGAGCTTGCTGAGGATCGAGCGGCTACTCCTATTAAGAGCATTGATGACATCCAGCGCATCTCCGATTTCCTGATGGGCAACCACCGTTGGAGAGACAACATGCTGTTCGTCGTCGGTATCAACTTCGGACTTCGAGTCAGTGACCTGCGAACGCTCCGGTTTTCAGACTTGATCAACGACGACTGCACGTTCAAGCGCACCTTCCCCATACTGGAGCAGAAGACGAAAGCAACCAGAACGGTAAAGAAGAATCGATACATTACGATCAACATGGCCGTCATGGACGCCGTAGAGCTGTTCCTTGCAAAGACTCCCGGCTGTAAGCTCAGCGACTACATGTTCCGCAGCGCGAGGAACGTACAGGCTGGCATCAATGAGCCGATTCACCGTAATACGGTCGAGAAAATATTAAAAGAAATTGGAGACGAGCTTCACATCGACGCGCACATGTCAACGCACACGCTGCGAAAGACATTCGGATACCACCAGATGATGGCATCGAGTAACAGCCAGAGGAAGCTCTTGTTGCTTCAGAAGATCTTCGGTCATAGCAGTGCGGCGATCACTTTGGATTATATCGGGATCACCAATGATGAGATCGTAGAAGCCTACGAGGGGCTTAACCTCGGAAGCAGACAGCACCACTACATCGTCGATTCCGATATCGTAGATGAGCCCTGCCCCAGGGTAGGCTGATATATTTTCTCCTTCTGGCTGCAATATGATAACCGGAAGAGATTGGAGGATGATGCAGACCAACAGCTGCAAGCTGTGTGGATGAGAATTGGGAACGCAGGTGAACAATTCGAATCGAGCGCAGCGGTCGAGTCTGTGGCACGCAGACGAGATCGAGAGCTAGTGCGTAAGCAACAGGTCGAGAAGCGGAGCGAAGGATGCATCAGCCAGATGTACCTTGAAAAATGAATAGCGTTCTGAGGAGAGAGCGGTTCCGAAGAAGCAACCATGGGAGACGAGAGCAGGCGTCGATAGAAGACAGAACCCAGACCGAGGCTTACCAAGCGAAGCAACAAAGCCGAAGGTCGGAGACGAAGCAAGGGCTGAGTGTCGTCGTTAAGGCGAGCTGAGGGCAGACGAGCAGGGTGTGGGTCTGACCGAAGCTAACGAAGCCCGCTCCAAGAGATGCCTGCGTCACTGTGCGGAGTCAGGAGATTGTCTCCAACAAATCATGGCCGACCACGTCGCTCTAATTGTTAAGTATTTTTATTAACGAGGCGGGTCTCAAAGTCATTGAAAACACAGGACTTTTTAAGCAGCTACCACCAACTTTCCAAAGATGGCTGCATGGAATAGTAAAAATCGAACTTTTTAGGAGGAATTTATTTATGGTAAATGTCTGCGATGCCATCATGGGCAGCGGCAAGACAAGTGCGACGATCACTTATATCAACGAGCATCCGCGGGAGCGGTTCATCTACTTCACACCGTATCTGGACGAGGCGGATCGAATCATAGCAGCATGCCCCGATGCAGATTTCGCTACCCCGAGCAACAGCAATCCTCGGTACGGATTCTCAAAGACAACACACACTGCCGAGCTGGTTCGCCAGCGCAAGAATATCGCTACGACGCATCAGGCTCTGATGAATTACACCCCTGAGATGTATGCCGAGCTGAAAGAGGCCGGATACACCGTGATCATTGACGAGACGCTTGCGGTCTTGAATGAAGATCAGACTGTGAGCCGTGATGATGTAAACCTACTCTTATGGTCTGGCTGCATTGAAGAGACGGCTCCGCGCGAGTACAGCATTACAGATCGTGGTCGCGCGTATAGAGATGGCGCGCTGCTCAGCCTTATGAAGAAGCTCTCTTCGCGCTCTATGATCGTCACTGGCAGCGAAACGACGATGCGGTCCTACTACTGGGAGTTCTCGCCGCTGCTGTTCGAGTCGGCAAAAAATGTATTCGTCCTCACCTATCTCTTCGAGGGATCGGAAATGAGTCTGTTCTTTCGCATTAACGGGATCGAATACTGTAATATCGGCATCGACCACCCAGATAAAAATACATATCGCTTCTGCGACCATCCGAATTACATCCCCAAGTATGTGGCACGCCTCTCAAAAATGATCGAGGTCGAAGAGAAGGAACGCATGAATGAGGTCGGGCGGCGCAAGACGGCGCTGTCGATGAACTGGTATCAGGCGCATCCAGACGAGGTGGACACGTTGCGCAAGAACCTGTATACGTTCTTCTGCAACCACCATAGGGGCACGCCGGTTGCAACCAGAATGTGCGGAACGTTCAAGACGCACTGGGGTAAAATCCGCGGCAAGGGGTACTGGAACAGTGATACCGTCTTCTCGCTCCGGGCAACTAACGAATATGCCGACAAGACGGTCCTCGCCTACCCCGTCAACATCTACGCGAACGCCGGGGTCGTCCGGTTCTACCAGAGCCTCGGCCAGGAGTTCGACAACGACAACTACGCCCTTTCGATCATGATCCAATGGATCTGGCGCTCGGCAATCCGCAATGGTCAGCCTATCAGCCTGTACCTCCCCTCACGGCGGATGCGAGAGCTTTTATATAAATGGATAGACGACACACAGAAAGAGTACAAGGAACGATACAGAAAGGAATCCTGAATTTGAACTACAAGCACGATACATATGAATGCAGCATGTGCCTCTGGGCGGAGCAGTGCCCCAGCGCGCAGACCTGCGACAGCTTCACCCCTCTGGATGAGGAATTGATCGAGATCATACTGGCCGATAGTACGCGAGATGCGTATCGGGCCGCTTTCCTGCAATACGCAGACTTCGATGGCGGCGACTTCGGAGACTGGGGGTATTCTTATAGCGAAGCGTAAGAAGCCGCAGTGCTTCATCCTAAAAATTCACTCCAAGCGTCTGCGTGACGCGAAATGGGATTTGAAGCTCGACCTGCAGGAAGCACGTATGCGGGACGAGCTGGTAACACTGAGTAGCAGTCAGGTGTTGCGCTGGATCGATGAACTCAACGGCGCGCCGGACCAGCGGGCTGAGATCACAGCTGTGCGGACGGAGATCCGCGATACAATGGCGCAGGATGCGTCAAGAGACCGCAAAGCAAAGCTGAAAAAACTTTACGAGCGTTTGGACGCTCTTCAATATAAAAAAGACTACATTTGTCTGATCATCGATGACGAGCGCGACTATCGCGCGGCGGTCAATGGATTTTACATAAACGGTATCAAGTACAGCCGCCTGCTTGGAACAAACGGCGGCATCAAGAACAGCACGATCGTATTCGCCAATGACGCGCTGGTCGGTGAGCTGCGGCGTCGGATCGACAACGGGCGCAACACAGAGATGCCGCTCGTCCCGGCCAAGTTCGAGGCGTACCGCGCACTCACCTGTTCCGGGTCCACGCCGGTCTCCTTCCCGCATGGGCTGGTAATCGTCAAGGACTGCGAGACAACTTTCAAGGACAGCGTGGTGTGGCTTGCGGATTCTGAGACTGGTGAGCCGGCCATGACGCCCGACGACGACGCGGAGATCACGCTGTGCGCATCAGATGGCTGCGGCATGATGCTCCCCTCTCTGGCCGCCAGATGGTCGCAGGAGCTTGGGCTGGAGTACACGGCCTGTGGAATGAACACGCGCTTCTCGTGGGAGAAGGGCATGGTGTTTACCTTCGATTTTATCGAGTTCGCGGACAAGGTGGCCGGGAAGCGCACGGTCGTGGATGCGTGGGGTACGGAGCGCGACCTGCGGAACGCGGAGCTAGTTCTTACAACGTCGCAGGTCAAGCTGTGGGACAGCTACGACAGCATGGAGGACTATCTGGCAAACTGCTTTGCCAACAACTACACGTTCGGCATCACGAAAGTGGCTGAGGCGGCTCTGGAGCCCCGTCACGCCCTGAACTACCAATTCATTCAGAGTTACCACCTGACGGACGAACAGCTTGCGGAGCTTGTCATGCCAACTGTGAACGAGATCAAGGATGTGCTCGGGCTGGATTACAGGAAAACGATTTTATACCTTGCAGGAACACACCTCGGCGACAGGCCGTTCAATGCCGCTGACAATCCGGAGGCGGCTGCATTGATGCTCTGCCCGGAGATGATCAACGACCCGCACATCCGCTCGAAGGTCCGGTCGATGATCATAAAGCGCATCCGCGATGCGAAGATCGGCGTGATCGACGTGCCTGGCAACTACACGATCCTCTCCGGCGACCTGTACGCCCTCTGCCAGAGCATGTTCGGTCTGCCGGTCACAGGTGTTCTGAAACGGGGCGAGATCTTCAACCGCTACTGGCTTGACGCCGGGGTGGATAAGGTGGCGTGCTTCCGCGCGCCGATGTCCTGCCACAACAACATCCGGCTGCAGAATGTCTGCCAGAACGAGGAGGCGGCGCACTGGTATCAGTACATGCCGACGATCACGGCGCTCAACGCATGGGACACGACGATGGCGGCACTGAACGGGGCGGACTTCGACGGAGACTTGATCTTCACGACCAGCTCCAAGGTCTTGGTTGAAAATGTCAGACCGACGCCGACGCTCATGTGCTTGCAGAAGAAGGCGGCGAAGGTCGTCATTACGGAAGAAGCACTGATTGAATCCAATATCAACAGTTTCGGCAGCGCGATCGGCCAGATCACAAATTGGGTTACGTCAATGTACGACGTGCAGGCAAACTTCAAGCCTGGGTCCAGAGAATACGAAACGCTGGAGTATCGTATTCAATGCGGGCAAAAAGCGCAACAGGATGAAATCGACAAGAGCAAGGGAATTATTTCCAATTCTATGCCTGCACATTGGCACAGCCGCCGAGCCTGCATGAGCAAATTCAAGGGTGACGAGGACGAGCTGCAGTTCCAGCTCAGGATCTGTGCGGACAAGAAGCCCTACTTTATGATGTACATCTATCCGGCGCTTGGGAAGCTGGTCCGTAAATACGAGGCGTCGGTCAAGTTCGCGGCGCAGCAGAAGTTCCAGCAGGACTACGAGCTGCTTATGGAGAAGAATGCGGACGAGCTGACGGAGGACGAGGCCGGATTTGTGATCTCGGCGGATTATAATGCACCGGTCAACTACGGGGCGTGTACGATGAATCGCCTGTGCTGGCTGGTCGAGGATCAGTTCCCGCGCAGGGCGACCAGACAGTCGAAGTCGGACTTTGATCCAAGCCTGGTCGTTGACGAGGGGTTCGACATCAAGCAGGTGAATAAGAGCTTCTTGAAGCGGCTTGGCGATATCGTGCGGGAGTATAGCATCTTGATTCAGCAAAAGATGAAAGCTGTTGAAAATGGCGACGAATCGTTCACAAATTGGATTGGCATGGCGCTTTATCGCCAGCTCTCCATGCTGAGCGATGACATTCGGCTGGTCAGCAACATACTTGCCGCGAAGTATTACGAGAAGGAATGGGTCCGCTGTACGATCTGGGGGCGGCGCCCGTGGACACTGCTTCCGGCCATCGCAGCTAAGTCAGAGGCGGCGTATGCGCCTGTAGCAAGCGCCGACGGCGAGATTACCTACGGCGGCGAACAGTACACCATGAAGCCAATTGAGATTACGATTCCTGATTTTTACATCAGCGACGGCTGGGAGGATATAGATTGAAAGATATTATTTTGGATGAACGGGCTTACGCCGAGGATTTAATCGAGAATTACAGCCTTGGTAAGGATGAATATGTGTCGATTTGCATCTTGGCAAAGTATTGGCGGTCTGAGGGGCTCTATGCCCCGCAGATCCGCAGGAAGATTGAAGAGCACATCCTGCGCAGCAAACCATATGCGCGGATGTTCCAGTACGCCGAAATGATTGCCAACGCTGTTGAGGCATCAAGAAAATGGCCGCTGCGAGAGCTGGATAGTATTGAGATCACACAGCAGGAGCTTGATCAGATTGCGCTGGTGGATGGCATGCAGGAACAGCAGCTGCTGTTTACGATGCTGTGTCTTGCGAAATATCGTCACGCTGTCAATGCGAACAGTGACGGATGGATCAGCACTCCGCGCGTCGATGTTTATAAAATGGCAAACGTATCCGGAACGCTGGAACACAAGGCAGCTGTGCAACGCCACATCCATGACGCCGGAAAGATCGAATGGCCGCGTCGGGCAGACAGCGAAAATGTTAAGGTGCTGATCTGCGACCTCGACGGAGAGCCTGCACTGCATATTCGAGACTTTCGCAATCTCGGTTATCAGTACCGGCGTTGGTGCGGAGAGGCGTACTTCGCGTGCTCGGAATGCGGCCTCGTGGTGCGCCGAAACAGCAACCGGATGAAGTATTGCAAGGACTGCGCCGACGAGATCAACCGGCAGAAAGCGCGGGAACGCTGGTTCCAACTCGCATAATCTGCCAATCACTTTGATTTAGAAAATGCCCGTAAGTCCAGTAATATCAAGGACTTGCGGGCATGCTTGTTTCACGCCTTATACGTAAAAAAGGAAGATATACATCATATCTCCTAGATTTGAATTTGTAAGGGGTTTAGCATTTTGAAACTGATCACAAAAGAAGAAGCAACTCAGTTGCGGGAGCGCTGTGAGAATGTGGCGATCACCAAGACTGTGAATCATTACTATGTCACTGAGGAGCCGCATGTCATGCGCTGCCTCAAGCAGATTCGAGGAGAAGCGAAATGATTCCGGCCAGACGAGACGGCGAAAGCGAGTTTGCGTACCACAAGCGCCTTGTGTACGGCAAGCTTGTTGACAAGACGCTCGCCGATGAAGACTACGCCGAACTCAGTCTGCCGCTGTACGGCAAGGAGTACAGCTCTGATTTTACCCGCCGGATGATGTACGGCAGCCTCCAGAGCATCAAGCTGATCGAGCGGTCTAATATCGACACGTCGCCGGAGCAGACGCTTCTGGATATGGAGCGCCGAAAGGCGGACATTGCATCGGAACGGCAGAAGCTCCAACTTGTCAAGCGCGATCTAACGCGCGACACCAACAAGGATGCTCGAATCGATCTCTTCTTCGAACAGATGGCCGACGCGATGCAGCGCATCGACCCGGCAGAGTTTGCACGGGTGTCGGACGATTTGCAGCCAGACGACGGACGCGAGTGGCTGCTCGGCATTGCGGATCTGCACTATGGCGCGAAATTTGAGAGCCTGCACAATGCATACTCTCGGGAAGAGTGCAGGCATCGGCTTGATAATCTGGCAAACGAAGTGCTGGCGACGGCCTATCGGGAAAACATCACACATTTAACGGTCCTGAATGCAGGTGACTGTATTCAGGGCATTTTGCGTCTCACGGATCTGCAAATCAATGAGATTCCAGTTGTGGATGCGGTGGTTGAGGTGTCGTGGGCGATTGCGTCTTTCCTGAATCGCCTTTCGGAGCTCGGCACGATCCATTATATTCATGTGCCGTCCGCGAACCATTCTCAGACGCGCCCGCTCGGCAGCAAAGCCAGCGAGCTCGCAGCGGAGGATCTGGAACGCATCATCATTCGGTACATCCGCGACCTGCTCAGACAGAATGAGCGGGTGGTCGTAGAGGATACGGTCGGCGCAGAATCCGTACAGTTTGACATGGCAGGACATCACTGCATCGCTCTGCACGGGCACCAGATCAAGGATGTCGCGTCCTGCGCGGAGAACCTGACGAAGCTGCACCGGAAGCTGTTCGACTATATTTTTATCGGGCATTTTCATGCCGGCGGCGAAAGCGTCGTTGGCGAGGCTGACGGGCACAATGTGGAAGTTATTGCGCTGCCGAGCTTCATCGGGTCCGACCCGTACTCGGACAAGCTGCTGAAGGGCAGCAAGGCAATGGCGAAGCTGTTCGAGTTTGATGCTGTCCACGGGCATATCGGAACAAAGAACTACATCCTCAACTGATATTATCGCAGTAGCGAGTGCCGGCAGCGTTACCGACGTTTCCGACATATACCATCTTCATTCATCGCCGTGAATCTGCAATTCAACAGAGCCTAATACGAGCGTGCCATATGTTGTTGCGAGGTATGGCAATTCATCTCATGTACCATGCGTACAGTGAGTTTTCAGAGTCGTGTATAGCGGCTCTTGTAGCACAAGCCGCGTCGGCTCGGCTCCACCGGCAGGTGCCTGCACCAGCTGGGTTTTCCAACCGACATTATATTCTATCCCAGGAGATAGACATATGTAAGACTATTTTCTTTATTTTTGCGCGGGAAGGGGCGATCGCAATGGCGCGTAAAACACAAATGAACCAGATCACTACGCCGGAACTGATGGCGCAGGTGAATCCAGAAAACATTCGACTTCGTGACGATTTCCTCCTTTATCTCCAGTCGATCCAGCGCTCTGCCGGAACGATCGTCCAATACCGTTCAGACCTGAATATCTTTTTTGTTTTCAATCTGCTGCATAACGACAACAAGCCATTTCGGGATGTTAAGAAGCGGGCCATCGTTGCGTACCAGCATTGGCTGATCAATGAGCATGGCAACTCACCCGCGCGTGTCAGAAGATTGAAGGCGGTGCTGTCCTCACTCAGCAACTATATCGACAATATCCTTGTCGGCGATGACGAGGATTACGACAACTTCCGGCCGATCATCCGGAAGATCGAGAATCCGCCGAAGGCTGCTGTGCGCGAAAAGACGGTGTTGTCAGAAGAGCAACTGCTCAAACTGCTGAACGAATTGCACAGGCGAGGTAAAAACGAGCGAGCATGCCTTGTGGCTCTGGCTGCATACTCCGGCAGACGGAAGGCAGAGCTGCTGCGGTTCAAGGTCAGCGACTTTGACGACTGCAACGTCGTGTACGGCTCCCTCTATCGCACGCCCCGTCAGATCAAGACGAAAGGTCGCGGGACGAATGGCAAAATGCTGACGTGCTACACGCTGGCAAAGCCGTTCCGTCCGTGGTTCGACTTCTGGATGGAAGAGCGCGAGCAGAAAGGCATCGAGAGCGAATGGTTATTCCCGGACCCAGCGAACCCAAAAGAGTCGAGAACGATTGCGGCGATATCTGGTTGGACGGATGAATTTTCTAAGATATTAGGGGAAGAAGTCTATATGCACAGCTTCAGGCATATGGCATGTACTCGTATGGTGCAGGCCGGTATCCCAACAAATGTTGTGCAGGAAATTTTCGGATGGGGGTCCCCAGATATGGTGGAAGTCTACTCCGACTTAGATCTGTCAGATGAAATTGGAAAGTATTTCAAGGACGGCGACATTGTTGCGCAGGGCAAGAAAACACTCTCCGACCTATAACGCATATTCGCGCGGCGGACTGTGATTCTGCCTGCGCATACGGGGGACGACTGTATTTCGTTCCTCATTTTTTTGTATTTTTTTGAACGAAAGGAATTACGATTTATGCTACTCAGAGAAGATTTTGTAGCCGAACTTGCAAAAAAAGGCTACACCAAGAAAGCGGCAAGATACATCGTCGATGATGTCTTCGACACACTGACAGAGTGCCTTGCACGCGGAGACAGCGTGCTGGTTCGTGGCTTTGGTAAGTTCGAAGTCCGGCGCAGAGCCGCACGCACCACGATCAACCCGATCACCAGCGAGGCGACGTATGTAGAAGAGCACAACGGCGTTCAGTTTACGAGCGGCAGTTCGCTGCGCCGCGCGGTGAATCAGGGTCTTGACCTGTAATGACAGGAGGCTGCAATGCCGAGGGTCAGTAAAGTAACAAAGGCCGGTATGGCGACGAGGCCGGCTGAGCCAGCGAAGCCGGACGACCGCGAAGCATACTACTGCTGCCGATGCCGCAAGAAATATCGGCGGCAAAACAATAATTTTACGCAGGCACAGAGCACGCTCTACAGCGGCAACAACGGCTTCCTCCACATTTGTAACAACTGTGTCACCGAGCTCTACCAGCACTACAGGGAGGCCACAGGCAGCACGTCCAACGCGATCAAGCGGCTGTGCATGAAGCTGGACGTCTACTGGAATCCCGGCGCATGTAAGCTCGCACTGAGGGGCCGTGCGCCGGAGCAGTATATGCTGGCCTATCTCCAGAAAATGAATACGGCGCAGTTCGCTGGCATGACGTATGACGATACGCTGGACGAAGAGTGCGCGAACGCTCCTTCGCTCGTTGTGACAGACATTGACGAAGACGGTAATGAGGCGCCAGTCGAGGTCGAGCCGATGGTCCCGCCAGCAGTCAGGGAATTCTGGCGCGGATTCCCGGAGCAGGCGTGCCTGGAGCTTCAGGATATCTACGAAGGCTGGACTGCTGTTGACGACCAGGATGCAACGTTCTCACGCGAACAGCTGCGGCTGATCAAGCAGATCTCCATTTTGGAGTGGCGAATTGCTTCCGGCGCAAGAGCCGGTAATAAGATCTCGGACGACGTGGCGCAGTATAACTCGCTGATCAGCGCGGCCAATCTGAAGCCCGCCACCAAGAAGGTGGAGGAGAAGCCGGAGAATGATATTCTTTCATTCGGCACCGGTATTCGTGAGTGGGAAAATGACAAGCCGATTCCGGAGGTCGATCCGGAGTTCGCGGACGTCGATGGGATCACGAAGTACATCAGTGTCTGGTTCCTCGGGCACCTTTGTCATATGCTCAAGATCAAGAACTCTTACAGCAAGCTGTACGAGGATGAGATCGCACGGCTGCGCGTAGAGCGCCCGGAGTATACCGCAGAGGACGATGAGGATTTCTTCCAGGATGTATTCTCCGGCGGTGATGACGATGACTGACCGCCAGAGAAAACTGCTGCGTATTGCGAATCTGGCCGCATTCTATCGCGCCAATCCGCATCGCTATGTGAAGGATTTCCTCCACATCAATTTGAAATTATTCCAAAAAATGTTGATCTTTTTGATGAACGTGAGCGACTACTTCATGTTCATCGCTTGCAGAGGTTAAAAATGGCCTCGCCGCATAGCAATATGCGGGCAATAACCGGGCAAAATCGGCGAACGCTGCCCATTGGTTAGAGTTCTCTAATCAACGAATGCCAACGCCGAGGCAAGTATCTGGGCAATACCAGATGCCGCCGTAACGCATAGGGAGTGAACCTCGTTTGAGAATACAATCTCCCCACGAGTGCCCGGCACCCTACTGGGGTGAAAACATATGCTGAGCTCTGCGGAAACACAGAGAGCCGGTGGATAAAAAGCCGCCGGGGTAACACACTGATTGGCAAGACGTTCCTGACCGCTGTCTACTGCGTGGTGCGCTGCGTGCTCTATCCAGGCACGAAGATCTGCATCGCCGCAGGCAACCGCAGTCAGTCGATCAACATTCTGGAGTATATCCGCGACGAACTTATGCCAAATTCGCCGGAACTTCGAGCCGAGATCAAGGACGGCCCGATCACAACGGCGGCCAATGCTTACGTCACATTTCATAACGGATCCCGTATAAAAGTCGTTACAGCGTCGGACTCTTCCCGAGGCAACCGATGCAACATTCTGGTGTGCGACGAGTTCCGTATGATCAATGAAAACGTCATTACGACGGTCCTGCGAAAGTTCCTGACCTCCCGTCGGCATCCGAAGTATGTCGATAAGCCGGAGTATCAGAACATGTGGGAACGCAACAAGGAGCTGTATCTGTCCTCCGCGTGGTTCAAGGAACACTGGAGCTACCAGAAGATGCTTTCGTTCTTTAAGAACGAGGTGGATGATACAAAGAAATATTTCCTTTGTGCATTCCCCTATCAGCTTTCTATGAAGGAAGGCTTGCTTGATCCGGAAGCTGTTGCGGATGAAATGTCCGAAGAAGGCTTTAACGAAATAAAGTGGGCAATGGAAATGGAATGTGAGTTCTGGGGCGATGAAGAAGGCTCCTTCTTCGATTTTGCCTCCATTTCCAAGGATCGGCGGCTCAAGTTCCCATGGCTGCCGAGCGGCGTTTGTCCGCGCGTTGCGGACCCGAAGGTGCGTATTCCGAACAAGCAGCCGGGCGAGACGCGGATCATTTCGCTCGATATCGCCCTGATGGCATCCGGCGGCAAGAAGCACAAGAATAATGACGCAACGTCCATTATGGTAAACTCCATGACATCCTCTGGGCGCGACGGGCGATGCGTCAGCAATATTGTTTACACCGGAGTTCTGGAAGGTGCGCACACTGCGGATCAGGCATTGCTGGTCAGGAGACTGTTCGACGAGTTCGACTGTGACTGGCTGGTCTGCGACGCGAAGGGCGTCGGCGCGGGTGTGCTTGACCTGCTTCTGCGCGACATCTACGACAAGAAGACGGATACGACGTACCCAGCTCTGTCGGTCTACAACGATGCTGACTGGGCGGCACGAGCCCCGCAGGGCGCAAAGAAGGTCATATGGGCGATCAACGGCAGCGCGAAGCTGAACTCGGATTGCGCCATCGGCCTGCGCGAAGGATTCCGCAGCGGCAGGATCCGCCTGCTGATCAACGAGTTTGACGCAGATGAGATGCTCCAGCAGATCACTGGCTACAAGAAATTGGATGCCAATGAGAAGCTGCAGCTTCAGCTGGCGTATATCAACACGACGCTGGCTGTGGATGAGATCATTCATCTCAATCACGACGAGAGCTCCGGTTTGATCAAGATCTCCGAGCGCGCGGGCGCACGGAAGGACCGCTACTCCAGTCTCTCATACAATTATTATGTTGCGTGCCAGGTCGAGTCGAAGCTTCGCAAGAAGAAGGCGACGACCGCGGAGCACGCACTTTTCATGTTCCGCGCACCCAAAATCAGATAAGGAGGACGCATGGAAAACAAAGACCCGGTTATCCTCTCCGGCGCCGAAGCACAGGCGAAGCCGTCTGCGGCTGAGGTGTCCAAGAGCTTTCAGCTAGGGAACATCCCCGGCATGAAAGAGCGGTTTGCCGTTCTGAACCATTTGATCCTCCGAGATCTGAATGGCACGAACGCAACGCCAACATTTTCAAAGTACACAAAGGATCAGATCGCAACATATCTATCCAATCCGTACCAATACCGCAAGCAGCTGCGCGAAGCAGTCACCTACATTTACGGTGCGAGCAGCCACTTCCGTCGGCTGATCCAATACTTTGTCGGCCTGTCCGACCTGTCGTTCGTCGTGTCGCCATATAAGATCGATACGCTGACGGCAAAGCCGAAGTCGATCAGCCGTAACTACCGCAAGGTGCTGAACACGATGTCGGCGATGGATCCGAAAACGCAGTTCCCGAAGATCCTCACGGTCTGTCTCCGAGAGGATGCTTTCTACGGGACGCTGATCGTATCCAACGACAACATCACACTGCACCAACTCCCGTCTGACTTCTGCGACATCGCAACGGTTGAGGGAAACGTCTGCAATGTGACGTTCGATTTTTCCTACTTCGATTCGTACAGTCAGTATCTCCCCTTCTATCCGCAGGAGTTCCAGACCAAGTACGACCTGTATCAGAAGGATCGGTCGAAAATGCGCTGGCAGGAGCTTGATTCACCGAATTCGTTTGCCATCAAGTGCAACACGGATATTCTGAACTATGCGGTCCCGCCGTTCGCAGGCATCCTGCGTGAGATTTATAACCTTGAGGACTACAAGGCTCTAAAGTTCACGCGCGAGGAATTGGAGAATTATGCCATTCTTGTGATGAAGCTTGGTATTTCGGACGACGGCGAATGGCTGATGGATTACGACAAGGCCGTTGAGTTCTATCGGAATCTGGACAGCGTGCTGCCCGAAGAGGTCGGCGCGGTGCTGTCCCCGATGGATATCGAGAAGATCAGCTTCAATAAGACACAAACCGGCGACTCGGACGCCGTTGCGGAATCGGAGCAGAATCTGTTTACAGCTGCGGGTGTTTCTTCACTCCTTTTCTCGAATTCGAAGGCCAGCAGCAACAGCCTTCTGCTTTCGATAAAGACTGACCAGTCGATAACGTTCGGATTGGTCAAGAGCATCGAGCAGATGGTCAACCGATTCATCTGGTCGCAGTCTTATGGAAAGAACTTCAAGGTCACGTTCCTGGACTGTTCCCCGTTCAACCGCAAGGAGGTTGGCGACGCATATCTCAAGGCATGCCAGAGCGGCATCCCGATGATCAGTTACTACGCGGCGTCGCAGGGACTTCCACAGGCCGATCTTGACTGTATGAGCTTCCTCGAAAAAGACGTCTTGCAGCTTTACGAGCGTCTGACCCCGCTCAAGACATCCTCGACAATGAGCAGCACGACGGAGACCGGCGCGCCGGAGAAGGGCGTCGGAGAGATTTCCGACAACGGCGAGCTTGCCAAGGAAGGCACGGGTGACAGCGAATGAAGTTTATCTACGTCTTTTCAGAAGCCGACCGCGACTATTTGCTCGCGCGCGGCTATACGCTGCTCAAGCAGTATGGCACCACCCCGATTTGGGTATTTCTGAATGATGACAAGGAGTGCTTTGAAGAATCGAAGCTCTCCTCGCACGTTCTCAGCAATACATTGACATTTTAAGCGCTGGGCGACCGGCGCTATTTCTATGCCCGAACGGAGGTGGAAATTTGGAAAAGCAAAACATTTCAGTTCAGTATTCTGCAAAGATCACAGATATTGTGAGTGTGAACTCGTCCTTTGACCGCGGCGAGCTTTGGATCGCCTATGAGGGCAAGAATCGAAACGGCAGCTTCATCTCCAAGCGGGCATTTGAGAAGAGCACCCCCACGCTCGCCTACTGCCCCGTCGTTGTCAACTACGACATCGAGGAGGAGCACTTCGGTGGGCATGACGTGGAGTTGGCCAGCACGGACGACGGCGTTCAGATACTCAACATGACAGATCCCGTTGGCGTCGTTCCGAAAGAGACGCAGCCGTGGTTCCAGATCGTCGAGGAAGAGAACGGCGATCAGCACGAATATTTCTGCACGGACGTTCTTCTCTGGAAGCGGCAGCCCGCCTATCAGAAGATCAAGAAAGACGGCATCGTCGCACAGAGCATGGAGATCACCGTGAAAGATGGTCATATGGACGACGGCATTTACTACATTGATGACTTCGAGTTTACGGCGCTGACGCTCCTGAACGGAGAAGAGGACAAGCCGTGCTTCGAGTCGGCGGCGCTGCGTCTGTTCGGCCTCGATCAATTCAAAGAGCAGTACACTGCAATGATGGAAGATTTCAAAAACAGTTTCGCAATGGTGCAATCGTCCGCTGTGGACGTTCGCAATACATCCAAAGCGGAAGGAGGTTAGTAGCAATGATTGGCCTGCCAATGGTTGGCTGAGTATCATTTGCAAATAGTCTCCGTTCACAGAAATGTGTTCGAAAAATAACCCATTGAATTGCTGGGAACCCATAAAGCTATCCGTGCCACAACGTAGGGCTGAAATACCAAAGCGTGACGGCGACGAAAGTAGAAAGAAACGGATAGATGGTGCATGGTTAAATCCTAAACGCTGTAATAATTGGCAATCAGCAGCGAAGCTCCGAACAGGAGAACGTTCAACGACTAAGTGGTGCGCAAGCGATTGGCGCATCCTGTGGTGGGCACCCCATGTGGGTGAAGATATAGTCTGCGCTTTACCGAAAGGTAAAGAAGCCTTTATGGCTGTCACGGCCCAGCGAGCCGAAGTTGGAGAATATGCATAGTGGGGTATACTCCCACTTTCTCCTCTTATAACTTACAAGAGGAGGTGAACGATTATGATTAAGTCTTTCAAAATACGTCTATACCCAATCCAAGACCAAGAGCAGCTCATGTGGAAGCACATCGGCTGCTGTCGTTTTATATGGAACTATATGCTTGCGCTGCAGCAGCAGCACTACGAGAACGGAGAAAAACACCTGTCGGCATTCGACATGATTAACCAGCTCAAGCCGCTAAAAAATGACGGTGAACATGGTTGGCTTTATGACGTGTCGAATACGTCGTTAAAGGTTATATGTCAAGATCTCGATAAAGCATATAAGGAATTCTTCCGTAAGACCCGTGGTTTCCCGAAGTTCAAAAGTCGCAAGCGAAGCAAGCCATCGTTCCCGGTAGTCTGCGGCTGTAAAACATACTTTGCAGATGATCAATTTGTGCAAATCACCAAACTCGGTCGTGTGCGCTACCGCACAGATTTCGAGTTCGCTTATGGGCGAAACGTACTGAACTTCCTGAACCCGCGCATTTCCAATAAAAACGGCAAATGGTTTTTAACGTTCGGGCTTGAGTGCGAGAACCAAGCATCAGAGCTTACGAACGAACCGCTGGGCATTGACCTCGGCGTGAAAGACTTAGCAATCGCAGCATTTAACGGTCAGCACATGGTTTTCCATAATATCAACAAGTCCAAGCGGATGCGTGACCTCACGAAGAAAGAGCGTCACCTTCAGCGCAGTATCTCCCGCAAGTATGAAGCCTCGCGCAAACGTACCGGGCGATACGAAAAGACGAAAAATATTATGCGCGAGGAAGCAGCCCTCAGTCGCATCCGCGCAAGGAAAGCCAATATCCGTCACAACTACATACATCAAATCACGCACACACTGGTGTCGCTTCTGCCTGCACGGGTGGTCATGGAGGACCTGAACGTACAGGGCATGATGAAGAACCGGCACCTGAGCAAAGCCATTCAGGAGCAGAACTTTTACGAGTTCATGCGCCAGATGGAGTACAAATGTGCGTGGCGAGGGATTCCGTTTGGAAAAGTTCCGAGGTTTTATCCGAGCAGCAAGACATGCTCAGCATGCGGCTGCATCAAGAAGGACCTGCGGCTTTCCGAGCGGATTTTTGTTTGCCCTGAATGTGGTTGTACGATTGACCGAGATTACAACGCTGCGTTGAATCTCAGCAGGTACGAAATCTAAGAACAGAGGTTTCGGCCTTGAGGTGTCGTTGCACCTTCAAGCTGTGGAGCGTTACACAAACCGGAGTAGCTTCGGCAAAACGGGACGCTGTGAAGCAGTAAGTTATTGACTAACACAACGGAAGAAAGATTTGAATGAGAAAATGGATCTGCTTCAGGAATTTGGCCTGAATGCAGAGGATCTTGATTTCAGCATTGACGATTTTACCGTGGAGGAACTCCGCGCGAAGTTCGAAGAGATGAAGGCCGGTGAGCCCGCTCCCGCTTCTGACCCCGAACCCGCGTCTACGTTCTCTCTGACCGGCGAGCAGCTCGTGTCTGAAATTATGGAATCGCTCCGCGCCGTCAAGATGACGACCGAGTGGGGCGATGAGTGGCCGCGATATTGGTACACCGACTATTCGCTTGACCCCGCAGAGGTTTTCTTTAATGACTGCGAGGATTGGCATCTCTACGGTGCTCCGTTCTCCATGAATGGTGATCATGTTGTGATCGATTTCGAGACAAAGAAGCGCAAGAAGGTTGCGTTCGTCGATTTTGACGAGGGCGAGCAGACGGCCTATTTCTCGCTGAAGGAGTTTGCCGAGGCCGTTATGGCCGGCACGCAGGCGAAGGCACAGGCACAGTTCTCTGTAGAGAAGGAACAGCTGCAGGCTCAGGTTGAGTCTCTGAATGCTTTTAAGCTCCAGAAGGAGAAGGAGGAGCGCGATGCGGCAGAGGCAGCGGTTTTCGCAAAGTTCCCGGATCTGGAAGAGATTCAGGAGTTCAGCGACCTGCGCGCGAACTGCTCCGAGATGGCGCTCGATGCGCTTGAGGAAAAATGCTACGCGATTCGAGGCCGCAACCAGAAGGTCAACTTCTCGGTTGAACAAGAGAAGGCACAGAAGCTCCCCGTAGAGCGTCTGAATGCAGGCGAGGAGCCGTATGGCGGCGCTTACAGCAAGTATCTCAATAAGTAAAAACGTAGTTTGAAAACTGCAACCGCGGCCGAATTGGCTGCGGATTTTTTGTTTTAGGAGGAATTTTTTATGGCACATGGCGTTATCCGTACCGACAACATGCTTGGCACCGATGTCGGCACGCACCTTGTTTCTTTCAAGTATCAGCCCAGCGACACTGATACCGCAATCGACAACGGCAATGTTGTCGTCATTGGCGACCTGATTAACGGCGAGCGCGAGGTTCACACCGCAACCACTCCCGCCGCGAATTCCGCGCTTGCGAAGATCGCAGTCGTTGCCTCTGTCGAGGTTATGTACGACGAGCGCAAGAAGAATCTCGACGATTTCTACAACGAGGCCGGCAAGATCTGCCGCGGCTACTATCTGCACTCCAAGGACGTTTTCTCCGTCACCGCTGACGCGCTGAGCATCGGCTCCGGCGTCACCCCGGCTGTCGGCTCCATCGTTGAGCTGGCCGCAGGCACGAAGCTGAACGTTGTCGCAACCCTCACCAGCGGCTCCACCCAGGTCGGCACGATCGCCGCGATCGAGAAGGTTGGCCGTTACACCTACTACGTGATCCAGATCGCGTAATCATTTCAAAGGAGGATACTACAATGGCAGACATTGCTAATCTGATCAAGATGGGCGTTGACGCCTACCACGGCGTTGCTCCCGCAAACTACACTGTTCACGATTCTACCGAGACTCTGCGTTCCGCCCTCATTGAAATGAACGGCGGCAGCACGAAGCTCGATTATAAGAAGCTCCGCGACGGTCAGTACAACGGCATGTTTACGCTGATCGAGGAGGTTCTGAAGCGCACCATTCCCGAAGGTCTTCAGGATTCCGACTTCTTCAATGCGCTGGTTGAGTTCCGCAATCTTGCCGAGGGCGACCAGAACGTGTTCGAGGTCGAGGACAATAACTGGTATATGATCTACAAGGCAGCGGACGGCACGCAGGGCATCCGTCGTCAGAGACTTGGCGGCATGACCGAGGTCACGATCCCGACCGAGCTTCGCGTCGTGAAGATCTATGAAGAGATGAACCGCATTCTGTCCGGCCGCGCTGATTTCAACCAGATGATCGCGGACGTCACCAAGTCCTTCCGTCAGCAGCTTCTGAACGACATCTATGCATGCTGGGCAGACGCTTCCACGAACGACTTCGGCGGCACGACCTACTTCCCCGCTGCCGGTACTTACAGTGAGGACGCTCTGCTTGAGGTCATCGCACATGTTGAGGCTGCTTCCGGCGGCCAGGCTGCGAAGATTCTTGGCACCAAGAAGGCTCTGCGCAAGCTGAGTCCGTCCATCCAGTCCGATGGCTATAAGGATGCGATGTACAACAACGGTTATGCCGGCAAGTTCTTCGGCTCCGATGTTGTTGTGATCCCGCAGCGCCACAAGGTTGGCACCACCAGCTTTGTGATGCCCGACGACACCATCACTGTGATCGCAGGCTCCCCGCGTCCCATCAAGTGCGTCTACGAGGGTCAGTCTCTGATGATTCAGAATCAGGCTATCGAGAACGCGGACCTGACCGCTTCTTTCCTGTATGCGGAGAAATACGGCTGCGGCATTCTGATGACCGGCGGCAACGAGGGCATCGGCAAGTACAAGTTCGCCTAATGAACGATTTGAGAGGGGCTTCGCGCCCCTCTCTTTCTGAATGAAAGGATTTGCGAAACATGGCAGAAACGAAAACGAAAGCAGTAAAGGCTGCACCTAAGAGCGCCGCAGCGGCGAAGGCTCCGGCAGAGGAGGCTCCGCAGGTTCTGGAAGCGCCCAAGAAGGAAGCTCCGAAGCAAGCATACAAGGTGCGCAAGCAGCTTGACCCGCACACGATCGTGACGGTCAAGAACGGGTTCCCCGGAATGCTGATCTACGAGTCTTCCAAGACGGGCGAAATGTTCCGCTGGGAATCGCTCGGCGATGAGCAGGACATGGAGCTTCAGGAGCTGAAGAACGCGCGCAACGCGAGTAAGGCGTTTTATGTAAACAACTGGTTCCGTATTGACGATCCGGAGATCCTCGATTATCTCGGCGTCGCGGAGTATTACAAGAACGCGCTGAATCTGATCGACGATGAGACGCTCCGTGCCCTCAAACCGGAGGATATCCGCAGCACGGTTATGAAGATGTCTGACGGTCAGAAGCTGGCGCTGAAATATCGCGTCAAGCAGATGATCGAAAACGGCGATATCGATTCGATGAAGATGATCACAGCGTTTGAAGAGGCGCTCGGCGTAGAGCTTATTGAGCGGTAAGGTGGTGTACGATGTCCGTTCCCTACGATCTTTTTGCCGGGGCATTTCTGAGCAAGATCACCGAATTTAGTTTCATCCACTTGGATGGCTACGACCGCAATGCAGTTGTAGACCAGTTTATGAAAGTAGCGTGCAGCCAGTTCAACAAGGTGTGCAAGTACGATCTTATGACCGGCGACAGCGAGGCGCGAGAGCTGGCGGCAGACATCCCGGCAGACGAGCTTGACGAGATCGTCGATATCGTTTCGACGGGGATGGTCGCGCAGTGGCTCCAGCCTTATATGTACCGCTCCGAAAACTTGGAAAACATCCTCAATACGGCGGACTATTCCATGTACTCCCCTGCTGAGCTTCTGTATCGGGTACGCGAGGTGTACCAGATGGCGCAGCGGGATTTCAAGCGCATGGTGAAGGAATATTCCTATAATCACGGGGATCTGACGAATCTCGCGCTATGACAACTGCTTTGAACACCACGATCCCGGATCAGTGCGTAATCAACTACCTCGACGCATTGGTCGGGAAAATTTACAAGATACTTCCAATGAAGGAAGACGGCGCGGAGTTCTTGCCGCAATACATCGAATGGCGGATACGGGAGATGACCTCCTTTCGGGATTTTGTCCGCGTGGTCGGAGAAGATGCGGATTTTCTGTCCCTGCTTCTGATCATGCATTCCATCTCGGTACAGGAAGAATTGTCGTCCGTTCGCCACGATGTTTTTGAGGCGATCAGCCTTTGCAAGAAACTGCGCCAGAAATACGGCGGGCAGGAGGGTGGTGCAGATGGCCGACCTGATTGAAGCGTATTTTGACCGCATCCGATGGCAGGGATGCACAAAGCGCGACGCGGTAAAGCGTCGGACGCAGCGTTCTCTCCCGAGGAAGGCCGGAGAATCCATGTCTTCCCCGCTGGATGTCTCGATCAATGGTATCCATGCACAGGTATTGATCACGAACAAGCCGGACAGTCAGCAGAAGAAGCTGATCGTTCTTGATGGCGATCTGAAAGCCGGCAGCATCGTCGCGTGGGGCGAGTCACACTGGCTTGTTGTGGATACCGATCAGAACGACGAGGTGTATCCATCCGGCGATATTGAGCGCTGCAACTACGTTCTGAAATTCAAGAACGCGGCGGGCGAAGTCGTGCAGAAGCACTGCATCATCGCCGACGTTACAAAATATCTGATCGGCGAGGCGTGGAAATCGATGATGACGATTGGCGACTCGCGTATGTCGCTGACGATCCCGCGTGATGCGGACACGGCGATTCTCAAGCGCGGTATGCGTTTTCTGATCGACGATCCGATTGCAGAGGAGACCTGCGCATATGAGATCACCAAGCCGGACCGCGTGACGAATGTCTACGACGGATACGGCGTCTATAAATATCTGTGCCGCGAAGTAAACTCTGCGGATACGGACAATAAGGCGGAGCTGATCCCGGACAACACAAAATATGAGCCCGCGACGCCGGGCGAAGAGACGGGAGGTTGGTTCTGATGCCAAACGGCCCGTTTCTGAATGACCTGACCACAAAGAAGGAATTCCTACTGAAAACGTTTCTGAGCGACGAGCGTTTCGTACAGCTTGTGACAAATCAGCAGGAGGTGCAGCTTCCGGCGCTGGATCTGCGCTACAAGCAGGTATTCCCATACGGATGGATCGGCGACACGGTTTCCATAGCAAAGACATTTGTGTGCTTTGACGTTGATGTTCCTCAGATTAAGACGATCGCGGTCAAGGATTGCTACCTCTACGTTTGGGTGTTCGCGCACAAGTCTCTGATGCAGACGAAGGATGGCGTTCGCGTCGATCTCCTGGCGTCCCGTATCGACTGGCTGCTCAATGGCAGCACCGAGCTTGGCTTCGGCAGGCTCCGGCTGGAATCCTGCCTGCGCATCAACCCCAATGAGGACTATTACGGTCGCGTCCTGAAGTATTACGTTCAGGACTGGAACCGCTTCGGAGAAAAGCTATGAATGGTGTCGATCCGATCAAGCTCTACTTTGGGGACGATTACAGGCTGACCGATGCGATCACGATCCGTCAGCCGACACTCGGCGATGTGATCGACATCGGGGAAGAGCAGTATTTCTCGGTCGTCCAGATGCTGACGGCGATTCCGTCGGATATGAAGGCGCCGCTCTGGGACGTCGGCATTGACTGGACGGAGTTTTCTGACATTGAAATGTTCTCCGTGATGACCTCTCAGCTGACGCCGGAATCCACGCATATTTTCTTTGGGGGATTGGATCTATCCGGCCTGAAACTGTATAAGCGTCAGGACGACGAGCTTCTTATGATGAACGACGATCGCAGCATTGTTCTCGACAAGTATTCGCACAAGCGGATGCTTGATTTTTTATGCAGCGTTCACAACATCAAAAAGAAGGTCGAGCGCGCCGGCAATAAATACACAAAACAGATCCTGATCGAAGAGGACCGGAAGCGGATCGCTCTGAATAAGGGCAAGCCATTCCAGAGTCAGCTGGTGCCGATCATTTCCACAATGGTCAACAGCGCAGACTTCAAGTATTCCTTGGAGACGGTGCGCAGTATGAAGTATTACGCCTTTATGGACAGCGTACTCAGGCTCCAGATGTCCAACTCGATCAATCATCTGACCGCCGCCTACTACAGCGGCAATATCGACACATCGAAATTCGATGTGAAGAAGCTCGATCTTTTCTGCGATATCCACAAGGCAGAAAGTTGACCACGGCGCAGCCTCGGCTGCGTCATTTTCTATTTAGGGGGAAATAACATTATGAATCTGAACTCCTTTGTTATCGACCGTCCTCTTCGCGGCATGATGCTGCACAGCGGCACCGGCGAGGTGCTGTGGACGATCAACCAGATTGAAGAGCCCTCCCTGACGGTTTCCGCGGAGACCAAGGACGCCGTTGACGCGATGGGCACTCCGATCATGTCCTTTGACCGCGCGAAGACTGCTGAGTTCAGCGCACAGAGCTCTCTGTTCGACCTCGGCCTTCTGGCGGCTCAGTCCGGCACCTCCATTCAGGAGTCTTCCGCTTCGGCGAAGATTACGACTCCCTGCTTTGAGGAAGTCACCATGCCCGATTCCGGCACGATCACGCTCAAGCATACTCCGAAGGGCACCGGCAAGGCCGGCATCCCGTTCATCTACGTTCTGAACGGCGACGGCACGCTCGGCAATAAGTTCCCGTATGCGGCGGCAGCTTCCGCGACCGCATTCTCCTTCTCTGGCACGACCCTGACTCCGCCCACCGGCGACGCGATCGCTGCGGGCACGACCCTGCTCGTGATCTACGAGTACGATGCTGACGCGACCGATGGCAACCAGGCAATGGCTGTCACTAACAGCGCGTCCAAATTCCCGAGCGCCGGTAAGTTCGTCATGGAAGTTCTGGGCTGCGACACCTGCGATGTCTCCACGCTGTACTACGCCTACATCATTTTCCCGCAGGCCAAGCTGACCTCTGACTTCGACATCAGCTTCACGACCGACTCTAAGCATCCCTTTACCCTGAAGGCTATGCAGGATTACTGCGACAAGGAGAAGCGCCTGTTCACGGTCGTCATTCCGGAGGCAGAGTAATCCGCCGGTCTAAGGGAGGATTTATATGCGAGGAACGAAAACCAACTGTCTGACCTGCGGCAAGGAGTACAAGGTCTGCCCGCACTGCGGAGACGCATCGTGGCGTCAGACTGCGTGCAGTCCACTTTGCTGGCAGATCAGCCAGATCATCAACCAGAGCTTCTTTGGTCTGATCGATGCGGCAGAAGCGAAAGCGGAACTGGAGCGGCTTCATTATAAAGATGCAGCGCTCACCGAAGAGACGCAGGCGCAGATCGCAAAAATTCTGGAAGATGCAAAGACGGCAGCCAAGCATCGCCGCAAGGCCGCCGCACAGGAAGATCCCACTCAGGAAAACGCATAGGATTTACCATGAGGGGGATGCATTTACGCATCCCTCTCTTTTTTTAATTTAGAACGAAAGGATTAACGCGAGATGACAATTCAGTCAGAAGTGACCGGCGCGTTTTATGAACCGGCCAACTGCTGCTTTATTATGAACGCAAAGCAGACCGCACTCTATATGAAGTACGGAGTGAAGCTTCTGGACGTGCTTGTAAGCAAAGACGACAAGCTGGTCTATGTTTTCGACAAGATCGACAGCCGGGAGCTTTATAAGAAGTGGATGGATCGTGAGCTGACATGAGAATACTGGCGCTCGATCAGGCACGGCACGGCGGGTGGTCCGTCTTTGAAATGGACACACGGGCGCTGGTAGCATACGGTGCATTCAACTTTGACGACAAACAATATGAGTTCGACGAGGTTTTGTACCAGGTCGTTCTACTGATCCACAAGCTGATGTGCCAATACGACTGCGCGGCTCTGTTCATTGAGGACATTCAGATGCAGACCAATGTGCAGGGCTTCAAGCGTCTGGCGCAGCTGCAGGGTGCGATCCTGTATTACTGTGCCGAACATGAAATTCTCGTTTCAGCAGTGACGCCATCCCAATGGCAGAACTACTGCAAGGCGCGCGGGAGGACAAGCAAAGAGGTCAAAAGCGGCATCCTGTCGCTTGAAGATTCCGGGAAGAAGCGCTCCAAAATGCTGTCTTTACAGTATGTGCGCGATACATACGGCGTGGAAACAACCAACGACAATGTGTCGGATGCGATCTGCATCGGCACATACGTTGTCAACAATATAAAAATCAGAACAAAGAGGTAGAAACATGAAAGAAATTTCTTTTGCAAAGATTGACAAAGTGATCAAGAACGCAGCGCTTCCGAAGACGACCATATTCCAGCTGGATGCCGGAGACGAGCAGATCGAGGTAGAAGTCAAGACTTCACTTTCCCTGCGGGAGCGCACGGACATGGCGTTTGAGATCGCGGATATGATCTTTCCGGAGGATGCCGATGCGGTGTATATGCCCACGTTTGAGCAGTACGCACAGGTGTTCACCGTCATGAAGTATTACACCAACATCAAGGCGGACACGAACGTAGAGCGCGTGCTTGCATTTGAGCGGGCGACGCACATTCTGGAACGTGTCAGCACGCTCGCGGACGAAGAGCCAGTTGAGATCTTTGCGGATGCAGACAACATCGTGCGTTTCCGGAAGCAGTGTGCGATGCACTCCAAGAAGGTATTTGACCAGCTCGGCCAGCTGCTCTCCGTGAATGCAGCGGATACGGCTGTTTCTCTGGACGAGATCCTTGCTGCGCTCGGGAAGGCGTCTGAGATCGACGAAGAAAAGCTGGCAAGAGGTGTTCTTCAATTCCGCAGAGATGAGGCCGCCGCCGAAGCTCCGGCTGAATCGCAGCCGGTCATTCTGACCAAGGCAGAGGCGGAGTAAGATGGCGCTCAGTGCTGACTTCATCAACCAGCTTCTGGAGCAGTTCGCGCAGACCTCCAGCGGGCAGACCGCAATGAAGAATTTTTTTGCCAAGCACGGCGCCTCCACTGTAGACACCCGCAAAGCGGATGCGTTAGCACAGCAGATGGTCGCGCTGCTCGGCGATCATATTCGATCTGTCATTCCGTCCTTCGATACGTCGGCCATTCATGCGCTTCCGGCTGCGCCGGATAAGAACGGGAATTTGAAAATTCAGATCGTTATTGATGAAGATGCGCTTTGGCGAGATTCCCTTTCACCGAACCCCGCGGCGACCGATACATCCGGTTGGAAGAACTACGCAACAAAAAATGGCAGGCTCGGAACGGACAACATCGTTTTGCAGTTTGCCAAGGGCTGGGATACCGGTATGAAGGCTGTGTTTGGTGAGTGGCATGGACACTATGTGGAAAGCGCCTATCTGCGGGCGCCAAGTGATTTCCTGCTGTCGGCAGTCAGCGAATTCAATCGCAGTGCGCCCAAAGGGGTCAAGGCAAAGCTTGAAGAGAAGTACAAATAACGCAAAGAAGAGGTGGTGGTGAACATGGCTGGAAAGCAGTCCGACGGCATTCTTGAGATACTGTTTGGCGTAAAGGGCGGCGGAAGCGTCAGCGGTGAGTCCGGCAGACAGATCTCTGCGGACCTGACCGCGATCGCCAAGAATATACATCCGGAGATCCAGTTCAAGCTGTCGAAGAATCAGCAGAGCACATTCCAGGCAGAGCTCGATGCGATTGCAAAGAATCTAAAGCTGAACATTGAGGCAAATGTCACGAAGGTGAATATGTCGGGTGGCTCCGGCACAGGCGGCTCCGGGAGCCGTAAAGGCGGCAAAAATGGCGGCGCTGGCGGCATCCGTTCGACGCAGACCGCGCTTGCCGAATACAAGAAGGCACGCGCGAACGTTCTGGTTTTGGAGAAGCGGGTGCTCGCATTGCAGACGTCTGCTGGTGCCAAACAGGATGGCAGCAGCAGCGCCTTTGAGGCCGAGGCGGACGCGCTCCGTAAACAGATCAATCTCTGGCAGCGCTACGCAGAACAGCGCGCCGCAATCATTACAAGGAGCGGCACAGACGGGCAAAGAGCGAGCCTCGCCAGCATGCAGTCGGAGCTTCAAACACAAAAGCAGCTGCAGGCACAGGTCAATCGCTATGACATTTTGATCCAGCGGGCAAAGGAATATCGCACACAGTTGGAGGCGATGTCAAGAAACTATGGTGTTGGCGGGAGTTTTGAAAGCAAGTACAACACCGTATCCCAGAATCTGAGTGCTTCCGCGGCGAATCCATCCATGCCGCAGGAACAGCAGCAGGCCCGGATTGCGCAGGCGGAGCAGCTCAAGCAGGCTTATGACGAGCTTCTGAGCGTGGTCTCCGCCGCAAATCAGGAGCTTGCAAATCCGCTTCCGAAGTTCGCGTCAGACGCGGAGGCGAAGGACTACATTCAGAAGCTGGGCGCGCAGCTGGAGGAAGCGAAGCAGAAGGTCGAGGCGTTCCGGCAGGCGCTTGACAGTGCTTCGCAGACGCTCGCAAAGGGGCAGGCTGCGGCGCAGACCGCACTTACCGAATATAAGAAGACAATATCGGCCATCAGCGATGCTCAGAAGGCGCTTCTAAAGGCGGATGGCTCCGGCACAGGAGCAGACGCTGAGCGGCAGACTCTGAAAGCGAAGCTCGCTCTCTTGGAAGACTATGCAAGAAAGCAGGCCGAGATCATTGCGCTGTACGGCACGCAGGAGCAGAAGGAAAAGCTTGCGTCGGCGCAGACAACAGGAAATCTCAAGGATGAGACGGCGCGGTATGACGCCGTGATTCAAAAGGTCAAAGAGTATTCCAGCCAGCTTCAGTCTCTGCGCGACAAATATGACGAGCAGAAAATGAAACCGGAGGTCGGAGCCACCGTCGGTGCATTGGAGGAATCTGCGAAAGACTCGTCTTTATCGAAGGACGATCATGATAAGCGGATTGCGCAGGCAGAACAGCTCAAGAAGGCTTATGACGATGCCAAGTATGCCATTGACAGTGCGAATTATGCGCTCTCGCATCCGCAGACGAAGTTTGATTCCAGCGCGGATGCGGAAATGTATATTCAGAATCTTTCGGATCGGCTGGAGTATGCAAAGCAGCGGGTTGAAGAATTCAGGCAGGCATTCAGCGGCGCCAAGAAAACGCTCGAAGGAGATGCCGAACGACTTCGTATCGATAAGGCATTCGCGGGGGCGTCTAAATCCGCAGAGGAATTTTATGCAAAGTACCAGCGGCTGATCAGCGCAAACGACGAATTCTCCCGCAAGTGGAGCGAACTTCTGGCGAAGCTTCGCAACAGGGATTTTAAGGGGCCGGACGAAGCAGTTACTGCCGTTCGGGAACTCATTGCGGAGACGACCCGTGCAGGCGTCACGGTGGAGACATTTGGGCAGAAGCTGCAGCGTGCCTTTGGCACGCATTTTTTGACCGCATTGACGGCCATTGCATCCAACACGCTGCGCAAGGCGCTTCGAGAGATCTATCAGAACGTTGTCGAGCTGGACGATGCGCTGACGGAATTCTCGATCGTCAGCGGTAAGACCGGGAACGATCTGAGCGACTTTGCAGACAAGGCGTTTGAATCCGCGCAAAGACTCCGTGCTGGCGTCACCGATGTGATCGACGCCGCGACGGTTTACAGCCGACTCGGCTTCAACGACCAGGAGTCGATGAAGTACGCGGAGCTGACGACGATGTTCTCCAAGGTCGGCGACGTTGAGATCTCCGATGCGGAATCCAACATCACGGCACTTGTCAAGGCGTATAACGTCGGCGCGGATGAGTTGGAACTTGCACTGGATAAAATTGTTAAAACAGGTAAACAAAATTGCCCGGCTGCGTAGCAATATGCAGTTTGAAAGAGGCTATATCGGTTAAAGGCACATTGGGAAAATTCGTGTTCAGACCGAGGAAAGACACGGCGCTGACCGCGCTGTGAATCCGTAGAGACTGTAACACCGGCTATAGCAATATAGCGGTTCCGCCTCTCCCCTGCTTGCAGGGTGAAGATACAGTCCGAACTTGCGTATAACCCAAATAAGCGCAAGAGGCAGGCCGAAAGACCTGCCCGCCATGTACGCACTACATGGTCAGTAGCCCACGAGGCGAAAGCAACAGATTGAATAATTTTGCGATCTCTTCTGCGGAAATCGGCGAAGGCTTGAACAACGCCGCTTCGGCTCTGGCTGCAAACGGCAACACGCTGGAGCAGTCCATCGCGCTTCTGACGGCGGCACAGACCGTTACGCAGAACGCAGCGAAGTCCTCCACGGCGCTTCGGACGATCGCGGCGCGTCTGACAAACTCCAAAGCAGAGCTTGAGGAGCTTGGCGAGAGCACCGATGATCTGGCGGGAAGCACATCCAAGTACCGCAAGGAGCTTCTGGCTCTGACCGGTGTGGACATCCAAGATCAGAATGGGCAGTTCAAATCTACATACGAGATTCTGAAGGAGATCGCGGATCAGTGGGAGCGCATTGGCGAAGCGGGCAACCAGGAAGCCGTCGCAACGCTGGTATCCGGAACGCGGCAGCAGCCGGTATTCTACTCCATCATGCAGAACTTCCAGGATGCGCTGAAGGTTATGGACAGCATGGAGGGCGCCGGCGGCACGATGGCCGAGTCCTACGCGACCTACACGGAGTCCATCTCCGGACATCTGGAACAGATCAAGACGACCTTTGCAGCACTGGCGAAGGATGTTCTGAGTAGTGATCTTGTCAAGACGGTCCTGGACATTGCGAACGGCTTATTGAAGGTCGTTGATTCCCTTGCGAAAGCGAAGGTTTTGATCCCGGCGATCGTGGCGGCGATCGCATCGATCAAGCTTACAAAAAATGGCGCGGGTAGACCCAAAAAGACGGGTTTCAGGAATATGCCCGCGATACCGCCGGTGGTGACACGGAACGAGCTTGCAGCGTAAGCGTGCTGTAGGCAAGGGTGGTATGAGAAAAACAGACGAAACTGGCCGAAAGGCGGGCGGTTTAGGTAATTCCGCTCCGGGAACTGAAAGGAATCCGCAGCGAAGCTTGTCCCGGATAGTATATTATATTCGTGACAAGAACGTTCAGAGAGCATAATGTCTGTACGGTCGCTCAACGATACTGAGTGAGATCGTGAAGGGGTGCTCCAAATCTGGCGCATATGCGCAAAAATTACATGCGGTTTGCTGGCCGCAGACCAGAAACAGCAAAAGTCAAATTTTGGTTTTATGTTCCATATATTGTGCTCCAATATTACAGCAAATAGCATTGACATTTCAGTTTATTCTGCATATAATATCTACAAGAACAGTAATGTTCTCGGTGTGGGAGCACCGTAAAAAGTTGTGCTGGATATGGGACAGGATAAACGCCCATAACATCATAGCCATTTTTACTGGATGGCGCGGCTGGCGAAGAGCATAACTTTCGCACCTGTGTACGGCGTCAATCGTACAACACATTGATGCTTTCACTGAGCATCGCGGCTGACAACCAGCAGAAAACTCTCCAATCTAAAGTTACACATGCCCATAGATATTGAGGTCGGAAATGGCTCCCAGCACTCCCGCAGGGGAGTTTGAGATGCAGGATACGCCGTCCTGCTGATGTCAAAGGAGCGGATGCACTCTACATACTCAGTGCTTGCAATTTTATAATTTGGGTGTTGACACAGCACCGCATTTTGCATATACTAAGAGTGAAGATATTTTCTTCGTAAATGTCTCCGCTTGCTGATGGCGCGGTATATAAATAATTCAGTGCGTAAATGTTCCGCCAGCCGATTGTGCGGTCAATAAATAATTCGGTATGTAAATGCAAATTCCCTCGCCTTGTGCGAGGGAATTTGTATATCTTGGAGTTGCGATGGATTGTATTGGAAATTCGTATCACATCAAAGACACATTTTTTACAGAGGTCGGCGATACTTCGCTTATGAAAAACAAGGAAGATGGACATTATAGGCCACATTTCTTTTGTTTTCATGATAGCCTTGATCCGAACATTTTGTGGGCTGTTCCGCAAAGTTCAAAGGCGGCAAAATACGCCGGGATTATGCAAGCAAAAATCTCGAAGTATGGCCGTTGTGATACAATTGTGATTGGTAATTTTGGTGGTCGTGATAATGCGTTTCTTATTCAGAATATGTTTCCAATCTTAGATTGCTACATTGATCACGTACATACGATCGATGGCGTAGCCGTCCCACTACACCCAAAACTTCAAAGCAAGATTGTTGCGAGTGCTACACGCACGCTACATTTACATCGACGCGGATATCACGTTCTCTTTGCCGATGTAGATCGCATTTATGCGCTAATGCAGGCAAAACAAAAGGAGTTGAACATTCATGAGCGAGAAAATGCGGCTATATGTTGAGGCGCAATTCAAAACAGAAATGCATGGCATCCTTGGAAACAGTAGCGCAGAGTATGATTTGGATTTTCTTGCGCGTGACGCCGTTGCTGTGATCGACTGGAACAATTCAGCTCTGATGCACAAGGATATGAAATGGCTGGCAAATTACTACCTGCGGTGCAAGCGCATCGCCTGACAACTCCATAATGAACCAAACGCCTGACGAAATTCGTCAGGCGTTTTTGCTACCATTTATAGCCGCAGTTCTTGCACTCCATCGTTTTGCCGATTTTGCTGCTCGCAAGTCCGAAGAGCATGGTGCTTCCGAGCCGACTTGCGGTTGAAATCCGCTGGACATTCGTCGAACCGCAGGTCGGACATTTGGGGACGCACTGGGGCTCACTCGGTAAATCTATCAACTCCGACTTGTGCATCCGCTCCCGCTCTTCTTTGTGCCGCTCTTCAAACTTTTTAACCCTATCGGCGTCACCCACAATGTATTTCTGGTAGATTTCATTTTCACGCCATGAAATATCCCCTGGGGCAATTCTTACCCCACTGCATAATGGTCCGCCGCAATAACTACACACATCGCTTGCGTATGTTGTTTCCCATTGCTCGACGATCCGTCCGCAAATGTGGCACTCTTTTGTTTGTACTTTTATATTCATATACGTTCTCCATTTTTTATGAGCTATGTATCGGCTGGTCACTGATACTAAAGCAGATTTGATATTCAAAATTGTCGATGGAGATATCTCGAAATTTCGTGTATTCAAAACGCAGCTTGGCTGTATATTTGATGAATATAATACCGCCGCAACATCCGCTGGCAGTCTCACCCAAGAATTGCAAAAAGAAATTGTCCGGCTAAGTAATGGCAGTTTGGATTTGCAGCACTATCTGGAATCACTCGATGGAAGCGCCAGTGCGTCCTTAAAGGGGTATATTGCATCTCTTATAGACGCTAATGCTGAAACCGTGTCGCTCAAGATTAGCTCCATGGCTCTAACTGCTGCGTTGAAGATTGGATTTGCGGTTGCCGTCAGCGCTATTGCTCTCGCAATCAGCAATTACGCTGCTTCGGTACGTGAAGCAAGACAAGAAGCCATATCTGCCGCTGATGAAGCAAAGACATTAAATGACTCTTTGTCGGAATTGGCAAATCGCTATAAAGAGCTGTATGAGGCAAGTTCCGGAAAATGGAATGAAGATACGCTAAAAAGCGTGCGTGACGTACAATCTCAAATTGTGGATCTGGTTGGCGACCAAGCTGGGGGCATTGACCTTGTTAATGGGAAGCTGCAAGACCAGTTAGCGATTCTGCGCGACATTAGCGTTGAAACCGCGAAGAATTATATTCAGGAGCACAAAGCCCAAATTTCAAGCGCGAAGGACTTCTTCCAAAACGATCAATCGCAATATTTCTCAATTCCAGGCTATGGAGGCTATGGCGCGGACAAGACGCGCAACAATGCTGCCGCCAAATGGTTTGAAGAAAACATATCTCGCTTCGGGTTTTATGAAACATGGGACGCGCAGGGTGGATCGAGGAAGATAACGGGAACGATTGAGGAAATTATCGATTCCTATAGAGAAATGTACGATGCCCTGGAGCGTTATGGCGAAGAGCAGGTTGGGCGTCAAGCCGAGCAGGTTGACGATGCTCTGACTTATATTTCGAATCAGATCGCGGCGCTTAAGGGAAGTACATACGACGAGACCAGAAGCATTTATGAAGGTTGGCTCCAGAATGAGGCAATTGTCAGTCAGGCCGACGTTCTAAAGAACGGCTTTGCCGATCAGGCGGCATTTGACGAATACATCTCCGGTCTCCGCAATGCAACGGACGGCAATAAAGAGCTGCGCGACGCGATGATCGAGGTCGTCAAGAACGCATTCCCGGAATTCGTTCAGGCGACTTCCAGCGCGGCAGACGGCGCCGAAAAGCAGGCGTCCGGCATCGACTATCTGATTGAGAGGTATAAGACATACGGCTCCGTCACGATCTTTAGGAAGCTGATCGACGCAAGCGAAACACTCCAAAGTGTACTGGATGGGATGAAGCCTCCGGAGGCTCTGGAATTCCTTTCAGATTTTCTGTCGGACGGCAACATGGGTTCGGCGAAGGACTTTACGTCGTATTTCGACGCCGTGGACGAGATTACCAAGCTCCAGAAGCAGCTGACCGACGCGCAGAAGGAAATGCTCGACAGCGGCACGATCAGCGCCGGCACGGCGACAGACGTCTATACCGCGCTGACAGTTGCCGGGGAGAACTATCTCGACTATCTGACCATCGAAGGCGACCAGATCAAGCTGAACACCGAGGCATATAAGGAATTCATCCGGCAGCAGGTCTACGAGAAGAACGGCGTCGCCGATCTGAGCCGCGCACTTGCGGAAGAGCTTGCACTGCGCGAACAATACACAGTCGCTATGCGGGAAGCTTCCGCATCTGGCGGACTTGATAAGGCGCGGAGCATTCAAAAGCAACTACAGGCGCTTGAAGCAGAGTATGGCACTGTAGAGGAATTGCAGAACGCAATCAAGCAGCTGGAAGCGATCTTCAACATCGCGTGGGACGAGAACGGCCTCAAGAACGGCGCGGAAGGTCTCGGCGCAGCATTGGAAGCGACCGAAACCAAGGCAACGGAGCTTGAGAATGCGATCCGGTCGCTGAATCAGTCTGGTAATCTGGACGAGCTGACGCAGACGGATTTCTCGAATCTGCTGACGCAGTTCCCGAAGCTCAAGCGCTGGCTCGATGCGTACAGCAAGGGACAGATCACCGCGACAAGGCTTCTGGGCATTTTCCAGAATGCGCTTGACCAGTTCAACGCGGGCGGCGTCTTTGACGATCTTGCAACCGCTAAGGATAGTATATCTGCTCTGGGGAAAGTTGTCAATGACCTGAGTGAGGGCGAAGGCGTTTCGTTCAGCACACTGTCCTCGATTCAGGAGGCATTCAGCAGCGTGGACGGCATTGAGGATTACATCCAGTACCTCAAGGAAGCCAAAACCAACACCGAAGAGGTCTCCAACATTATCGGCACGCTGCTGTATCAGTCGCTCATCGAAGCGGCTGGTTCCACGCAGGACCTCGCCAATGCAGACGAGGCGCTGCTCGCGTCGCTGCTTAAGGAGGCCGGCGTGGCAGATGCGACGGCGGCTGCGCACCAGGCGGTAGAGCGTGCAAAGCAGGACAGCGCAATTGCATCCAAGGTCGCGGCTGCAGCCACTACGGATGACATCACAGCGATTTATAACGAGTGTATCGCGCTCGGCATGACCAAGGACGCAATCTATCAGGTCGTTGCGACGCAGATCATTTTCAGCAACACGAAGATGGACGTCTCGCAGAAAATCGCGGCGCTCAACCTGCTGTCACAGACGTGCGGCGTTGCGATTGGCGCTGTGAGCGGCGTATCGGATGCGGTCGCAGGGCTTGGCGGCGTATCCGCAGAGGGCGTCAGTGGGCTTGCGGCGCATTACCTCAAGACAAACCGCGCCGCTACCAAGCAGCAGGCGGAGCAGATGGCGCTGAACGCGATCTATACAAACAAGATGAAGGCGTCCAACCCGTTCAAGGGCGTGGACTTCTCGTCGCTCGGAAGCTCTTCCTCCGGCGGCGGAGGCGGAACAGCCAAAACAAAGGCCGAAGAGATCAAGAGTGCGTTCGACGATCTGAACACGACGATGGAGCACTCGATCTATCTGGAGCAGCAGTATTATAACGTCGCGGACAGCGAGTATGACTACGACGGGATGAAGCAGGCGCTCCAGAATCAGGTCGGCTACTATAAGCAGATTCAGGCGGCGGCAGAAAGCGCCATGGAGCAGGTTCGGGCTTATTACCGCTCCAAGGGCATGTCTGATGCGGTCATTGAACAGCAGTCCGAAATTCAGGCTTTGCAGAAGGCTTGGTGGGAGGCGGCGAATTCCATCGACGAATCTCTCGACAAGATCGCAACAGCCATCCGCGACAAGCTGAGCAAGGAAGTTGACGACATCCAAAACGCATGGAGCAGCCTGCAGAAGGCTGCGGAGGAATACTCCTCCACGGGTGTCATTTCCATTGATTCGCTGCAGGCGATCATCAGCGCGGGCGTGGAATACGTCTCGCTGCTGAAAGACGAGAACGGGCAGCTGGTGCTCAACGAGGACGCCGTGTCTGCCGTTCTGGAAGCCAAGACGCAGCAACTCGCGGTGGAATCCGCGCTGAGCTATGTGGAGCAGGTGCGCAATGCGCTAATGCAGAACAACGTCACGGAGCTGAACCGGCTTCTGGATGTCACATCGGTCACGGCCAGCAGCACATGGGATCTTGTGTACGCGCAGGCGGCGCTTCTGAATCTAAACGGCAATCAGTACAATCAGCTGATCAACAACATCAACAAGTTCCGGTCGATCGCAACGACGACAGTCAAGACCATCCGCAAGCAGGTCCGGAACTCGGTGCAGAACGAGACGAAGGATTATAAGTCTGCGCTGGACGACGTGCTCAAGCTTGTCGAGGATCTGATCAAGTATGAGCATGAGCAGATGGTTGACAGCTTGGAACAGCAGAGAGATTTGTATACAGAGCTGATTCAGAAGAAGAAAGATCTACTGCAGCAGACGAAGGACGAAGAGGACTACGAAAGCAACGTCTCGAAGAAGCTGAAGGAGATCTCCCGTATTCAGGATCAGATCAACCGGCTCTCGCTGGACGACAGCCGGGAGGCGGCGGCAAAGCGCGCGTCGCTGGAAGAAGAGTTGGCGGACCTGCAAGAATCCCTTGCTGATTACATTGGGGATTACACTTCTGGTAAGAACGAAGAGACGCTGGATAAGGCTGCGGAGGATTATTCGCAGTATATCGACGAGCGGATCAAGAAGGTCGAAGATGAGATCAGCAGCGAGGAGAAATTGTATCGCGCGGCCATTGAGAGGATCAACTCGGACTGGGGAGGACTTTACCAGGATATTCTGGATTGGAACTACAAGGCCGGCTCATCCATAGAATCGGAAATTATTGAGAAGTGGGCTCTGGCTTCCGAGGCGGTTCAGCGCTATGGCAGCTTTGTAGCGGCAGCGCAGGCGACGGCGGCGGGCAATAGTCTTGGCGACAGCTTCAGCTATGACTATGACCAGTCCGCCGGGGACCCTGCGGCGACGGCAGCGGCGAACACCATTGTAGAGCGGATGAAAGCTAACGCGGCGGCATGGCACGGCGCAAGCAAGTCCGAGCAGGCGCGGCTTTCCGCAGAGAACGAGCAGCTGGCACAGCAGCTGGCGCAGTATGTCGGAGCGATGCCCACGAAGGATCATAGCGGCGTGTGGTGGCTGAACGGGCAGAAGCTGTTTGATATCTACCCGAAGTACCACCAGGGCGGCGTTGTCGGCGGACTCCAGAACGAAAAGCAGAAGGAGCTGCTGACCGTTCTGAAAGACGGCGAGCTGGTTTCGACTGCGCAGATGCAGGAGCGGACAATTGAGCTGATCGACTTCGCGGACAACATTGCGAAGCGGCTGAAGGCGCTGCCGTACATGAACGGCTTCGGGTCTCTGCTCAAGAACGACGTTCTGACAGCACTTCCGAAGCTGACGCCGGCACAGGGCGGCTCACAGTCGATGGTGTTCTCGCCGTCGATCCAGGTCACGATCCAGCATAATGGCAGCGTGTCGGACAGCGACGCGGAGGTATACGGCAACAAGATCGCCGACATCACACTCGGCAAGCTGTCGGAAGCCTTCGGGAAGAAAGGCATTCGTAACTTCTCCGGCACATTGCTGAAGGCATAATCATGATTGAGTCCTCCCCGCAATGGGGAGGACTTTACATATGACAAGAAAAGGAGGGATGTTAGTTGATCGTCGATTTTTCAAAGATCGATCTGCGGGAGCCGCCGGTGCTTATTCTGAAAAACATTGACGGGACAGAGATTCAGACGCTCGGCTATGCGCTGAACGTGGCGCCGGAGCTGCATTTCAACGAAATCTCCCAAATCACTTTTGACCTTCCGGCGACGGTGGACGGTGTAAAAACGCCGCACTATGACGATGTGGTCGGGATGCGGCTGATCGATCTGGTCGGCGTCGGACAGTTCAAGCTGGTCGATCCGACCGAAAGCAAGGATGGCGTCAAGACCATTAAGAGCTGCAAGGCATATTCGCTGGAATACGAATTCGTGGAAAAGAAGATCGCGCTGGAGGAGGATACCTACGAGCTGACCGACGGGTTGGACGAGAAGGATACGATTCTCGGAATCATTCTCGAAAAGCTTCCGTCCTGGCGGAAGGGCATGATCTCCCCTGCTCTGGTTGGCAAATACCGCACGTTTGACACAAGCTCTCAGAGTGTTTATGATTTCATGAAATCCACGCTGCAGGAGAAATTCCGGTGTGTATTTGATTTCGACACCTACACAAGAACGGTCAATGTCATCGACGTGGACGATTTCGTTCCGACGCGCTCGGTCTTTTTATCCATGGAGAATCTGCTCAAGAAGGTCGAGGTGCAGGAAAACTCTGACAACATTGTGACGTGCCTCGGCGTATATGGCGCGGACGGCGTGGATATCTACAGCGTCAATCCAACCGGCACGGACAAGATCTATAATCTGGACTATCTGTTCCAGTCCGGGCAGATACAGGAGCCTGCGCAATCGCTGGGCGATACGGACGATTCCTTCGGCGCAAAATGGCGGCGATGGGAAAAGGCTGTACAGTCCTCGCAGGACAAGTTCTACTCGCTCTCTGTGGAGCAGGCGATCAACACGGCAAATTCTCTGGCGCAGAAGGCCGTTCTGCTCCGGCTTGACGGAGAGCTGACCGGCCTGGAGGCGCTGAAGGCGACGTATGTTTCGGCAATTGCGCAGGGGCTTGAGAAGGATTCCGCATCCGGCCAATACTTTACAAGCCTGCTGGCGGATGTCAACGCGCAGATCGCCGCGAAGGAGGCGGAGATTGCCAAGGCGAAGCAGAAGCAGTCGGTCTCCGATCAATACGCAGACGCTGCGCTGGCGGCCATGAAGGAGCTGCAGAAGGAATGCAGTTTTGCTTCGTATTTCACGGATTATGTATGTCCGGGCTGCGGCGGTGTGGCGAAGAAGAATGCAGACGGCAAATTCGTCTGCCAGAAATGCGGCGCGATTTCCGACAAGGCGGAATCGGAGCTTCTTGTGCTCAATCGATATTTCCGCGAGGATACCATGGAGGATGAATCCTTTGTGGCGCGCACCGTAAAATCCTACAGTGAGAACGACCGGAGCGGTTCGGTCGGGAATGTCTCCGTACAGATCGTCTCGTCTACGATCACCAAGGTACACGCAGAGGATGTCCATAAGGACACCTACACCGTTTCCGGCGGCAGTATGATCCTGAGCAGTACGGTAGAAGCGCAGAGCACGATCATTTCCGCAGCGAAGATCCGCAGTGCGGCGTTGGTACACAACACGCAGGACGACACCTTTGTGATGTCTCTCTACCTCGGAGCAGGCACAGTCGGGACCGACACGTTTTCCGGCGGCAATATCACGCTCAGCGGCACATGGAGCGCACTCACCGGCGATCTGCACACAGACAGCGAGGTCGGCGACGAGAACTATCAGGTCGGGACGCAGATGACGCTGACGGCTTCGGACGGCGTGTGGTACTTTACGACAGACACCTCCAAGTACGAGGAGCTTTCCATCTCGCACGATCTGTATGAATATGGTGTAGAATGCCTGCGGAAGATGGCATTCCCGACGTACACCTTCTCCATTTCGTCCGGAAACTTTCTTTCTTTGGACGACTGCATTCTCTTCCACCGACAGCTCGCCATGGGCAAACGGATCTATCTGGATCTGGACGACGGCGAGGTGCTGGAGCCGATCTGTACGGGCGTCTCATTCTCCTATGAAAATCCGGACAGCCTGACGCTGGAATTCAGCGACACATATTCCGGCAGTGACCGCGCAATGAATCTTGCGGGGCTGCTGGAAGAGAGTGTCAGCATGGGTAAGTCAGTCGCCAGCAGTAAGAACGGATGGAGCTCGTTTATTGACAGCGGCGCTTCCACGACCGTCAAGGATTTTATGGACAATGCGCTGGACGTGGCGAAGAACAAGCTGCTCTCTTCCACCATGCAGGCGATCACGTGGGATGAATCCGGTATTCGGCTGCGCAAGTGGAAGGATGCATCCAAGACGGATTACGAGGACACCCAAATCTGGATGACAGATCAGAACATTATGCTCACAGACGATGGCTGGCAGACCGCGAAGATGGCGATCGGCAAGCTGGTCACGGAAAAGTACGGTGAAACCTTTGGCATTTGCGCACCGCTGCTGGTCGGCGCGATCATGGCAGGTGAGCGATTGTATATCACAAACCGGAACGGAAACTTTGTCATTGACGAGGAAGGCATCAAGATCAACGGCCTGAACTTCTTCGTCTCGGCGAGCAACATCCGGGAGGCTTCTCAGTCGGCGCCAGACGTTTCTTCTCTTCCGGTAGACGCAGCGGAGGGCGACCTGTGCGCCGTGGGCGACAATGTATATCAGTTCACGAGTGGCGCGTGGGCGCTCTATATGAAAACTGTCGGCACTAAGGAGGACCTGCCGTCCGGCGGTCCCGGAACCGGGAATGAAAATGTGCTTTACAAGATCGCGGCGGACAAGAGCGTGTGGCAGTGGGCAGACGGCGCATGGCAGGAATACACCGTGCCGATCAGCGACTACATCAAAAACTCCGCAGCGGACATCACAGGCAAGGACGACGACGGAAATATCTTCGTAAAGGCAGATAAGGTCGCGGGTATTCTGAACGCGGCCAAGGCGCGTATGATCGCCTGCGACAGTAAAATGCTGATGGACGGCAACGGTATGTGGCTGATCGACACGTCCAGCCCGACGACCGCGACGAAGGCCGTCTGGATGAATCAGAGCGGAATCATGCTCTCCAAGGCGCGCACCAGCTATGACAGCGCAGACCCGTCTTACAATGGCTCACGCTCCTTCACATGGAAAACCGCGATCACAGCGGACGGCATTGTTGCGGATTATCTGGTCGGCAGTCACCTGCACGGTGAATTTGACATTTCCGCCGGCACGCCGACAAGCACAGGAAATTATGCGACCTGCCCGTTCTATGTGGACAGCGACGGAAATCTCCGCGCGACGAAGGCCGCGATCAAGGGCGACATTGACGCGGACGATATCAAGATCGGCGGGACCAGCATCAAGTCCAAGCTGCAATATCTGACGGATGCATTGACCACAAGCGCCTCCGGACCCTATTCCGGTGACTACGGGCTTGACCTTCAATTGGATGGCGGCGGACTTGTGATCGACACGGCAAGCACGGCGAGCTACGCGACGTGGCTCTACTCTGACGGGGCGCTGCGTATGACTGCGAACTCCGGCTCTGTCTGGATCGCAAACAAGCATTCCTCGCCGACCGGCTCTATGCAGATGATGGCAGACGGAACGATCAAGCTTGACGGTACGTCTTTGTTGTGGAACGGAAAAGCATTGTCGGGCGGCAGCTCGACGGCGGTATTCGGGTGAGGTGAAGTAAATGGCAACTCTGACTTTCTCACGGTCGAGCGCGACAAGAGTAGTCTTTTATGCTTCCGGGCTGACAACTACGCACACTTATTCCTTGCAGGTATACGGCGGATCGAAATGGTACGATAAGGTCACTGGACTTGTTGGCAGCACATCCTATCAGAAGTTCTTCGACGTGGATGCAGCATCAAGCTATCAGGCGCGGCTCTGGGATGCGACGATCAGTGGTGTTGCAGCGGTGGGAACGATCCCGGCGTGGTCGGCAGTTCATGTGTATGCGCAATGCACGGATGGTGTCAGTCAGTTCACGCTGTATTACGGCGGCGCAACAACGATCGTCTCTGCGACGTCCGGTATTGCCAGCGTGGAAATCGATTCCGGTACAACAGTCAGCGTGCAGGCTGTTTTACCCCGTAGCGGCTATGGAACGCCATATTTACTCTACTACAACACTGCCTCTGATCCGTATGGCAAGAATGGTCCAAGAGAGTTTTCGTCATCGACGTCTATTTCGGATACGTCCTTTGACCGGAGGCTTTGGGTCGGCGCAACGTCGCAGTCGCAGGAAACACCTGTGAAACCGGCGATCTCCAATGTTACGACGACGGCGACCGGCGCGACGGTCTCCTGGCACAAGAATGGCGGAACGGACGGTGAATGGCGGCTTTATTACGGAACCTCCACGTCGAGTCTGCAGCTTTATGGCACGATCAGCTCCTCGCCGGTCACACTCTCCGGGCTGCGTACTGGAACGACTTATTACTTTGTGGTGCGAAACTGGGTGACAGCCGGAAATTTCGCAGACAGTGATCCGTATCAGGCATCAACAAAATCCAATGTCGGCGCATTCGCCTGGACCTCCAGCGACGGCACGCTGATCGCATCGGGGCAGCCGGTGTCGAATATCACCGCATACGCCTGGAATAATCTCGCCGCGCTTGTGAATCAGATCCGCAAGACGAATGGATATGGGACGGTCACGATCCCGCCGGTCTCTTCCGGAAGTCAGATCACCGCCTCCTTGTTCAACACCATGCGCGGGTATATCGCTGGGCTGACCGGCGCGGGTTCTGTTACGGGAAATGTTGCGTCCGGCAGTATTATCTATGCGGCCTACTTTGCGAACAGCACTTCGGCGCTGAAGGAGGCCGTCAATCGTGCGGCGGCAGCTGCCAATCAATAGGAGGATTTATGAAACTGATTTTTAACAGCGGTCTGGAAACGGAACGCAGTTTTGACATCAATGATTTTTACGAGGATCTGAATTCCAGTAACACCTCACTGAACGCGGTGTATCACTGCGCCGTCGATGCGGAGACGGTGTTCCCGAACTACGCGGAGCTGGCCTCGATGGAGTTTGAGACGGTCAAAATCATCAATTCGGACAATGTGGTGATCCCGCAGAACCATGTGTATACGAGCATTCGTAACGTCAGCATCACATACAACGAAACTTCAAAAATCTATAACGTCAACATTATCTTGGAGTGACGGAAAGGAATCAAAGGGTTTATGACGGTTCAGGAAGCAAAGAATTATATTCAGGCGGCACTCAACGCGCTGGAAAAGCTGGACATCCGCACGAGCAAATCGAATGTGGCGTATCTGGCCGGCGCGTTTCAGGTTCTTGATGAGGTACAGGAGCAGATCGGCTCCCTGACGCCTGAAGCTGTAAAATAGAATGGGGGCACGGTATGTCATTTTATGGCGACCGGTTTATTTTTGATGGAATCCCCTGTGAGGAATTTGGTCTGATGCTTTATAACATCGGATCGACTGGGCAGCAGCCGACAAGCTTTGCGTCAAACAGTGATTTTATAGAGGATCGTATCGGGACAAGATACGACCCTCTTTTCTACGGAATTCGGCGGAATAGTCAGCTGAATTTTCAGATGACGTTCGGCTTGGACCCGGAGAAGGTAAACGCCGGCGTATACTTCGACCGATGGGACATGGAAAAGATCGCATCATGGCTGACTGGCAGAGACGGCTACAAATGGCTGGTCATTGGGAATGAGGATGAAGGGCATTTTCGGTATCGATGCAGGATCTCCGATCTGAAGATCGTAGAGGCCGGCATCTATCCGCAGTGCATGTCGTGCAGCGTGACCTGCGATTCGCCGTATGCGTATCTGCCGGAGGAAACCTTCACCTGTGAGGTCTCTGGCAGCTTAGAGCTGGTGTTCCATAATCGGAGTACGCACAACGGCTGGTACTGCCCCAAGGTCGAACTGACGCTGAGCGGTGCGTCCAGCTTCTCAATCCAGAACGATTCGGACGGCGGGCGTATCAGCGCGTTTACAGATATCCCGGCTGGCTTTGCAAACGCTGTGATCTCGATCGACAATCAGAATCAGATCATTACTTCCTCGACAGGCGACAATCTCTATCCGTATTTCAACAAAAAATTCTTCCGGCTGGCACGCGGTGACAACCGGCTGAAAATTACCGGCACCGGGAAGCTGAAAATTCTCTGTTCGTTCCCGGTCAACGTAGGAGGATAAGATGTTCTTCGATATTTACAAACTCCCCTACCTGGTTATCAACGCCGGTCAGGAGAGTTCTTTTCAATTCGGCATTTTTAACGACGACGGCGACGCCGTACAGAACGCGACCTATCAGTGCGATGTGAGCGAGTTCTGTAACGAGGGCGAGCCGCTCGCAACATGGAGCGGGCAGGTCGATTACGATTCTGCAAGTGCGCTGTCCACGATCGGACTGACGTTTTCTGCGCAGAATTCCATGAACTGGTCTGGCAAGTATATCTATCAGCTGACGGTAAAGCTGAAAAACGGTGTGGTTGCGGAAGTCCGTAAAGGCATTTTGTTCGTGCGCCGCAACATCAGCGCGGAAACGTGAGGTGGGAGTAGATGGAAAACTCAAAATATCACATTCTGCTGTACGGCAGTGAAGAACACAGCTGTGACGACAGATTTGAAGTGCATGAGCCGCCCGCCTACCGAAGCGTATATGTTTCGGATGTACAGATCGACGAACACACCGGACATCTGATCGTGACGCTCTCTGACGGAACGACCATTGACTCTGGCTACGCGCGTGGCGGCCAGGGCGTGCCAGGTACTCCCGGCTCCAACGGTCAGGACGGGCATTCTCCGGTCGTGACCGCCGAAAAGAGCGGCAAAACCACGACGATCAAGGTTGATGGTGCGGCGATCGCAACGATCGTAGACGGCACAGACGGCTCACGCGGCCCGAAAGGCGATAGCTTCCAGACGCGCGTGGAGGACGACGGCAGTGGCAACATCGTGATCAAATCGCTCACCGGCGAGGAAGGCGGCACAGGAACGCCTGGTGCGACCTTTACCCCAAGCGTCAGCGAGGAAGGAATCATCAGCTGGACGAATGACGGCGGGCTGCAAAATCCGCCGCCGGTCAACATCAAGGGCGGCCCCGGTGCAAAGGGCGCGGATGGCAAAACGCCTAAGAAGGGCGTGGATTATTTCACAGAAGCGGACAAGACGGAAATTGTAAATGCCGTTCTGGCAGCGCTTCCGAATGGAGATGAGGCGACATATGGCAGCGAATGATAAGGTGGCTGTTACCCGAAGCAAACTGGATGCTCTGGCCAACGCGCTCAAAACCATCTTCGGCTTTACGGGCAAGAAAACGCTCGACGAGCTGGTCGAGGAGGCCGGGCATTATGATCCGCGGCCGGATATTTCCGATGCGACGGCGACCGCCGCGCAGATCCTCAGCCCGTACACCGCCTACATCAACGGCGGCAAAACGACCGGCACGATGCAGAGCCTTGATGCACAGACCTATGCGCCCAGCACAAAGCAGCAGGTCATTGCAGCCGGCAAATACCTTGCCGGAGCGCAGACGATCCGTGCGATGAACCTACAGAATAAGACGGTCGCGGCCAGCTCACAGGACACAACGGTCTATGCGGATTCGACATATGACGCGCTGAACTCTGTAACGGTCAGCGGAATTTCCTATCCGGTGATTGCGTTCCGGACGTTTACAACCTCGGATATGACCAGCGACCGGAAGGGACTGGTGTTGACGGAGGACGAATCCGCGCAATATCTGAAAAGCGCCCCAACATGCATTCTGGTCTACACCACAAGCACGCTGTCTTCGAACGGCGTTGTGTTTGCGCTCAGCACGGCGGATTTCAGTGCTTATAAAACCGTGGCGGATGCAGGCGCGCAGAATGAGACCGGCGCGTATATCACACCCGTGTTCAACGATGCCGGCAGAGGGCTTCTACAGCTTACGGATGCGGTCGGCGCGACCTTCGCGGAGACCTCTTACACGGCACTGGTTGTGGGCGGAGGTGTTTGGACGTGAGAACAGTTCAGGCAACGAAGGTCGGCAGAGCGCTGATCGGGCATTCCGGCGAAAACGAGGTCGTGCGGGTACAGTTCCCGCTTGACGAATTTGAGGCGGAATTTCCAAATGGAAGAGCTTCTTTATATGTTCAGCGTTTTGGCGACAAGGACGCCTATCCGGCAGTTCTGGATATCGAGGGTACAAGCGCCTATTGGACGATCACAAGCGCAGACAGCGCAAAACCGGGGCATGTGCGGTGCGAGCTGCAATGGATCGTGGATGACATCATCGTCAAGTCGGACATATACGGCTTTTACTTTTTGAAGGCGATAGATGTGGGACAGGAACCTCCGGACGAGCCGACAAAGCGCTGGACGGATCGGATCGAAGAGAAGATCGGTGATCTGAACAAGCTGGAGACCGACGCAAAAAACAACCTTGTGTCGGCCATCAACGAGGCGGCGTCCAAGGGCGGCGGAAGAAAGGACTGGACGCAGAACGACGCGCAAGCGGCGGACTATGTGGAAAACCGTCCGGGCGCGTACATGTCCGAGCCGGTAGAGACAGAGGTCTACAACAGCGTATTGAAGGTTATGGCGTTCCCGCCGATCAACTTTATCCCGGAGGCTGGCGAGGTCATCACGATGGAGATCGATGGAATCGCCGGTTTATACACCGTGGAGGCGGTCACGCTTGAGGAAGACGATACGGTGATCGCTTTTGGCTCTGCACCCTATGAGGAAGTCACCGGCGAAAACCCTCCAGAGGATTACGTTCTGTTCGCGCATCGGGACACGCTCTGGTATCAGCTTGCGGCGGGAAGCTACCTTGAGAAAACCGTCATTGTAAAAGCGACGATGCCGCAGCCGGTTCAGATCGATAAAAAATATATTCCAAAGGAAGGCTTCAAGATCTCGGTGTCCGCGAACACATGGGGCGACGATCTTACAATTCTCTCGGTTTCTGCGACCTATGCGGAGATCAAGAAGGCAATTGCCGAGGGGCGGACGCCGTATGCAGTCCTGAATGACAGCGTATTTCTGCATCTGACCCCGCCCGCACAGGATATGCACGGGTACGGGTTCCTTGGATACTACACGGAAAACCGGGCGTATTTTTTCAACATTTATGAGGTCGGCAAAAGGACGCTGGAGCGCAGGAGCGTGCTCGGCGCATCAAGCCTCAGCTCGAATACGCCGGTCAAGGCTGGCGGCAATGGCAGCTGCGGCAAGAGCGACCGGGTTGCAAGAGCGGACCATCAGCATCCGTCGGAGCTGCCAGCCGTGCAGGAGGAGGACAATGGGAAGGTCCTGAAGGTCGTAGGCGGCAAGTGGGTTCCTGGCGACGGCACGAGCCGTCTGTCAGCAGAGGATGTTTTCTTCACAAAAGACCTTGTGCTGACGGAAACCTTCGGACGCTATAAGCCGGTCGGCGGCAAGGTAACGGTCCCGGCGAGCGATAAGAGCGTGCAGGAAGTGCTGCTGGACGCCTACTCGCAGGACAAAAACCCGACTGTCGTACCGCCGTCGGTCGGCGTAAAGAGCACAACGGCGAAGGCATACGAGGTCGGAACAAGTGTCTCACCCATCTATGTTGGCAGCCTGAACACAGGGTCCTACGAGTACGGCCCGATTCCGACGGGCGTTGCGGCAACAAGCTGGCTGGCCGTCAATACAGCGACGGAAGAGCGGCTCACAACGGCAACCGGGACATTCGCGGCTTATAGTGTGCCGGACGGCGCGAATTACAAGATCACCGTTAGCTGCACCTATGGAGATGGCGAGGTTCCTCTGACGGCGCTTGGCCAGGCATACAAAGCAGGACAGATCAGCGGCGCGACTAAATCTGCGACGACCGCCGCGATCACCGGATACCGCAATTCCTTCTATGGCACGACGACCGATAAGGCTGCGGAAACTACAAGTACAGTCGTTCGCAAATTGGCGCAGAAGTCCGGACGGGCGTATTCAAACGGCACAAGCTTCCACGTGACCGTTCCGGTCGGCGCACTTCGCGTGCTGATCGCGTATCCCGCGACGCTGCGGGAGCTGACCAGTATCAAGGACGTGAACGGCCTGAACGCCGATATCACGGGCGCTTTCGCAAAATCTGTGGTTGCAGTCGAAGGTGCGGGAGGATACCGGGCGATCGACTACCGTGTGTATACACTGGATTTTGCGAACCCGAACGACACGAAAAACACATTTGCTGTGACGATCTGAGAAAGGAGGGATGGGTATGGCACTTTCGGGTGTACCGAAACTGAATATGAGCGTCTCTCTGGCGATGACATCCGCGATTCCGACGGACTACAACTCCTATTTCAGCTCTCTGGAAGATGCACAGGCCGCAGCAGCGGCCGCCGGCCCGCCGGGCTCCAGCAGCACGATCTACTACTATTCGCAGGTTCTGCATGTGCTGACGGAAACCTCGGCGGATCTTTATATTATTCAGCCGGATAAGTCACTGAAATATCTTGGAGCGGATACGTCCGCAGATAGGAACTTTGTGTTTACGCAGAACGTTGCGTCGGCAAAGTGGGAGGTCCAGCATGATCTGGACTGTTGGCCGGCTGTAACTGTTGTGGATAGTGCAGGAACGGAGGTCGTTGGGGATGTCCAATACATCGACAAGAACAAGGTCGTTATTTCTTTCACAGCCCCATTCTCCGGAAAGGCATTTTTTAACTGAGCAATGAAAGGTAGGCTTCTTTATGAGCAGAAACGTACTTACAAATCTGAATCTTAACAAAAATGAGCTTCAGAATGCGGTCATTCAGCCGCTGGCTGCTGCGCCGCAAAACCCGAAGTTCGGACAGATCTACACAAACTCGCAGGATAAGGTGATCTATCAGTTTGACGGCGATAAGTGGAAGCCCGTCGGCGTCGTGTATAACCAGGCTGGCAGTACGGGCGCTGTAATCGTCGGACTGGACGACGCGGGCAACGTTACCACGAAAAAGGTCACTGAGCTGACGCTGACCGACTATACACCGGTGGATGATGGATATGTTGCTGCGGGCGCTACGATTCAGCAGGCGATCTCCGCGCTGGATACCGCCGTGAAGAACGCAGTTGCGGGCGGCGGCGAGGTGAACCAAAATGCGTTCTCAAATATCTCCGTTCCGAAGCAGAGCACGAATAATGCGGCGGAAGTCGCAGGGCAGGCTACGGCAGCGACGCTTTCGGCAGGAAGCAAGACGGACACCTTCTCGATTGCATCCGGTGATAAGTGGGTGCATGTGAATGCGGACGGTACAACCAAGATTATTACGCTCGGTCATGCGTTCAGCGGCATTACGGCGGGAGATTATGGCGACGCCACCCACACGGTCTCCATCACGGTCGATAAAGCCGGACACATTGTTGCAGCGGAGGTCGTGGAGATCGTCGGCGCACAGTATATCACCGGCCTTACATCGGACGCGCAGGCGCAGCTTGATGCCAAGATCCCGCTGAGCCAGAAAGGCAAAGCCAACGGCGTCGCGGAGCTCGGTCCGGACGGACTCGTCCCAGCTGCGCAGCTTCCGAGCTATGTAGACGATGTGGTTGAGGCATATGTGGTCGGCAGCACCTCGCTTGGTGCGGGATGGCTTTCCCAGACCGAGGGCGGCGCAGCGCTGACGCCTGAGAAGGACAAAATCTATGTCGTAATTGGGCCGGAGAAGAGCGCTTATCTGAACAAGCAGTATCGCTGGGGTGGTACGACCTACGTGCTTTGTAACCCGTCGGACGTCAACTCCGTGAATGGCAAGACCGGCGTTGTAACGCTGACGCAGGATGATGTGGGTGATGGCGAAACCTACACGCGGTTCAGCAAGACCGACAAGGCAAAACTCAACGATGTTGCAGAGGGTGCGACAAAAAACACCATCACCATGAACGGCACGGCAACGAAAGATCCGTCGTTCTTTGCTCCGACCGACGCAGGCACGGCTGGGCAGGTTCTGACCTCCAATGGCGCGGGGAAGGCTCCGACGTGGCAGGCGGCTCCGGAAAATCTGCACAAGTACACGATCACTAACCCCGTGATCTCTGCAAGCGGCGGCGCATTTACGTGGACGATCGCTGCACAGGCAAACGGCCCGCAGTCGCCGATGCTGGTGCAGGTCTATGAGGCCGCGACGAATGCCATGGTGCTGACCGATGTACAGATCAACACCGATAACAGCATCACCATTACGATCAACCAGACGGACGCGGCTGTGACCTCTCTGGCTGCCGGGTCTTATCGCGCGGTTGCGATCGGCTGATTGGGATAAAAAGCCCGCCGAGGTTTCGGCGGGCTTACAGGAGGCTGAAATATGAAAAATCTTAGCCGATACAACGACGAGCTGTCTATCCCGCGCAAACGGGATCTGGATACGAAACAGGACCGGATTGATGTCACGACTGCGGACAATGGTAAGATCATGAAGGTCGTGAACGGGAAATGGGTAGCCAGCTCCAATAGGGCGCTCATTGCTACAGACGATGGCACCGGCAACATCATTCTTTCAACAAACGGCGATCTGGTCGCTGCGGATGATGGCTTCGGGAACATCGTCATATCGTAAAGGAGGCCAAGAATGGCACAAAAAGCATTAAAATCAATTACATTTCCGGGGCTTCCGGATGTGTACGTTGTGCCGGAAGGCGGCTCGGGCGGAGATATTTCCTCTGTCAACGGCCAGACCGGCACGGTTAAAACGAGCTGGTATTTCGATGTTACCGGCAGCGTGGCATCCCCGACGACAACACAGACGGTTGCACAGATCGTGGCTGCGCAGAAAGCCGGTTTTGCACCAATTTGTTCAGCTACGTTCTCTGATTTTCAGGGGCTGCCTGCGACACTTCCGGCGCTGCTGATCTCCGACATGGCCTGTGTTTTTGGCGGCATTGGTTCGACTGGTGGCGATACTTTTTATTTGACCGTGATGATTGATGGCGCTGGAACCCTGACAGCGAAAACAGGCAGCGTGGTGGTACAGGCTGCTGACATTCAAAAAGCACTTGGGTATCAGCCTATCGGAGCAGATGATGTGCCGGTCAAAAAGGTAAACGGCGCGACTGGTGATGTCAAAAGTACATTTTATGTAACAATAACGAGCGCTGAAGATGAAAGCATTTCTGCCGACAAGACGCTCAAGGAAATCTACACAGCGTATGAAAAGGGATACGCTGTGTATGCCAAAACAGCAACTTCCCCACAAATCATAGTTCCGCTAACCATTGCAGTACATTCAGGTAATGATTATGCGGTGGTTTTCAACGGAGCTGTAACTTTTGGAGATACAACAGAATATGCCATATCAAACGACGGCAGCGGATGGACAATTTATGCCAAGGATATTGCCTTTAAGGATAACATCCCAGATATTCCAGCTGTTACAACTGCTGATAACGGAAAAATCCTTCGCGTCGTAAATGGGGCATGGGCGGCTGTTGAGATCGCAAACGCGAATGGAGGGAGCTTCTG